CTGAAAATGCAACAATTACTACAGAATCTGGTTTTAATTTCACTGGCCTCAACTTTACTCATGAAGTTGGTAACCGTTTTTAATATATATAAATATATTTTTTAATACTCTTTTTGCACTATTTAAAAACATATAACTGTTTTAATTAAAAAATTATAGCAGTTATATGTTTTTCTTATATTTAAATAAAAATATGAAATTAATTTGTCCAAAAAACAAAAAATATGTGTTATACCCTCATATTTTTGTAAATAATGAATCTTGGGGATATTGTTTAACATCTAGCCCCCCTATCAAAAATCCTTTACTATTTGACTGGCAAGTTCTTATCTTGATTAATTCTTTGCAAAATGATGCGCTTAGAAAAAATCTTTTGTTGCGCCATTGAACTGACTATGTTTAAAGTTGACTTGTATGTTGGCCTTCAATCTGAAAATTATTTCACTTATTCTGAGCACGAAGTACTTAATTATATATTGGATTTTGCTGAAAAAAGTGAAATTAACGTTACTATTGTTAATGCTAAAGGGGTTTATACCTCTCTAAATAAAACAACTTTTTTGGAAAATAGTTTAATTATTTCTTCTATTTCTTCTAATGAAGCTGATTATTTTACTTTGTTACAATTAGGTTCTCTTTTTAAACAACATTTTAATCAAGAATCTGTATTAATTTCTAAAACAAATTTAAAACATTTTCATTACATTTAAAAATATGAATAAAGAAAAATACGAACAGTTGAAAAAAGATATTAATTATCTCACTGCAGAAGGCTTTGTACCCCCAAATAAAAAATTAACACTATTTGAAAATGGGGAAGAAGCTATGCTCGCAATTAGAAATAATCAAGTGCCTGGCATTGTGTGGACTACTCAAGACGAACTTCAGTATCAAAAATATTTAAAACTACAATCCTTAATAGAAAATTAATATGGAAGATTTTGTGTATACTAGCCTTATCTTAAACTTACTTGTTTTACTTGCAACTATTTTTTATCAATTTTTAAAAGTCAATTAATATGGAAATTCATAAACCAATTTTATCTAAAAAAGAATTAAAAGAATTGTGTGACTTTGTTAGTCACACTGTTAAATCTCCTTTGTTGCAAAGTCTTACCGTTCTTGCCGAAATTAAACGATTACAAGCTTTAACCCCTGATACTGAAATTTCTTTATTAGAATGGCAGAATTTACCAGAAAATCAAGTTTATCTTAAAATTGCTAAAGAATTTAGTACCCGTAAGCTTAAATTAAGAGCGGCTCGACACGAAGAAAAACAAGCTCAGCTTTTCTTTAATTTAACAAATAATGTACACTGAATTACTTGGTAATATACGAGAATTACAATTACGATATTATGGCGGGCGCAGTCCTGAAATTTTATCCTTATTAAGCCGGGCTCCTCTATTTCTCAATAAAAACTCTCATAATAATGATAATGTTTTAAATTCCTATAAAGAATTAGTTTCTAAAACTAATTTATTGCAGATTTTTTTCTTGGATTATTTGGAACTACTTGTTTTGGGTAATCAAATTAATTGTTCTTTTTTTGATCACTATTTTTCTTTCTTTGAACAATTAATTCTATATCTACTCAATGAAGATAAGAAATTTTGTAATGATAGGGGTCTTCAAGACCCTTTAATAAAATCTTATGTTATACATCTCTTAAATGATATTTATTATGCAACGAGTTAATTGTTTTTTGACTACAATATATGTAAAAGATGGTTTAGTCTATAATTCTAGACCTTTTTCTCAAAATAAATATTGTTTACCTAATAATCCTCATAGTCCTTGGCTTTATAAATTTTCCACAGACGTCATGATTCCTCATGAATATTTTAGCCTTGTTGCTGCTAGTAAAGTTAAATTGTTATCTTTAACAAAAGATGACGATGATAATTATTTTGATTTAGGTCACTCTATTATTACTGATAAGCTTATTAATATTCGAATACGCCAATTTTTAACAGCTCCTATTTGTAATTTAAATAAATACTTTACTTATAAAGGCTTTGTTGCTGCTGATCTAGAATTTTAACCATTAATTTAAAAATATGACTATTCCTGTTCCACCTTCTACTCCCCCTGTTGTTATTACTACTCCAGTACAACAACAAAATCAAAATCAAAATCAAAATCAAGATAATACTACTAATATTGGTAAATTAAACCAAAATCAATCTACTAAATCTGATGCAGATTCTAGCGCAGATTCTAGTAGTAGCCAAAGTAGCAGTCTTCAAAATATTCAAGTTAATAATAATAGTAATAGACTTGAATATAATTCTTTTAAAATTCCTGAAACAACTCTAAATTTGAATTTTGTTGGCTCTAAATATGGTGATTCTAATAGCGAATATCAAGTAGTTTTAGGTCTAAATGTTCCCTTAGGTGGTGCTTCTAGAAAATTAGTTAAAAGTGCTTTGGATACACAAGTTAAAAGTGATTTATTGGCTTTTGAACAAACTTATGCTTCTGTATGTGCAAATGTCGATAAAGAAAACTACAATATAATTAATCATAGTGGTTCTCTTCTTTTACTTAAAAATTGTAAATCCGATATTGTTCCCCGTATTTCTCCTCCTATTTCTCCTCCTCTTGTTGTTCCTCCTACTAATTTAGAACTTGATCAATTACGTAAAGATAATGCTGAATTACGTTTAATGCTTTCACAATTAGCTGCAAAATTAGATGTACCTTCTGTAGTTCCTGCTGGTTTTTAACTCCTCTTGTCACATACTCCACACCTCAAGTTTAAATCTTAAACTTAACCTTAAATGAAAAAATTATTTATTTTACTTCTTCTTCTTTTACCCCTTTATGTTTCTCCTGCCTCTGCTCAAAATCAAAACATTAACTCTATCTATTTACATTTAACTTCAAAAGTAGTCTGTAGTACTAAAGCTGATAAATGTTGGCCTGTAGCTACAGGAAATAAAACTCATCCTACTCCTCTTGGTGGTCCTTTTTTTGTTTTAACTAAGTATACTCACGGCTTTACATGGCAAAATCCTTTTACTAAACAAATATTTGAAAAAAATTCTCATCCTCTAGGTCCTATTTGGATCGGTATTCTTACTACTACACAAGGTATTCATATTGGCTTTCATCAAACTCCTACTCCTTCTATTTCCCTTTCTCAACAAGAAAGTTTGGGCGGTTGTGTTCGTATGTCTCCATCCGATATTTTAGAGTTTTCTTCTTTTGTTACTTATTTTGATCCCATCTATATTCTTCCTTAAACATAAATTATTCTTCTTTGCTTTTTTAATTTCTTTGTGTTATTATATATTTATGTCGGTTGACGAATCTTAACTTGATTATTAGTTAAGTGGTGGCCCTACTCTAAATCTAGATTCGTTCTAAGATTTTTAACACGAGGGGGATACAAATCCGGCCTAACCCGTTGGTCTTTCATTTTGTTTTTGTTCCCTTGGCTCAATTACTTAAAAGTATAAAATAAAGATAAGTACTCTTACTTACACCAGACGTTAATCTTTTCCCGGTTAGTAAAAAAATATTGAGGCTTTGCTCACACTTGTGTCAAAAATAAGTATGGGTAAATTAAATTAAAACATCTGTTAAATGGTAGCATTTTGTGTCAAAGGCAACAGGTGTTTTCTTTTGTCTAATCCTCTCCCTAAATTAAATCATCTGTTAAATGGTAGCATTTTGTGTCAAAGGCAATAGATGCTTTTTTTTCCTCCTCTTTTTCCTATCTCCTAATTGTATAATAATGCAAGAATTACACTCTTTTCACTCTTCTTTAATTGGTAAATGGCCCCAACGCTATAAGGCCTTTAACCTTAATTTAAAACAAAATTTACCTCTTAAATCTTGGTTGCTTTCTTCTGGCTTTTTTTCTTTTAATATTAAAAATAATGGCTACTTGGTCTATTACCACCAAATTGTTGCCTTCTTTCATTGTGGCGGTGTTCATGCCCTTAAACGTGGCTTTGTTTGTGATAGCTCTGAAGTCGAAATTCATCACTTGAATGGCAATACTTTGGATAATTCTTCCTCTAACTTGGTCTATATTCCTCGCCTTCTTCATACCGAAATCTCTACATTACAACGTAGATTGTGTAAGTATATTAAAACTTTTCGTTCCTCTTTTAAAGGCATGGGCGTTCTTCGTAAATTGCACTCTATTCCTTTTTGGAACAAACAAGGTCGTTCTGTACAAAATATTAAACATTTTGTAATGTATGTCTTGATTCGTACTCTTAAAGCAAGTTCTTCTACTTTTAAAAAAATAATAAATATTTCTAAATTTAAACAATGGCTAAAGAAAACATCAAACAGTTTAGACACATTCTTTCCTCTTTACCACCATCCTATAACATGGCTCATATAGTCGGCGATCTTCAACGTCTCATTGACTCTCAACAAATTGTTATCTCTAATTTGATTTCTCAACGTCAATCTTTGATCTCTTATCGTAATGAGCTCAATAGGTTTAATCAGCATGGCCCTAATGAACTATTTTAATCTCTTGGCCCTTCTTTCTCTCTTACTCCTTCTTTAAATCAAAAATTAATGCAAAATATAAAAGAATTTCAACAAGTACAGACAATGTTTCTTTTGCAAGAAAATTTGAATTCTATTGTTGATCCTAATTGGAAAGATAACAGTCATGATTGGCTTAGAGCAGCTTGGGTTGAATGTGCAGAATTGGTCGATCATGTTGGCTATAAATGGTGGAAACAACACTCTTTTAACTTACCTCAAGCTCAAATTGAATGTCTTGATATTATTCATTTTATTTTGTCTAAATATATTGAAGATCAATATTTGGGCCTTAGACTTAATGCTGCTCAGGATTTTTATCAACATTTCTATCTTCATCCTTCTCCTCTCTCTCCTTCTCCTCTCTCTACACATTCTATTCTTCTTTCTACAGAATCTTTCGTTCTTTCTCTTTTACAACGTGATCCTTCCTATTTGTCTCTCTTGGCCTCCCTTTGTACTCATTTGAATCTTTCTCATGATTCTATTTTTAAAATGTATGTTAGTAAAAATGTTTTGAATCTTTTTAGACAACATCATGGCTATAAATCTGGTTCCTATATTAAACTTTGGCCTTCTCCCCTTCTTCCTCATTCTTTTTTAGAAGATAATGTCTTTCTCGAAATGTATTTGGCAGACCCTTCTACTCAACAACTTTTTGTGGATTCTCCTCATTTGATTTTTCAATATCTCTACGATAAATTACAACACGATTATCCTTCTTAATTTCTTTAATTCCTTTAATTCCTTTAATTGATTTAATTCCTTTAATTGATTTAATACATATACTTATACTTATTATTATTATGCGTAATCAAATTTTTGCCTCTTTATCTACTGTTGCTTTAATTCTTAGTTTTGCTGCTCCTTCTGGCGCTACTCCTTATACTGATGACTCTCACATTGCTCCTTGGTCCAAAGAAAGCGTTCAAACTCTTCTTGATCTCGGTATTATGTCCGGTTATCCCGACGGCTCTTTTCGCCCTTCTTCTACCCTTACTCGTCAAGAATATGCTCACTCTTTACTTCAAGGTTTAGATCTCTTAGAAGCTAAAGTATTAGAATCTATTACATTAGAAAATAATTTGTTGTATGAAGAACTAGTAAATCAGCAAATTGTTCTTATGCAAGCTTTAACTGAAATTGATCAAATTAAAGCAAAATCTCTTGTTCAAAATAATAACTATCTTGCTTTAGGTCTAGGCTACGGCGTCTCTAATGAAAATTCTGACGACGTCTCTAATGTACACCTTTTAGGTAAATTTCAAGTAGTTTCCTTGTCAGATACTTTTAGTATTTCAGTTCGTCCTTTTGTTATGTCTGATTCTACTGCAGGTGTTTCTGCTACTATTGATGCCTCTCTATCTGATACTTTTAGTGTCTATGCTGGTGCTGGCTCTGCTGCTAATTGGAATAATGGCGGTCAATTAACTGGCTCTAGTGATGTTGTTCCTATTCTTAATGCTGGCTTAGATCTTAATCTCTCTAAAAATACTGTTACTGGTCTTGATCTTAAACTTCCTCTCTCGGGTTCTAATTCCTCTAACCCTGTTATTACTGGTTTTGTAGGTCTTCGTTTCTAATTCAACTCACACATTACTACTTAATAAAAGATATTATTTCGAAATAATATCTTTTCTTTTTTTAAGTCGAAACATAATTAACTTAATTTATATAGGAAAAATAATTATGAAGTTTATTGCTCAAGGAATAGTTTTATCCAAAGTTGCATGTCATATTGAAAGACAAAAACAAGCAGAACGCACTGGTGTTTTAATTAATGACGTTCCCTTAAAATATGGCTCTGTTAGGTTGGCTGTTAATTTAATTAATTTAAACAACACTACTTCTACTGTTACTAAACTTAGCTTATATCCTGATGTTAAAGAAGAACGTTTGATTCTTGAAATTAGCTATAAATTTAACCCTGATGGCTCTATTGTTTCTCAACATGACATTATTGATCAAATTACTGTAGGTCATTCTTTGGAATTATCTATGGATTGTGCCTATATCTCTAAAACTCATTATTTGAAATTAATTAATGTCGGTATTAATACTACTATTAAAAGTTATTTTATTAAAAGTTGGGCCGATAGAATTCATTTTTTGAATTCTCCTGAATTGAAACCCAACCCACATAACTCTATTACTCCTAAATTGATTGTTCAAAAACTTTGTCAGGATTCTTCTTTGATTATTGTTTAATCCTTTTTTTTGTTATCTTGATATAATATATATCCACTACTTATGTCAAGGTAATTGAAAAAAATGAAAGATTTGAATATTTATAGAACACTAGCTATTTCTTATTTGAAAAAAAATGCCTCTAATTTAACACAACCTTTAGATATTACATTAGACGCCGCTCTTCGTACAGTATCTGCACTTCCCCCTAAACCTCCCTTAGATGCTACTTATAATAATGTAGTGGGCATTAAACCTGTTCTAGAACAAAGACTTCTTTGTCTCTCTTTATTACTAGCAAGATTAACTAAACATTTTGAGGAACTTCATTCCATTGATTATTCTCTAGACTCCATTAGTAGAGTAATTGGAAATTTACCTCCTCTTCCTTTACATAATTCTCCTTACCTCTCTCTTTTTACTTTGCCCCCTTTACTTCCAGTTAGTATTTATAACCCTGTTTCTACTTATTCTATCCAACTTCCAGGCCTCAAATTAATGCACTTTTTTGAAGGCTTAAGTTTAAAAGCTTATAAGGATCCCGGCTCTTTTGATGGACTTCCTATTACTATTGGTTATGGTACTACTCGTATTAATGGTGCCCCTGTTAAGTTAGGCTCCATTATTACTACACAACAAGCTGATCTCTATTTTAAAGCTGATTTAGCTCAGTTTGAATCCGCACTTAAGCTCTATGTTTCCGTTCCTATTACACAAGGAATGTTTGATGCTTTAACTTCTTTAATTTACAATATTGGTGTCGCAAATTTTGTAAGATCTACTTTATTAAAAGAATTAAATAATAAAAATTATTCTGTCGCTGCTGATTGTTTTTTAATGTGGACTAAAGGTGGCAATAATAAAATTCTACAAGGTTTAGTTAATAGACGCAAAGCAGAAATTAAATTATTTCTTATTTAAACTCACTCACTCTCTATGTTACAACCCCCAAATTTAAATTCACCTTCTAATGATGAAAGTCGTAATCAAATAATTGCAAAATTATCTCTACATAAATCTTTTATGATTAGACAACAAATTGAATCCGCAAATTTACTCTCTCGAGAACAAGCAATAGATCTCTGTAAAGATCTTTTTGTACACCTCGCTTACAAAGATCACACCTTTGCTTCTATTCTAAAATCAACTTTATTTTAATTTAATTTCTCCTCTTTTAATATCTGTATATTACTTTTACATACACAGATATTTTTTATATTTATATAAATTAATAAAATGACTAAAATATTTAAATTAGTTAATGCACTAGCTTTAACTATTTCACAAGAAACAGGTAAAGAAGTAATTGCAATTAGAGTTTTTTCTAATTGTTTGTGTATTTATTTTCTTAAAGGAAGTTGCAGGTTTTGTAGTAAACATTCTATCTATTGGGGTGAACCTGGAAATTGTTACTTTACTACTTCTAATTTTAATGCTTTAAACGCTTCCCCTAAATTAAAACAACAATTTGGTAATTTGTTGACTTGGACTGAAGAATATATTAATGCAAATTATATCCAAAAAATGTGGCTCATCCTTGAATATAATATTAAATATTTGATGTGATATTTTTAATACATTAACCCTTAATTAAAATCCATGATTAAAAACAAAGTTCAATGGAAACGATCTGAAGAAGGAACTATTGAGTTATTTGTCTTTGAACCTACCTTAGAAAACTTGGGTTCTTGGAAATTGTATACTACTTCTAAGTGTTTTGTTCCTGATTTGAATATTACAGGAGCTTCAAGAGGATTGGAAACTTTTCGCCTTTGTTTAAAACAAAAATATACTGTAGTAAATATTAACGGAGATCCACTTAATGATACCTGAACTAGAAGAACAATGTTGGGCTTTAGATATTCATTTTGCTAGGTATATTTTACCCCGTTTATTATATTTAAAAAATTGGGTGGATAATTATAGTTATCCTTCTGAGTTAGAAGATAGTTATGCTTGGAATGAACTTTTAGAAGAATTAGTCTGGACTTTTAGTTATATAGAACGCGGATATCCCTCTGTCTCTTCTCACTATATTGCAGATGTACAATTTAATTCTCTCCCTTCTTCTCTCCCTTCTTCTTTTGTCTTTAAAACTATTGACCTTATTTATACTGATGAAGAATTATATAAAAAAGCTTTTCTACAAGATAAACTAAATTTGTCTCGATGTAAACGTGGTCTCTCTCTCTTTTCTAAATTCTATCTCAATCTTTGGAATTGATTTTTAATTAACACACAAAACTATGTACAAAATATTAGCATTAAGTGGGGGAGGTTCTAGAGGATATTTAACTTTAGAAGTATTAGCCTATATTGAGAAAACATCAGGTAAAAAGATATCTGACATGTTTGATTTAATAGTGGGAACAAGTAGTGGTGCTTTGATTGGATTATTATTAGACAATTTACCCGCATGGTATATTGGTGACATATTTAGACATACACTAAAACATTCTTTGTTTTATCCTAATAAATTTAATTTAGGCGGCTTTGCAACTTCTTTGTATAATACTTCTAAAAAAATAGAAGCTTTAAATTTATTGCTCCAAAATAAAACTTCTGTAATTAATTTTGATTTTGCAGCTACTTCTTATGATATTAAAAATAGTAAGGCAGTTATTTTTAATACATTAGAATATGAAAATAATGAGAAATATTTCTTGGTGAACGATTTTAATCTAGTTGATAGTGTTATTGCTTCTAGTGCCGCTCCTATATATTGGGATCCTTACGTCTATCACAATATGATCTTAATTGATGGTGCTTTTTGTGCTAATAATCCTACCTCTATAGGTATTAAATTGGCTCTCAATAAAAATATTAAATTGCAAGACTTGGCTATTGTGGATATTGGCACAGGAATAACTACTCGAAATTATGATTTTATAAAAGGATCTAATCCTTATAAATGGATTGGACCTTGTTTTAATATTTTTACTAGTGGCCAAACTAATATTACTACTATGTTGTACTCTAATGAAAGCTTAACTTACTATAATTTGGATACTCAGTTACTACATGCAAATGATGATATTGATGATGTATCTTATCGGAATTTTGAACATTTAACTCTAGATGCTAAATGTTTAATTCAGTCTCATGAAAAAACTATAGATAAAATAATATCTACTTTTTAACCCCTATTTTACACCCACACTTACAAATGAACATAAACATTAAATTATTAGATCGAAGATTTAAAAAAACTATTATCTATCTTACTACTGGTAAAGGAGCCCCTATATATAAAAAAAGTTCTTTTAAGAATATTAGTAAAATTTTAGGCCCCCAATCAGAATGGATTAACATATTACCAGAAGAATATTTTGGGGATGATCCTGTAGTAGCTGCTACTAAAGCAATAAAAATTTTAAACTTTTCTAGTAACGATTCTTTATTTACTATAAAACAAAAGTATAAAACTTTATCTAAAACATTTCATCCTGATAGGGATGGGCACCCTAATGCTTTTGCAATTTTAAATCAAGCTTATTCTATTTTTAAAAACGCTTTTTATGACGCAGAAGTTTAAATTAAACAAAATAACCTCCCTTACTCCTAGTATTCTACTTGAACAAAAACTATATAGAATTTTTAAAAAACAATATTGTCAGTTTTTTTCAGGTAGTTCCACTACAAAAAATTCAGCAGAACCTTCTTCTTATCTTTATTATTTTGGCCAATTTAACGGTAGTGTTAAAAACTACTTAATTGGTGAACTTATGTTTGGAGAAAATCTTGTTACTTTTTTTAAACGTAAACATATATTCATTGTAGAAAATATACAAGGCTATACTTTTGTTCAACAAGACTTAATTTTGGCTTCCTACACTAAAGATTGGATTGAAACCCAACCCACATATTAAAAATTTAAATGAAAAATATACTTAAATATTTGCTAGCCTCCGGATTTTTGTTATTCACTTTGGATCATCCTTACCTAGTTCTATTTACTACTCTTGTATTTATTTTTAATACTTATGTTTCTGATGAAGAAAAACAAACTTTAATGACCTTATTAAAAAAAACAAAAAATCTAAGGGTAAATTTAAATAAATTTAAAAATACAAAAGATTTAATTGTTGATACAATTGTCGGGGATTTTTTGGATGACTACGAAATTGCCGATATTGTTACACCTCAAAAAGTACCCCCTGTAGTAAGTGTTAATCAAAATTTTGATACTATTTTTGATTCTTAAGTGAAATACTTACACCAAACAAATACGTTATGTGTTTTTTTTTTAAACATAATAACTACGCTTAAATAATTAAAAATATTAAATTAAAAACATAATGAGTTGTATAATTAATCCTGATATGGATATACCGCCTAATATAGATTATGGGTTAAGTAATAATTTCAATGAATTGTATGAAAATACATTAGAACAAATTACTACTCAACAAGTAAATGTAGTGAATAGTATTAATAATCTTATTAATTCTAATTTACAAAATATTAATAATAATGTACTAGAAAATAGTGAAGGCACTTCTTTTGAAGAAGCTTTTTTAAACGCAGTAAACAATATGGAAGGAGTATCTAATGATAGTTATACTACTGTTACAGAAAGTTCTAATTCTTTCATAGATGTACAAAATGCTTCAGTAATATCTTTAGGATTAAATTCGTTAGAGTTAGAAGTTGTTGCAGAAGCAAGTAATGCCTCCCTAGAGTATATGCTAGATAATTCGCTTGAAATGTTCTAGATTAAAAAAATATACATAGACTTCAAAAATCTTTATAACAATTTTGCTATAAAGATTTTTAATTTTAAACTAATTAAATACTTAGAATTACAGATGAAAAAAAACAAAAAAGTTAAAAAAATAACTATGCGTCAAGCAAAGTTAGAAGCCGCTCGTTTAGGGTTAGAAGTTAATGTTAAATATGATAAAAGATGTTTAAATACTTGGTTATATACTATAGGAATGACAGACGTTATTCCTGTAGAGCGTAAAGAAGTAACGCATGTACCCAAAAAACCCAGACAAGAATTATCTAGGGCTGAGTTAAAAGATTTGGCTAAACAGATAGAACAATTATTACAAAATTTTAATTAATGTTTACCTATTTTCTTTTTTTAATAATTGTATTAATTCATTTTTGTGAACACTTAGCGCAAGTATACCAATTATACTTTTTAAACTGGCCTAGACTTGATTGTTTAGGTTTAATTGGTTTAAAGTATCCGTTATTAATACAAAATGAATTACTACATTATTTTTTTGCAATATATATGTTGGTAGGGATGAATTATTTCTACTACAAAGTTACCAACAAATTTTGGTGGAATGTAGGGATAGGGATACAAACGTATCATTATTTGGAGCATGTAATTTTGTTAAATCAATGGTTAAACAAAATTCCTTTAAAGGACCGAATAAGTATAGGATCATTTTTGCTACCCCGATTGGAATTACATTTTGTATACAATTTAATAGTTTCACTTTGTATGCTATTATCGATATTCGCATTTAAGAAAAAAACAAATGTATTTAGAAAAAACTTATAAAATTTATATAAATAAAAAACCTATAGAAGTTTCTTATTTTGTTTTACTATGCCATTGCACAGGAGAATTTAAATATTTAGCTTCTAAAGAAGAATATATAATATTTTTTCATAATTATACTTTTTCTAGTAGAGAAGCAATCTCAGAATATATTACCAATTTAAATAGTTATATAGATGTGTTAGGACAAGGAAAAGGGCTGAGCAGGAAGTATGTAAAGAGAGGATTTCTGCTAAAAGCAGCGTATAGAACATTAAATAATACGTTAATAAATCGTATTTTTTGTAAAATGAGTTTATTTTCGGTGTCGCAGCTATTATATGAATATACGTTATACAAATATCATATGGAGCAAAAAGACACATTATATCCTTACTTAGATAGCATCAATAAATATATAAATTATCCGCCTAATATTTTTTCAGAGAAATATGCTAGTTTAACGCCTCATTTATGTTTTTATAAAAGACTTGCTTTATCAAGTAAACCTAATCTTATAAAAGCGGTAACTGTACGACAAATATTAAAAGAAATAAATACAACAGTTAAATTAAAAGATATAAAAGAAGATTTAGAAAAACACATGTTAATAATGCCATATAAAACGCAATATATATGGCTAGCAAAAGATGTGTATGATTGGCTAGTAAATTTAGATTATTTTATATTTAAAATATACAATTTAGATAAAGCATTTAGCCAAATTAAATTAATTAAAAATTAAAAAAAAGTAGTTTCAGAATTTGTATTATCAGAAATATTGGAAGAATAATCTTCTTTATTTAAACCAAGCATATAATTAGGGGTATATATTCCTGTATTTCCTTCAGAACCTCTAGCAGCTACTGTAGATATGGCCCCAATTAGAGCAATAGCTACTTGAATACCTTCTTTAAAGGAAAAAACATCATCAGCTAAAGCGTTATCTAACTGAACAAGAATACTAGTTAATAAAAAAGCAAATACTATTAAAACAGATTTAGCAGTAAATAAACTTTGGGTAGGTTGAGTTTTTATACTTGATTGAGAAGTTAATTTAATTAATTCTATTAACGTTAGATAGTTATCAGTTTGAAGAGCACCTTCTGTTTTTATTTCTGTCGATGCTTCTTCTGATGTTTCTGTAATCTCAATAGGGGCTTCCACTACTTTAGTTATTAAATTAGTAGCTTTTCTATTTAATAATTTTTCAACAGTATCTTTAAAATTAAAATTCATAAAAAGGTTTTGTATTAATATATTGACAACGCTTTTTTAATTTAATACATTAATCTAGGAAAAAAATAAGCAGGTTATTTAAAATGAAATTTACGACAATTGGGGTGATTGATTCTGGGGCGGGCGGCAAATATCTAGAACAACAATTAAATATTTTGTTTCCTTCGATTACAACTATCAGGTATGCCCCTTTGATATTTGAAACTTATTCCAATATTTCTACGGAAAGATTATGTGTTTTATGCAAATTACATATGGATTACATCTATAGCAAAGGTAAGCCAGATATAATCATTGTGGCTTGTATGACTTTGTCTAGTAACTGCTTAGAGTTTTTAAAATCTTTAAGTAAGCCTAATACTCTTGTTCTAGATTTAATTACATGTTTACCTTTTTTAACAAATAACACAACAATTTTTGCAACACCCAAAACAATAAATAGTGGCCGATTTAATTATTGCATAGAAGTTCCTTGTAGCATATTGTCTAGTGATATTGAAAAAGGAGGGTTAATTACCCACAATTTAATGCAATATACTGAGCGTTTAAATATTGCGTGTACTTCTACTATTTTGTTGGGGTGTTCGCATTACTCAATCATTAAAAAAGAGTTTCAAGAAACATTTAAACCCAGACGTATTATTGATCCGGTAGATCTAATAATATCAAAATTAAAAGGACTTTGTGAGGAATTTTAATATTAACAAAAAGGTTTTAGTTAAAAATGTATCGAATAGAATTAGAAAAATTTTATGAAAAAAGAATCAAATTAAGAATTGTCGGTAAAATTAGTTTAATTAAAAATAATAAAGCATGTTTAAAAGAAGTTCAAATTACTAGGTGTAGGGGTAAACAAAAATGTGTAGCAGAATATGACCACATATGGATTGCTTTAGGAGAAGCTCTAGATAATTATAATATGGAAACAGGTTTAGTTAGTTTTAATTGTTTCATTGTGAAGTATTCTAGATTAGACGGCACTGATGATTTTAGTGTAGTAGAAGCCTGTAAATTTAAAACTTGTAAAGACAAGACTTTGTACTTGAAAGATTAAGGGAACTTAGGTATTCATATGTCTAGAACTAGAAGAAATATAGAACACGCACATTATTTTGCAAGACCTAAGACCAAAAATTATAAAAAAGGGTTAGAAAAATCTGCAGAAGAATTAAGAGAAGAAGGATATTATACTGATAAAAAAATAAAACAGATAGCAAGCGCATGGGATGATAAACTAATTAGTGCCAGAAAAGAAGTTTTTTCTAAAAATGAATTTTTTGAAAATTTATATTTAAAAAAAATGGAACAAGAATATTATTTAGAAAGACTTACATTTAATACTTTTAAAAATAGATTTGAAATCGGAACTTTTTATTGGAAAAGAGAACTGGCAGTTTATATACCGTTTTTTATAGATTATAAAAATATTTCGTACCCTATATACCCTTACCCTCATCTTTGGGATTAACTATGATTGACTTACAATTTAAACTATCAAGTTCAACTTCATTAAATGAATTAAGTGAAAATAGATTGTTATATAAAAATATTAAATGGTTATCTTTACATAAAGTAGAAATTCCTATTTGGGAATTAGAAGATAATCATATATTATTATGTTTAAGAGATATAAGTATTGCGATTCAAACAAGCAAAATATTTCCATTAATACAAGATTTTAAATCTTATAATGGGGTTTCTTATAATAATTATGCACAATTTTTATATAATGAATTTCTATTTAGAGAAGCTGTTCTACAACATCAATATGAAGATTATTTGGATGAACAGATTGTGCGAATGGAATATTATAAGCCGTGACAATTAATATACAGGGATTTAAAAATATGATTAGAAATATTTACTTTTGGGGAGATCTTCATTTGGGACACTCCAATGCATATAAATTTCCTTCTGCAGATGGTGATAGAAATATGCGTTCATTTAGTTCTATGTACGCATGTGAAAAAGTAATGGTAGATAATTACAATTCTATTGTTAAAGATAACGATATTGTATACTTTTTAGGAGATGTTTGGTTAGATAAAAAAAGGGGGCCTCAGATTTTAAAATATATGAAAAAAGGATCAAAACATTTAATTATGGGAAATCATGATAATAAGAGTGATATTAATACATACATAGAGTGTTTTGATAAAATATACGGAGTATTATATTTACCTAAAATTAAATGTATTTTATCACATGTTCCTATCCATCCTAGTTTTTTAGGCCCTCAAATACATTTAGAAGGAAAAGTTAGGTTTGATTATAATATAGCGGGACATACTCATGATTATCATATTAAAAAGGAACATAAAAAAGACATGCGATATTTAAATAGTTGTGTAGAAATTGTAAATTATAGACCTGTTACTTTTGAACAATTAAAAGAAATTAATTTAAAATATGTTTAAATTAACACGTCGATTATATACAAAAAAAAACTTTTCACATGAGTATTAGTTTTCCTATTAATGGAGTAGATGTTACAGTTTATACTGATGGTTTATGTTTTAATACTAGTTCTAATAATCCTGATAGTAATAATTTTTTCTTAAAATCAGGAATTTGGACCTTTCCTTTTGAATATAGAATCTGTGTCTATAGTGCCCAAGAAATCTTCAATAATACTAATTTTTTATATATCCAAAATAAAATAACAGTTAAACCTAATATTTTTATTTATTTAGAAAAAGAACTAGAAATAGAGCCTGTTTTAAAAAATATGGATACAGAAATTTATTATGACATGACGTTTCATAATCAAGATTCTTTATTTAAATTATTAAAAGTAAATTTGAACTTAATTGACTCAGGTAATTTATTATCCTGGAAAAATAAATTACAATTAATAGATGAATTATATTCATAATGAATATTAATGATTACTTGGCCCAAATATTGCTTACTACTAACTCTAATACTAATATTAATAGTTATATAGGACAATATACAGATTTGTTTGCAGGATTAGGTATTTCAGGGGCGCCTAATATTACTACAAAAACTAATTTAAAAAATCAAAATAAAGTAAAAATTAAATGGTTAAATCAACATTTGATTAAACGCCCCCTAGAACCTTTTAAAGAAATCACTTATGCTTATCTTGTTACTATTCTATTTGAAAATCTACCTTTTGCTATAGTACGTATTACTGAAAATACACAAGACTATTACAATAAAGTGTTAATAATAAATAACGAACAACATGCATATTGTTCTAGTTATTTATTTCAATTTGTTGCCTCCGATCCCGGCCCTAATTTAGAAATTTATGATATTTTTGGTTCTTTTAGTGGAGACGTAGTACCTCATATTACAAACCCTTCACTAAAATATTACGATATAGTGGGGGATAATGAGTATTTGAGTGAAATATTAACGTATACAGAAAAGTATAATTAATGATGTCAAAAGTTAAATTGATTAATAAAAAATTAAAATAGAAAGATTAAATGTCACATATAGAAATAAACAATACTTATAATTTAGGAATACAAGACCTTAGGGTTGCGTATAAACCGTTTTCACATCCCAAATATTTTGAGTATTTTAAACAAGCGTTATCTACGGTATGGCGTGTAGAAACAGTAGACATGAATAGTGATATTCTTAATTATCAAACAGGGAGTATAGAAGAACAAGAAATTATTCAAGGTATTTTAAAAGGGTTTACTATTTTAGAAACACGAATAGGGGATTATTGGTCAGACATAGTGCCTAAAATATTTCCTAAACACGAGATTGTAGCGGCGTGTAGAGCTTTTGCTTTTTTTGAAGTTATCCATAGTCAGGCATATTCTCATTTAAGTGATTGTTTAGGATTAAATGATTATAATGCGTTTCTTGATGATCCTACGACTAAAACAAAAATAGAATATTTTGTAGAGCATCCTAATAAATTAGTATCTCTTGCAGTATTTAGTGGTGCGGGAGAAGGCGTCGCTTTATTTTCTAGTTTTGCAGTTCTGTTATCTTTATCTCGTAATGGAAGATATAAAGGATTAGCTCAAATTATTAGTTGGAGTATATCTGATGAAATGACACATAGTGATATGGGTTGTGCATTATTCAAAGATTTAGTATTAGAAAAAGGAATAACAGAAGAAGAAGAAGAATTAATATATGAAGGGTTTAGAACTGTATTAGATAATGAATTTAATTTTATTAATCAAATATTTAACAATAGACTTTTACCTTTTATTAATAGTGAAGATTTAAAACAATACATGTATCTAAGGGCTAATAATAGATTAGAAGCATTAGGATTAACGCCTATTTTTAGTTTTGATAAAAGAGCGTACAATATTTCTAATTGGTTTTTAAATGAAGTAATTGGACAATCTTCACACGACTTTTTTGCGCAAGCAATCAATGGTGATAATTATACTAGTCTTTTAAAACAAGATTTTAATAATTTTAATTATAGTAACGTTGACTTTAATTGGGCTAATCAAAAACATTCTACTTTTGTAAAATAAATGGAAAAATTAAATGTAAGTTCTTATGCTCCTTGTCCTCACTGGTTAAGTGACGAAGGACTTCGTACACTTGAAGCAGGTTATTTATTACCCGGTGAATGTCCTCGCGATCTTTATCTTAGAGTAGCTCATACTGCTGCTAAATATCTTAATAAACCTGAACTTCAGCAAGATTTTTTTGATGTTCTTTATAAAGCTTATATAGGTCTTTCTACTCCTGTTGCTTCTAATTTTGGCACTAATAAAGGCCAAGCTATTTCTTGTTTTAGCGCAGTCATTTCCGATAGTGTTGACGGTATTTATAAATCTTTACGAGAAGCTGCTCTTCTTTCTAAAGCAGGGGGCGGTCATGGTTTATATTATGGTGATCTTAGACCCGCCGGTAGTCCTATAGGTAAAAATAATGGTACTAGTGGTTCTGTTTTAACTTGGGCTAAACAATTTGATCTTTGTTCTAGTTCAGTATCACAAGGAAATACACGTAGAGGATCATTTGCGCATTATATTCCAATAGAACATCCAGATGCTTATGATTTTTTATTAGCAAAAGATCATTTGGAAGGAGATCCTCGTAATATGTTAGATAGCAATATTGCTTTTACTATTACAGATGCTTTTATGCAAAAAGTGTTAGCAGGAGATGAGAAAGCCCATAAGATTTGGGGCAAAACATTAGAAATGAATCTAAAAGTAGGAACTCCCTATTTATTGTTTATTGATAATGTTAATAATCAAAGAAGTGAAGCCTATAAATTACATAATTTATTTATTAAAACTTCTAACTTATGCGTAGTAGGTGATACAAAAATATTAACTAGTGAAGGGCATATTCCTATTAAAGAATTAGAAAATAAGACAATTGAAGTTTGGAATGGAGAAGTATTTTCTCAAACTACTGTGTACAAAACAGGAGTTAATCAATCTTTATTGAAAATTACTACTGATTCTGGACAAGAACTAATTTGTACTCCTTACCATAAATTTCATTTGCACTCAGGCTCTAAAAAAAATATTGTAATTAAAGACGCACAAGATTTATTAGTAAATGATAAATTAATAAAATTTGAGTTGCCTTTATTACAACAAGGTGACAAAATTTTAGAAAATGCGTATGCTAATGGCTTTTATACTGGAGACGGTACTAAAGTAAAAAATAAACAACAAATTTATTTATACGGAAAAAAGAAAAAATTAGCCCACTTATTTACTTGTAAGTTTACTGAGTCAAAATGTTCTGATAGATTAGTAGGAAATTATACTACTTTATTTTCTAAATTTTTTATCCCTAATGTAACGTATAGTTTACAAAGTAGATTAGATTGGTTTGCAGGACTTTTAGACTCAGATGGTTGTTTATTAACTAATAAACAATACAATACTCAGGGTTTACAAATAACTTCTATAAATTTACCTTTTATAAAAGAAGTACAATTGTTTCTTCAAATGTTAGGGGTTTATTCCAAAATAACTAAAAATAAAACAGAAGGAATCTACTTCTTGCCTGCAAATAATGGTACAGGTCTTTTACGTGAATTTAATTGTAAAGAATGTTATAGACTTGTTATAGCTTCTTCTGGAGTAGAGACTTTATTAAAGCTAGGTTTAAATTGCCATAGATTATGCATTAAGAGTAGCAAAGCTAATCGAGAGGCAACTCAATTTATTAAAATAAAAAAAGTTGAACATCTTTCATATACAGAGGATACTTATTGTTTTACAGAACCTTTAAGAAATTTAGGTATGTTTAACGGTATTTTAGTGGGAAATTGTGCCGAGATTTTAGAATACGCAGACCCTCTCCATACTTTTGTATGTTGTTTATGTTCTTTAAATTTATCTTTATGGGAAGATTGGAAAGATTATAAATCTCAAAATACAAATAAAACTGTACCTGAATTAGCAGTATATTTATTAGATGCTGTTATGGATGATTTTATTTTTAGGGGTAGTAAAGAACCAGGCTTAGCTAATGCTGTTCGTAGTGCTCAAAAAGGTCGCGCATTAGGTATTGGTACTATGGGTTTAGCTTATTTATATCAACAGAAAAATCTTCCTTTTCATTCTTTTGATAGTAGAAATCTTAATATAGAAATACATAAATATATTAAACAATTAACTGAAAAAGCTAGTAGGGATATGTACCTAGAGTATGGGGGATGTGAATGGTCTGAAGGCACAAAAATGCGTCATTCCTTATTAAGAGCAACCGCTCCTACTAGAACTAATTGTGTAATTAGTGGCGCTCATAGTCCTGGTATAGAACCTAGTGATAGTAATAGTTATACTGCAAAACAAGCCAAAGGTTCTTTTATTAGAAAAAATCATATGCTTGAAGCTTTATTAGAAACTAAAAATAAAAATACTTATGAAGTTTGGGATAGTATTCTTTATCATAATGGCTCTGTTTTTCATTTAGACTTTTTAGACATTAATGAAAAACTATTATTTGCTACTGCTCGCGAAATAGATCCTGAAGCTCTTCTTATTCAAGCCGCAGATAGAACTCCTTATATTGATCAAGGTCAATCTCTTAATAGATTTGTTCATCCTAATATTCCTATTAAAAAACTAAATGATTTGATTTTTAAAACCTGGAAAAGTGGTGTTAAAAGTACTTACTATACTAAATCTTCTAGTGAAAAAATAATTGATAAAGTAAAAAATAAAGCACATATTATTACTAAACCTGATTGTATTTATTGTACTAAAGCAAAAGAATTATTTACTACTTTAGGTATTTCTTATTCTGAGTATTCTCTTGATACTGTTACACATTTTACTTGGAACACTGTTCCTCAAATTTGGCTAGAAGGTCATTTTATTGGCGGCTATCATGATTTATTAGAATTTACTAATATTAATAATAATAAATCTTATAACACTTCTTCTCTAAACTCTGTTCCTTCTCTTTCTCCTGTTACTTCTTCTTTTCAAGAATGTTCTTCTTGTGAAGCTTAATACACCCCCTGATTTAATTAATTAATTAATGAAAGAAGAATTAAAATATATTATTACTTCTACTATTAAGGCTACTTATAAAATGGGCGGCCTTCACATTTCTCCCCATCTTTTTCAACTTTTGACTCACGAAGATAATTGGTTTTGTCTTTCTACTAAATCACACATAATTAATAATGCTACTATGTGGTGCTATCAATTTAAGTGTTTAAATGAATCTATTGATTATTTTATGCAAATAGAACTACAAACTGAATTTAAAACAGTAGTAGCTATTAATTTAATTACAAACCTTGATTCCAAAATTATTTCTTATAATTAATTAATTAATTAATTATAAATGTAGATATTCCACTTAAAATTAAGTGGAATGTTTTTTTAACTTAACTGAAAAAAACTTAAAATGAATATTGTTAACTTAGTGCATCCTGTTTTATACAAACTGAATCTTTCAGGAAAAATATTAGAATGGTTTGTTGAACAAGAAGGAGAACGTTATAGAACAGTTAGTGGTCTCGAATTAGGACAATACACTATTAGTGCATGGACTACTGCTATTGCTACAAACACAGGTAAAAAAAATGCTCTTAATTCATTTCAACAAGCTTCAAAAGAAATAAAAGCTAAATATAACCATAAAACCTCTAAAGGTTCTTATGTTATCTCTAAAAATGATTTATATAAACCTACATTTATAAAACCTATGTTGGCCGCGACTTATTATTCTGAAACTTTTAATCCAGAGTCTAAAAACTCTAAAATTAAAAATAATATTCCTTCTACTACTGAGTTTAGAGACGGAATAATAATTCAAAGAAAACTTGATGGCATTAGAATGATTCTTTCTAAAGATGGCGCATATAGTAGAAACGGTGCTTTGATTTTAGGGGCACCTCATATTACACAACCTATGCAGCAATTTTTTAATACATATCCTCATGTAATTTTAGATGGAGAATTATATAATCACACTCTGGGTTTTGATGTTATCTCAGGCACAATTAGAAGAGAATTAAAACAAGATAATACTGAACAACAATTAATTAGAAAAAGTATTTCTTTTTTTGTTTATGATCTTATTAATCATTCTATATATAAAGAACGAGCTCTTTTATTAAATAATTTATCTTTAGAATTTCCTTCTTCTGTTGTTTTACTTGAGGGTTCTTATGTTAAAGATTTAACAGAAGTTACTAGAATGCATAATAAATTTGTACAACAAGGCTATGAAGGCGCAATCTTGAGAAAAATAAATGCTAAATATCAACAAAATACAAGAACAAAAGATTTGCTTAAAGTTAAACAATTTCAAGATGCCGAATTTACTATTTTGGATATCATTGAAGGCGACGGCAATAATGCGGGTATGGCTGCGAAAATTATGATTTCTGTTAATGACATACTAGTCTACCCCAATATGGCGGGTTCTTGGGATTTTTGTAGAAAAGTTCTAGAAGAAAAAGAACAATATATTGGGGGAATTGTTACCGTTAAATTTTTTGGGAAAACCCCTGAAGGAAGTTTGAGATTTCCTATTGTGAAAATTTTGTATAAAACTGAAAAAAAATTATGACATTTCAAAATCAAAAAAACATTCAACCTTCTGAATTACTTAAATTAGAATTAACGTTAATTCTTAATGAAAGTTTAATGCAAGCTTTGGTCACTAAGTGGCATGGGAAGCCTGTCGCTATTGGCAAGGATATTTATCTTATTGCTTCTACTATTCTTAACCAAAATTCATCTCATCAGTCAAACTGAAAGTCTTCTTTTGGAAAAATAATTGATTTAATTTTTTATATAGGAAAAAACATGACAATTAATACTATTCCCACTACGCCTGATTTAATTAAAAATTGTATTTTAACAATGGCAAAAGATACAGACTTACGTAAAAATGCTGTATATATACATGGACAACCTGGTTGTGGTAAATCTGATATTGTAAGACAAATAGCTACAGAATTAAATTGGGGGCTAATTGATTTAAGACTTACTAGAATGGATAGTACTGATTTAACAGGACTTCCTTATCTACATCAAGAAAGTAAAAAAACTATTTATTATTTACCTGAATTTTTACCAACAGAAGAAATGATTGCTAGTTGGGGTAAAGAAGGTTGTATTATTTTTCTAGATGAATTAAGTGCGGCTGAACCGCGTTTACAAGCAAGTGCTTAAATATTCGTAGGCACCTTATATAGAAATATATAAGTAAAACTGGGCAAACTATTGCGTACCAAATAAAAATCTCTCTTAAAGCAATAACACAATAAGAGAGATTTAAATAAAAATGAATATGATTACATTATAACGGCTAAATTATTTTCTTGTAATATTTCTACTTTAGATTTTGACAAGGCGATAAAAGGAATATGATTATCTTTTATGTACCATTTACTGTCGGGAATTAAAGTAAATAATTCATTAATGAATTGTTCTAAGGTAAATACTTTTAAATCTACTGCAATTCCTCCTATATTTTTAATAGCTTTGTTATGATATTGTTCATATTGTAATGCTTTGTTAGAAACAAGAGGCGCCACAAAAGTCATATTTAATCTTTTTAGTTTAAATCCTAATTTTTGTGCATGAAGTTTAGTGGCAAGTATATACATTTTAGATGAAGAAGTTTCTATAGGATTTTCTTTTAGAAATTGATCGTGAGTTTTACCGAGAGGAGCAAGAAATACTTCTTCTTCTGTATTAAAAAGGAAGAGTTCCGTCATAAGTGTCTCTAATTTTATTTCCTTCTTTATCTCGACCACGTTGCCAGTTAGACCATTCTTTCCACCTAGATTGGCTCTCAGCTCTTTGTTGAGCGAGCCAGGCTTCATCACATCCTTCTGCCCACTCTGCGGTATCCTCGAGTAGTCCGTCGAAAAGTCGGGCCTCTTTTGCCATACTGAATATTCTAATTGATTTTTCAATAGAGAATATGGATGGGTTGTTGGAATATGTTGCAGCAATGTCAAGATATATGCTTCTATTTTGGACTCTGTAGTCACATCTAGATAATAAATCTTTCCATTGATTAAGACTTTTTGAAATGTGTAAATATTTTGAGCTGGTGTCAGGGTGATATTTTTGCTGTAATTGTTTGTATTCATTTTTAGAAAAAGTATAGATATTTAAATAAACACCTTCTTTTAAATTAGTTATTCTTTTTTTACTACAAAATTTGTTTTTTCCTTTTCGCATTCTTAAATACAATATATTAGCCCATATTTCTATGAGTTCAATATTATTGTCTTTATCAATTAATGCTTGAAGATTTTTACAACTTTGTATGTCCACTTGAATTTCTTATTTGTAAATGTGTGTGTATTTAAATATATTATAATGTATTGGTTTTAATAAGTCAATAGGGTTTAATCAAAAAAGAACAAATAGAGATTAGGCTAACGGGGAAACCTAAGTAGGAAACTATAAGGTAATCCCGTGTTAATTATTAAAGTAATGTTTAATAATAATGTAGAGAGTAGTAAATGATGTCTTAAGTTAAACAGACTATAATTTTACCTAGAGTGTCCAAGTCTTAATACTATATAAATATAGTAAAGATTAAAATGTATTCCGTTCTTTAATGAAAATTAAAGGTATATTAATGTACGAATTAATATTAGATAGAAAAATTGATAAATATAAAGTTCCTGATAATGTAATGATTATTGCAGCAGGAAATAGAGTAGAAGATGGTGCTATAGCCTATGAGTTATCTAGTGCTATCTCAGATCGTTTTATTCATTTTGACGTAATGACTTCTGTAAATGCTTGGTTAAAATGGGAAGCCCATCGCGCAGAAAACGGCCGCCCTATTATTCCTTCTATTAAAGCTTTTTTAAGAGCTCGTCCTGAATTTCTTGACGAAGGTTTTAAATCAGTCGCAGATAATGATGATAAAATTAATCCTTCTAGCCGTTCATGGGAAAAATGTTCCAATATTATGGAGAAAATTACTGATGAACAACAATTAAAAATTATTTTACCAGGTCTTTTAGGCGCCGCTACTGCTCATGAATTCTTTTTTGTTATTGAAGAATTAGCTAGCCTTGCCCCTATGTCTGAATATATTCGTCTAGGTGTCCTCCAAGATGATCGCTTAATTAAAAATATTCTTCCTACTAAAATAACTGGTTTATATGGATTAAGTTATTCATTACCGTCGTATTGTAAAACAGAAGAAGAATTTATAGCGGCATGTTATGTATTTAATGTATTAGGAAGTATTGAAGATAATTTACCTCGTAAAGAAATTTTAGTGACAAGTGTGATTACTCTATTTAGTAAAGCACAAAAAATAGATAATAAAAAACTACCCTACAAAATTGGTAAGTCTGAGGCATATAAAGCAATGCGCAAAGAACATATGCAAGCTTTTAGTGATTTAATATCTGTTTAATTTTTAAAATTATATAAGGAGAAACTCCCCGTGACAAAAAACTTAGAATATAAAAACAAATTAAAAGTAATAGCAGAATTATTGGCTTACTATAGTTTTACTAATCGAGGGTATGAAATTCTATCTTCTCGTAATTTTACACACGAAGATATAGTAAAATTTGCTGTTTTGATATTTTTTCCTACTTATCAAAATAGTCAGGGAGTTGATGTAGTAGATCCTACTATTAGATTTACTGTCTATTTAGGCACCGCAGCTCAATACCAAGAAATTACTTTTTTATTTGATGAAAAACTTATTGTAAATGCTATTGTTGAAAAATATTATGAAAAATCTTTAGGCGTATTTCAACAATATTTATTTGAGTTTAGTAGACCTAACACTATTCAATTATTTGATGCTCAGTTTGCTTTAACAGAATTATTAGGAATTGACTATGATTGAAACTTCTTTATTTTCTATGTCTGATGAAAAATTAGCAGATAGTTTTCCTCCTTCTAATATTTCTTATGATAAAAAAATTAGGATTTTACATAATTTAAGAGCTCGTATTATATGTGAAGATAATTCTCTACAAGGCTTATTGACTTTTGTTCCTAGTTCTGTAGTCCCTGATTCTCACCCTTATTTTGAACAGGTGGCTTATACTAATGGCGATGAAATGTTTTTTGCTGATAGATTTTTTTCATTAGAAATTCCTGTACAATGTGCAGTTATTATTCATGAAATGCTTCATATTGTATTTAGACATTGTATACGTGGTAAAAAAAGAATTAGCAATTTATATAATATTGCTTGTTTTAAACCAGGAGAACCTATTCTTACCTTAGAAGGTTTCAAGAATATAGAAGATTTAATCATAGGCGATACCACTTTAGTTGGCGGCACTATTACAAACACTATGGAAAATATATATCAAGATGATATGTATACTATTAAACCCACTGGTTGTTTGAATATTGAAGCTACCCAAGATCATCCTTTTTACGTTGCTAACTTTAACTCTAATAACCAAATTAATTATAGTTGGAAAACAGCACAAGAGTTAAATATTACTCAAGATTATTTATGTATCCCTAAACTTCATTCTTCTTTAATTCCTCCTATTCTCCCTCCTTTTCCTTCTAACTTTCTCCTTACAAATGATTTATTATATTCCATAGGCTATTTTCTGGCTAAAGGTTCTTTTGATTTAATTCCAAATAATCGAATCTCATCTTATTTTAATTCTTTAGCCTTAATTTCTTCTACTTTTCTTTCCTACTATTATTATATTGTATCTATTTGTAATTCAATTTTAATAAAAGAAAAAACAGAATTGCCGAATTGGCTTTTAGATTTACCTAATAATTTAACTGCTAGTTTTATTAAAGGTTATTTTGATGGGGAAGGGCACCGAAATAAAAATAAATTAACTGCGTGGACATCTTCAAATTTATTAGCTAGACAATTACAATTATTATTTGCAAAACATAATAAATTTTTAACTATTGATTATGTAGAAAGTGGCTATTTACTGTCATATATTAAAACTACTAAATCTTCTAGAAATGTAAATAATAGTCAAATATGGAAAACTACTAAGGATTATATATTAACTCCTATTAAACATATTTCTAAGCAATATTATGAAGGATTAGTGTATAACATTGAAACTGAAACGCACATATATCTTGCAAGTAATGTAGTGACTCATAATTGTGATGCAATTATAAATGAAAGTATTGGATTTAAAGATGAACAAAAAGTAGGATCACCCTCCTATTTATATTTAAATAAAAAAGAAGTAGTTAATTTAGAGAGTATATATTCTGAGTGTAATATTGCGCAAAGTGAAAGAAAACATTTTAGTCACTGGACCTCAGAAAGTTTATATGAATATTTAATTAAAACATTACGAGATAATTTACAAAAACAAGTAGAAAATCAGTCAAAGTCCCAAAATAAAAAAAAAGGGGGCAAGGCTAATAATAGTAAAAAACCTCCTGATTCTTCTAATAATGAAGAAAGTGTATTAGAAAAATTAGAAAAAGAAGTAGAAGAATTATCTAAAAAATTAGCAAGCAAACATACATTATTTGCAGGCGATGATATAAAAGAAGCCAATAAAGAAGATTCTACTTCTTCACAAATAGATGATTTTCAATGGACACAAAGATATAATAGGGCTAAAGCTCAATCACTTAATTCTAACAATTCTATATTAGGTAAAGTTAATCCTGATGTTTATAAACCTCAAATTTCTTGGCATGTAGAATTACGTAAATATTTAATTAAAAGGTGTATGCCTGTTTTAGAACAAACGTGGAGTAAACCTGCAAGAAGAATGGGCTCTTTACCTAACCCTAATGTTTATATGCCTGGTCTTTTAAATAAAAAGGGTCTAGATAAAATGTTAGTAATAATAGATACTAGTGGTTCTTGTTTTAATGAAGAAGAATTAACTATGTTTTGTACAGAAATACAAAATGTTCAAACACAAACTAATGTAGAAATTGCTTTGATTTTTGCAGATACAAAAGTTCGTAGTGAATATATTGTTAAAGCTGATGGCGCTAACTTTTTAGATAAAATTAAAAACGGGTGGATTCGCGCTGAAGGTGGTGGGGGCACTGATATGGTAACTCCTCTACTTTACGGTATTAAAAAATATACCCCTATTTTAAGCATTATTGCTTCAGATGGTTATTGTGTTTTTCCTACTGCTTCCCAAATTAAAAATACTAATTTATTGTGGGTCATTAATACAACAGTGGAAGTTCCTAAAACTGCCGGTAAAGCACTATATATTATTAAAACTTAAATTATTAAGGAAGGTCGTATTGAAACCTTCTTTAATATTTTTAACAAATTTTACAAATGAAATTAAATAATGTTAATACGTCTAGACATTTTGAAGGGAAACTTTCTACACAAATGAGTCTAGATTTAGAAAATACCTCAACTATTATGAATTTATTGAGGAATAATATTTATACAGATCCTATTTCTTCTTTTGTACGAGAACTCTATAGCAATGCAGTAGACGCGCATACAAAAGCTAACATAGATCTTCCCATAGATATTAATATTGAATATCTCTTTGGGTCTAATATCTTTTCTATAAGAGATTATGGCCACTCTATGGATAAAGATATTATTTTTAATGTGTATTCTAAAATGGGAAAATCTGATAAAAGAGAAGATAATAATCTTCAAGGTGGTTGGGGCTTAGGTAGTAAATCTGCTTTAGCTTATTCTGATCATTTTTGGATTGAAACTTATACTGTAGAAAATAATATAAATATTTATAGAAAATGGGTTCAATATATTGATGAGTCTCGGGTAGGCTCTTTAACTTTATTAGAAGAAAATGATAGTAATATTATTGAGTTTTTACCTGGAACAAAAGTTAGTGTTCCTTTTAATACAAAAGATTTAACTCATATTTTCAAAAGCTTATCTTTGTATTTAACATATACTAAAAGTAAGTTTAATTTTTTAAATAAAACTTTAGAAGCTCGTTTAACTTTAAAAACAAATACTTATAACTATTTTGGTAAACTATGGTCGTTATTATTAGTAGATACTAATTATTGGGAAGCTAAACACGGTTGTAAACACGTAGTCGTTATATATGATATTCCTTATAAATTAGATTTAGAATTATTAAAAAGTTCTTTTAGTAATATTACACCCGAAGTTTTATATTATATAACTACTAATTGTCCTTATTACATAGACAATCTAAAAAATACTGAGTTGTTTTTTACATTTATTGACGTTTTATGTTTGTATTCTTTTGAGATTAACGTCCCTATAGGTACTTTAGATATTTCTGCCTCTAGAGAAAATTTACAATATACTAAAAAAACTTGCTTAGAACTTTATCAATATTTATATCTTTTTTTTATAGAATTTTATAAATATTTGCGTATTGATTTAATTCATAACCCTGACTTTATTTCCGCAACTATTTCTTATGTAAATTATCCTAATATATTACGTACAAAATTTTTAAGTTTATTAACTTGGCAACCTGAAAACCTTTCTTTTGATAAGTTTTATGCTATTTTTATCGAAAAAGAACTCCCTGATACTTTTAAAGTCTATAAATTAGATAAATCCTGGTCTAAATTAAAATCTAAAGAAATTGATGTATTAAATAAAATACAAACTAGTACTATTTATACAGGAAAAAATAAGTATATATTATGTGTACAAGATAGTAAATATAATAATTATAAAAAATATTTAAAAGCTTATATCCAAAAAAATAGGGAACAATTAAGTGACACTAATTTTATTTGTGTTTCTTCTGTAGATTTAGATAAAGTACAACCATGGATTCTTAGAACTTTAGATACAGTATATTTATCTAATATTATTAAAGAATTTAATGAAGATAATCCTTTTGTTAAAAAAAAACCTTCTAATACAAATGTATTTACTATATTACAATTACACAAAACTAAACAAAGAGAAAGAGCTCGAGGTTTAGGCGCGTGGTGTAAAGAAATAAAAGTGTTAAAAGCTCCCCTTCGCACTTGTTATTTTTTAAATGAAGAAGAATTATCCCAGAATTTAGTGCCTTTTCTAAATTTAGGTATTACTACTAGATATCCAGAAGTTATCCAAAATTTTATAGAAAGATTAAATAACTATTTAATTTATAAAAAAATTTCTATATCTAATATTTACTATATCCCTACTTTAACTAAGAATTTCACTAGCTCTAATTGGGTTAATTTGTTAGACGTTATTAAACAAGATTATTTAATTCATCAATCTAATTTAAATCTCTTAGGCCTAAATCTTTTTATTTACTATTACTTCCAAAATCATCAAGAAGTTTTTCTTCTTTTTAATTATAAAAACTTGTCTGAAAAAAATAGTTTATTTGGTTACTTAAATAATCAATATCAGGGAGCACTAAAATATTTAAATAACAATAAAGAATTAGAAAGCTATGCTTTATTAATTAATAATGATTTACAATTAATGAAGAAAAGTTTACAACAAAAAGGATATAATGAACTTTTTGTTGACCTTAAAGTACCCTTAAAAATACAAAAAGAATGTATATATATATATAATGAATGTCAGGATTATTTAACTAAACTTCCTTTTCTTAAATACTACCGTGTTAAAAATTATTTTCAATCGGAAATTAGTATAGAAGAAAAAGATTTTTTATTTTATATTAATTTAATGGAACACAAATTAAATCTTCACAAAATGTTTTAATGAAGTTGAAATTAAGGGTATTTAGGCAATCTTGCTTTTAAAGGATCTGTAACATTATCTAAATTACGTAACGATAACCTATACATAATCCAGGATTGTTTTTCTTCATCAGAAAAAGAAGATTGAACATCGGGTAGTTGAGTCCAATCACTTTGAATTAATAAAGTTTTTTTCAATCTATCTAGGATATTAAAATAAAATTTATCTGTTAGTATTTCTTTTCCTATTAATTCTTCTACTATTTTTATCTTAATACTTTGTTTTTTTGCAGTAATGTCGTGCGCAAAAAGTTCTTTAAAATCTACAATAGGAAGCGGTTTATCTATAATTATTTGAGTTTCTTTAAATAAAATTTCTTTATATTCAAATTCAAAATAAGAAGCTAATAATATTAATTCATTATAAAAAGGGTCAAAATCAGAAATATTTTTTATAGAATCATCTTTAAACACTATTTGATTTTGACCTGACGCTTCTTTATAAAATAATTCTTTTATTTCATCTTCGCAGGCAAAAGACGGTTTAGTTGTTTTAACTATTGAATTTGGAAATTGTATTCCATCAATATCAAATTTATCATTATAATATTTAATTGTTTTATGCATTAGCTTTTAATCATAAAGTTTACACGTAACCCTGCCTGTCTAACATCAAAATCAACATTACTCCCTATTGTAGATGTAGATGTTGTATATCCTCCATTAAGGTTTGTTACCTTAACTCCTCCTCCATTGTCTGTTTTATTTATTCCTGTGAAAGGTGGTGGATATATTTGTACAGGTGAGGCATTAATAACTGGTCCTGAAGCAACCGCAGCAGCAGTATTAGGATAAACATTACTACTACCATCATTAACAGGTATGGTAGTTAATTCTGCACCTGCTTCATCATTATTTCCTCCGCCCAAAGCTACTTTACGATAAGGATTTAAACTATGACTATGGCTTCCCACATTACCACTAGTATGGGTATGATTATGTATATATAATCCATGGAAATGATCTGTATCTACTTCATGACTATGATTTCCTGCAGATACTGTATGGCTATGAGGTGGTAAGTTTCCTACTGTAATAGCTTTAACATTCTCGCCTATTATTGGGGGCGAACTATCTAAGTTGCCCGCAAAAGCCCCATATAAAGTTTTATCTCTTAAATCAGGAATATTAAACGTAGTTGTTCCATTTCCTATTCCGTATCTAGTATTTATAATATTAAACAGATTAGAATACGTTGTACGAGAAATTGCAGCCCCTGCGCATAATAAATATCCACTAGGTATAGTATTAAAATTACCTGCATAAGGTAATATGGTCCCTGTAGGTATTGCATTAGTTAAAGAACTAGCTAAATTATTAATTTCTACTTGTAAATTTGCATCCGCCGCAATACGTGCATTTTTTTCAGTAAGTATTTTAGTGTCAATTGCAAGATTTGTAGCAGTAATACTATTATTTAAACTTACGTCTCCTGCAGTCCTTGCAGTAATTTCATCTACAATACTTAAATTCACCGTAGATATATCGTTAATTCTATTAATTTCTTCTGCATCTACTTCTGCTTGAAGACTATTATCTTTTAATTGTCTCGCTGCTGCTTCACTTAATATATTACTATTTAATACAGTAGCTCTATTTTCTACTGTGGTTAATCGAGCATTTTGTGTAACATTAACTGCTTCAACATTATCTATCTGAATTTCTAAATCAGATTTATTACTAGTAACTAACGTAGTTAGGCTGGCTAAATTAAATTCAACTCCTTGTACATTAGTTTGTAATAAATCAACTTCTGTTTCAAGCGCAGTAATAGACGCTCTATTTTGATTTATATCTGCCGTTAATGTTGCTTCCAATGTATTTAAATCATTAGCAATACTCCCACTAGCAGATAATGTATTTTCTAAATTAGTTACTCTTGCTGTTGTTTGGCTTATAGATGTATTAATAGCAATTACTGTACTAGAAGTTATTAAACATACATCTAAATCATTAATAGTATTACAACTTTGAGTTCCTACGTGGTTAGCTCTATTTTGTAATATGTCTAATGCTTCATCAAATTCATCACAAGTTAAAGGACTTCCTTTGACCGCAATTTTTAACGGATCTACCATTATTTTGTATTTTTATAAAAAGTGTATTTATTGACTCCCTAAGTATATCACTAGCTAGGATTGACTACTTAATATTATATAAATCTATTGCAAATTTGGTTAACTCTGATCTAAGTATATCTTCATAATCAAAGTGTATTACTCCATAATTAACTTGTGCTTGATATTTGTTTTCTTCTGTAATACTTGTATTTGCTTTTTTATTTAACCGCCATTCTAAATCAATTAATCCATTCTTAAACGCATCTATATCACATTGGCTTGGATCTCCAATAATTATTAATTTCGATGTTTCACATAACCTCGTCATTAATGTTTTTAATTGTTTTTTTGTTGCGTTTTGTGTTTCGTCAAGTATTACAAATGTATTATGAAAACTTCTACCTCTCATCATTTGGAAAGGAAGTACTTCTATTTTAGAAGAAGTTAAGGCACTCTCTACTGCTTCTTTTTTCATAAACATTTCTAAATTATCTAGGATGGGGTAAGCTAAATGTTTAGTTTTATCTAAAAGTTCCCCGGGTAGCGCCCCTAACTCTTTTTCTTCTCTATCATCAATGTTAGCCCTAACATATAAGATTTTTTCAATGGGAGATTCTTTATCATTAATTAGTTGTATTCCTGTAAATAACGCTAATAGGGTTTTTCCACAACCCGCAGGAGCACTGCCTAACGTTAAAATATTGTTTTTAATTGATTTAACAAATTGTTTTTGGTGAACATTAACACTTCTTATATATGTTGTAGTTTCTATTTTTGAATGCGCTGAATATAACTTTGCATTTTCATTAGTAAAATTAGCGTGAGCTTGTTCAATAAAGGCTTGAGCTTTTTTACGTCTAGACATAATATATATATATAAGTAATTAAGTTGTTCCTATTATAATAAGAAAAAAAATATAGTAATTAGTAATCATATATGAATGAAATTACCCCCGCAGATCAAGCTTATTTTGATATAATTGACGCGATTTTAACTTATGGCGAAGATCATAACGATAGAACCGGTGTCGGTACTAAACGAATATTTGGCCATATGGTTAAGTTTAATTTAATGCAAAGTTTTCCTCTTATTACTTGTAAACATGCTTCTTTTAAAAATACTTTAAGAGAATTACTTTGGTTTATTAGTGGTAGTAATTCTATAGCAGATTTAAAATCCTATGGCGGTTCTGCTTATAAGTGGTGGCAAGATTTTGCTCAAAACGATGGCACAATAGGTCCTATGTACGGCACTCAACTTACTGATTTTAATCATCAAGGCATTAATCAATTACATAATGTTATTCATACTATTAAAACCTCCCCTTTTAGTAGACGTATTTTATTGACTACTTATAATCCTTCCCACGCTGACTTAGGTAGCTTATATGTTTGTCATGGTTTAACTACTCAATTAATAGTTGATAATAATAATGTACTACATATGTCTACTTTACAGCGTTCCAATGACGTAGGTTGTGGACTACAACATAATTGGGTTAGTTATTCCCTTCTACTTATTATGTTGTCTATTCTTACTAATAAAATACCTGGTACTCTTACTTATTATATGAATGATTTACATATTTATAATAATCATATCGAGCCCCTTAAATCTATGGAACGCAAATCTTATTCAAATCCTCAAGTCGAAATAATTGATATTGTTAACAATATTCAAGATTTTACTTTAGATCACTTTAAATTAATTAATTATCAAAGTGGCCCTATTATTAAATTACCTTTGGCTCTTTAATTTCTATGATAGATATTAATGATACATTTAGACTTACGGATGAGATTGAATTGGAAAATTTGTGGGGTGTTTGGGTAGTACATAAACATATCCACTTTTATGATGTTGCTTTGTACAAAATACACAATAAACAAAATTATTATATTCCTTTTGTTCATAACAATCTTCCTGTTATTTTGAGGAAAGACTGAACGGAATATAATATCAATTTTTAAAAATAAGGAATTAATATTATGTCTGATGATTTAATGACTAGTTTACGTCTGGCAATTGCCAAATTAAAAACAAAAAATACAAAAGAATATACCCCTGTACGACAATCTTTAAAAAAATATAAGGGTAATTTACTGGTATTTAATGAGGAAACACATGAGTTTAACTATTATTAAGAATTAGGATGAGTACTAAAATTATTGCAATTGTTGCTATAAATGAAGATGGAATTATTGGTTGTAATAACTCTATTCCTTGGAATGTTTCTGAAGATTTAAAACATTTTAAACAGCTTACTACTAATAATGTCGTAATCATGGGTCGAAATACTTGGGAAAGTTTGGGTAAAAAGTGCTTACCTAATAGAATAAATTATGTAATAAGTAAAACTGGAACTTTTAATTTAATAGAAAATACTCATGCTTGTGTTTTTACAGATATTTTTTATGCAATAGAAAGCGCCCAATTAAAATATCCTACTAAAGATATTTTTATTATAGGAGGAGGTTCGATATATAAACAAACATTAAATATATGGGATGAATTATATTTAACTATTATTAATAAAGAAGAAGTTATTAAAATAGAAGGAGATATTGTTAAGTTAGATGAGTATCCTGCTAGTATAAATAACCTTTTTAGTGAAGTTAATTCTTATGCTACTAAATGTGCCACATATAAAAAATACCAAAGAAAAGTTATTATTAAAGTTAATAAAAAAAGGGTTCTTTACTCGTAAAAGAAATCCTTCTCTTATTCCTATATATTCATTAACACAAGCTATGCGTAAAATTAGTTGTCATAAACTAACAAAAGAAATAGCTTTTTGTTTATCTACAGAAACTTATTATCGTTTAGCTTATGAAGAAAGATATAATGTTGCTTTTAATACTGTTGTTTTAAAAGATTGGAGCAACATTGCAGTAATTCAAACTAATAAAAATATTGCGTATTTTAAAGATTTAGCTTGTGTTAATTTAGAAGAATACACAGATGATTTTAGAAAAAATAACCCCGTTTTTATGAAATTACTACTTAGTGAATTAAATAATATTAGGAGAAGTTGATATGGATATTGATGATTTTGATTTTTCTTTGCCTGGTGACGAAGATATGATTATTAGAACTGAACTACAAAATCCCTATAATAATAAAACTTTGACTATTATTAGTGGTGAATTTAAAGAGTTAAATGGTAAAAAAATGAGACCTAATACTAATCTAGAAGTTAGTTTTATAGTTCCCGCAGGCTATAGAGAATATATTAAATCTACCTCTTTTAAAGGCAATCCTTTTATTTATGTAGGTTTACGTGATAAAGAGGCGGCAGAACCTGTTGTTTATAAACCTACCATTTAAATAAGGGGAGTAGCAGGCGTAGACACAATTAATAAACTAACTAGTATAGGAATATCTGCCTCACTATTTCCTGAACCTCCTCCATTAATTTCAAGAGGATTGATTAATCTAATAAATTTAGCATAAGGAATATCTGGGGTGAATATAGTAGGTGAAGGCATGAATCCTTTATCTATTACATAACATTGTGTTAATTCTCTAGGTGCAGTTCCTAAATTAATTAAACTGTCTGCTGTTGAATATAAAAATTGGGTTTCTGATTTAATATAAATCATTCTCAGAAACCCAATTTTTAAAGAATTTAAATCTAAATCATATACTCTATGTATAGACGGAGTTAAATAAGGTGTAGGGTATAATTGTATCTCTATTCTTTTTGCCGCAGAATTAATTAAACTATTGCTATTGAATTGTAATTGTTGTTGCGCTATATCCTCAGATGAAAATTCAGCATTATTGTCTATTACTTTTGTGGCTGCACTAAATGTAATAGAATATTTTAAATTTAAATTAGTAGTCATATGTTAGAAGAAATTATATTAAAGAACTGTCCCGCTGAATATTTTTTGAATTGTAAAAACTATGAAACTAGATGTCATGAATGTAAAGCTAATTTAAAAAGTAAGTATTTACTATATTCTCCTATTAATAAAGATATTAATAAACATCCCGCAAATATTGTTCAAAAATCTAAAGCAGTCTCTTATAGTAAATTGGGTAAGACTAAAGAATTAGTTGTTATAAAAAATTTACCTTTTTTTAATCCTACTAGAGGTAGTGGTTCTATTAATGGCGATGGCGATGCTTCTCTCTATTTATCCAATATAGGTAAACTTAAAGTGGAAATTAAATGTAGATTTAAATCTACTTCTTCTTTTTTACCTTCTTTAAAAGAATACAAAGAATCTTATTCTCAGAATATTAAACTTATTATTATTCATTTAGTCCTTACTCATAACTCTTATTTTTATTTAGATTATAAAACTTTTATTACTATTTGGACTACTTTTTTAACTACTTTTCCTTTATTACTTATACACCATTTTCAATCTTTTTCTCAGGGCATCTATAAATTTCTATTTACTTTAACTTCTTCTTCTCCTTCTTCTTCTTACCTTTTTGCTCTACAAGAATTGCCCAAAATTACTACTCAGTCTTTTGATAATAGTTTTGGTAGTAATTTTTGCTATATATATACAAATAAAGTCGGTTCCTATGTTGGTATGTCTGAATCTACTTTTTTTGAATTAATTTATTTATATAACTCTATTACTAATTTTAAAGATGAAAAAAAATCTACCTGAAACTGATCTACTTGAAACTGATCTACTTGAAACTGATCTACCTGAAACTGACTTTGAATCTTTAGAATTATTTGATAAAACTCTTAGTAAAAAGTTTGGTACTCAATATGCTGGATTTCGTAATAAAAATAAATTTGAAAGCGTCGGTAGAGTTAAATTAGATTGTTTAAGTTTAAATAACGTTTTGGGCGGCGGTCTCCCCGTAGGCAGAATTATAGAGATTTTTGGAGATACTAGTGTTGGTAAAAGTACTTTGGCTTCCCATATTGTTTCTAGTTATCAAAAACAAAACAAACTTTGTATGTGGGTCGATGCTGAACATGCTATAGATCCTGACTTTATGATATATTGTGGCGTTAATTTAGATAAACTTTGTACCTTTGCACCTAATTCTGCAGAAGAAGCTCTAGAGGCTATACGAACAGGTATAAAATTACAAGATAGTGCTGGTAATCCTGTACTAAATTTAATTGTTCTTGATTCTGTAGCAGCTCTTGTTCCTAGTGGCGATCTAGATGAAAAAAAAGAAATGGGTACTACTATGATTGGTTCTTTAGCACGCTTAATGAGTAATGCTCTTAAACAATTAGTTACTCTTGCTGCTGAACGTAATATTTCTATTATCTTACTTAATCAAGAACGTGGTCAGAATCTTCTTGGTTATGGTTCTAAATCTACTACTTGTGGAGGTAGAGCTGTTCACTATTATTGTTCTGTTAGATTAGATTTAAATCGTGTTAGTTGGCTTGAAGACGCTAAAGAAAAAATAGGTCAAATTGTTTCTATTCAAGCTGTTAAAAATAAAACCTCTACCCCCTTTAAAAAAGTGGAAATTCCTTTTATTTTTCCTATTAAACGAAATGATACTATAATAGCAGGTGTTGATGTTTTTGCTGATACCGTTAATTTATCTCTTGATGCAAATATTATTCAACAACACGGTGCTTGGTTCTATGTTCCTCATTTAGATAAAAAAGTCGCAGGTCTTCAAAAAGTTTACGACTATTATTTGGAACATCCCGACTCTTATCTCGATCTCCAACTTCAATTAAATTCTATTCTAAATCTTTCTTAAATCCTATGATAAAAAAGAAATCTTATAAAACTATGTCTGTTTCAGAATTAGTTGCTGCTCGGAAAGAATTAATAGAGAAAACATATCAAATTGATTGTATCTTAAATACCGCCGCAGAAGCAGTTAAAAGCTCTACATCTTCTTTATATTCTCGCAACTCTTCTCTTTCTTCCTCTAATGATTCTCCTTTTCAACCTCGTTATACTGACAAAAATCAAGTCACTATTTCTACTGAGGCCCCCTCTATTCCTAGAGTTGCCCCCAATTCTCTAGATCAATCTTCTGGCTTTTCTGTTTTTGATGCAGATTCTTATGTCTCTCAACAACTTCAACAAGATTCTTCCCCTAATCCTGACCTTTCTTCTTCTGTTGAATTTGATTTTAATTCTTTAGCTGTTTCTTCTGAAATAGAATCTTTGAAACAAGATATTTCTACTTTGTCTTCTTAATCCTAATTCTATATTATATACTCTAATTAAATATTTAATTAGAATTATATATTTTTTTTAATATGAAATTAATAGAAACAGCGGAAATTGATATTTATTATGTAACAGAAGATAAAGATATAGAGGCAATAATTGATTTTTGTGTAGAAAGTAAGGAAATTGCACTGGATACTGAAACTATGATTGATTTATCTAAAGTAAATCCTAGTGCTTTGGATCCTCATAGTTCTAAAATATCTTTAGTTCAATTAAATAGTATAAATCATTCTATTCCTTATATTTTAGATTTTATATTATTGAGTTCTTCTGCTAAATCTTTATTTAATACAAAAGTATTGCTTAATGAAAATATATTAAAAATACTTCACTATAGTCAATTTGATTTAAAACAATTTTATAACGAGTTTAAATCCTGGCCCGTTAATACTGTTTGTTCTTTGACTTTAATGAAAAGTTTGGCCATTACTACAGGAATGAAAGCTTCTATATTTAGAGGCCATGGTCTTAAAGATTTAGCAAGGGATTATTTTGATATCCATCTCGATAAAAGTGAAGCTACTAGTTCTTGGGGTGAACGACCTTTAACTACTAGCCAATTAGGTTATGCCGCTTTAGATGTTGGCGCTCCTAAACTTTCTTCTATTAATTCTATATTAATTGAAGGTTATTATTTATTTAAAACTCAACTTGATCTTCTTCATCAACAATTTGCATACGAATCAGATCAGCAAGCTACTGTTATTTGTGCAAAAATGGAATATTACGGCATGTGTCTCGATACTTCTCTATTAGCTAAGATTACTTCTTATGCCGAAGAACAAACTAATCTTCATAGATCTTATTTAGTACATGAATTAGGTTTTACTATCTATACTGATACTGATCTTAATGCTCAAGGTCATTGGGAACTTAAGTATGTTATTCCTGATAAAGTCAAAACTTTACTTAATAATAATAAGGGCTTAGTTTCTTTTATTAATGATTATTTGACTAAATTAGGCGGCGCTTCTTTATCTAGCTTGCAAGCAGATGAAATAAAATTATATCTTGATCTACTAAAACAAGAAGCCCTTGATGAAGAAAAAGAACCTTTATTTGATGAGAATTATTTGATTTCTAAATATAGTCATATTAATTTAATTAAAAATTTGTTACGTTATAAAAAATATAGTAAACTTTGGTCTGAATGTTTGAAGTATAACTCTATTATTAATAGTACTACTAATAACGTACATGTCGGTTTTTCTTCTATAGGTTCTAGTACAGGTCGCATGAGTTCTAGTGGCTCTGCTAATTTACAACAAGTTTCTTCTACTCTTGCTGTTATTTCTATTGATCAACATCAATTTTGATATTTAATTGAACAACTCTATGCACATTATCAATGGGAAAAAAGACGGATTTGTTGGCGAAGATATTATCTACATTGGCCGTAAAAATGCTTATTACAATTTAAAAGCTAGCCCTTTAAATAATCCTTATGCAGTTAGACATAATAGAACTCTTGCAGAAAGTCTACAGCTCTATAAGGCCTGGATTCTTCAAATGTATTCTTTGAAAAAAGGCTCTGTTTATGATGAATTGATTCGCTTAGCTCAATTAGAAAAAAAAGGGGTAGATTTTAAACTTGCTTGTTGGTGCAAACCTAATGATTGTCATGGCGATATTATTAAACAAATCATTCTTGTTTTGTTGAAACATAATATTGTTTAAAATATTTTAATTCTATTGCTATTTATTCTTTTTCATTAATTAAACCAAATTTAAAATTAAATATGTCATATGAAATTACAACAACGGTAAGAAAAGCTTTAGGTGCGGCGCCTAAAGGTATGTGTGTGGGTATTAGTGATTACTCGGCTTAACTAAATATAAATTGAAACTCAGTATACACCTATATACTGAGTTTATTACTAAAGATAAAAAATAAATAAATTAAATAATAATAGCTCTATTTTCTTTAACTAGAAGATCTACATCTCTCCCATTTACACAATTAAAAGGAATTGAACTTTTAATGAACCATTTATTGGCTGGGATTATATTAATCAGTTTTTCGATAAAAGCTTCTAATGTATATAATTCTACTATGATTTTAACGCCACCAATATTATTGTAAATTGGACTATGTGTTAAAATCCACGCCAATTCATATGCATCTACTGTTATTTTTGGAGCTACAAAAGCAAAAGTAATTTGTTTTACTTTACCTTTTTTTTGTTGAACAGCTTTCACATAATTGCTTATGTAACATTTATAATTGACAACGCGTTCTGCATTAAAAGTAAATTGTTCCTTTCTAAAAGATGAATCAACAAATTGTTGTGCATCTTCTTTAAAAGGGACAAGTTCCTTCATAAGGGTCGACGTATTTACTTCCATCTTTGTTTCTACCACATCGACGAGCAAGCCATTCTTCTTCCCTAGCTTCTGCCTCAGCTCTTTGCTTAGGCGTAACAGTGGCCCAATAGTGCCTGGCAATGTCGTCAAGGTGGTTGAAAAGTCCGGTCTCTTGTTGTTGTAAATAACTTGCTGGTTCTCTAAGAGAGAATAAGGATGTGTTGGGGGGACATGATTCAAGTAATGTATTAAGTTCTGTTCTATTAAGTTCTCGTTTGTCACATTCAAATATAAATGCTTTCCATTGATTAATACCTTTTGAAATTTCAAAATGTTTTGCATTTTTGTCTGGGTGATATTTTCGTTGCAATTTTGTGTATTCATTTTTAAAGTTAGTTAAGTTTAAATAAATTCCTGAGCTTAAATTAGTTATTCCTTTTTTACTGCAAAACTTGTTTTTTCCTTTTTTCATTCTTAGATAAAGTACCTTGGCCCATATTTCTATGAGTTCAATATTATTATCTTTATCAATTAATGTTTGTAGGTTTCTACAAGTTTGAGCATCCATACCTTATTTGTTTTTTGTCTTTTTTTTATTGTATCTCTTATATGGCTGAATGTCAAACAAATAAATACAATAAAAAAGGGTCGTTTATATTAGAAATAGTATAAAAAATATTTTACCAATTCGGGGAAAGTGATAGTAAACTAATCCCGATCTAGCAAATTAATTAGAACTATTATTCTATTATATTAATTGGGCAAGAGTAGAGCACTGACGTAAAACACCTGTACTTAATAGAGATGGTGAAGAGTAGTGCCAGTATAGAATAAAACTATATTGCAAGAAGTAAGAGCTATTGCTTGTATAGCAAAAATAGAGAGAATGATTAATGCGTTTTTCGATGCCGAAGTGCATAATCCCTTTCTTATTAATCCACATACAAAAGAAACATATCCTAATCCTGACGGGGATCTTCATGTAGTTTCGGCTATTGGAATGTACCCTGAATTAGCTACTGTTCCTAAATGGAATGTTATTAAAGAAGCTAAAAAAGATATGAATGGATGGACAAGAAGAGACCGTGGTAAAGTCTGCGGCTTCACTAAATTGTAAATTATGGTGAAGTAAAAAACACTCAATTGCTGGAACACTAAGTAGTTTAAAAAATACTATATGTCAATCAGCAGCCAGCTATAAATGAAAGTTTATAAAATGGTTCAGAGACTTTTAAGAATACATAATAAAAAACGCCTAAATACATTAATGTACAAGGCGACTTAAAGATAATTAGATATTAAAAGATTATACTAAAATGGCTAGTTGAGCTTCTATTAGAGCTTCAACCTGCGCTCTACTCATACAAACAGAAGGATGTTGATTTAATACATACCATTTTTTTGTTGGAATATTGGAAATGATGTAATTAATTAATTGTTCCAAAGACAAAACTTTGATTTCTACTTGAATTCCACCTATTTGTTTGATCACGCGATTCCAATAAATAGAAAATTTGATGGCTTCAATAGACACTAGAGGGCCCGCAAACCAAAAAGTAAATGATTTCACTTTGATGCCTCTATTAAGTGCTTCCTGCACATAACTTCTGAAATAATTCTTGCTTTCTTTCCCCAATGGAAAATATTGAGATTGAAAATCAGACATAGAAACATCATAAGTAGGAACAATAGTTTCTGCTGCATCAAAAAGGAAGATCTCTTTCATTAACTCCGTAGTGCTCAACATCTGAGAACTTCCTTTTACTTCTAGGCAATCGGCAATCATCGAGTTTTTCCGCCCAATTCCTAAAGGGAATTTTCCATTCCTTGAATTCCTGTTCAGAATTAAATCTAGGGATGTGGAGAAATCCGGCCTCTTGCCCCCAAATAAAGTCTGCTGATTTTCCAATGCTGAAAATGGATGTGAGCGGTCCACATGTTGTAATAAGTAACTGATATACTGTTCTATTGAGTTCTCTTTCGTCACATTCAAATAATAAGTCTTTCCATTGATTAATGCTTTTTGAAATTTCAACATAATTTTTTTTTCCTTTGTTTAAATCAGGGTGATATTTTTTTTGAAGTCTTTTGTATTCTTGGAGTATATATTTTGTATTGATGTATATTCCACTTTTTAACAAAGTAATATTTTTTTTAGTATGAAACCTTCCTCGGCCTTTTACTTTTCTTATGTATAAAACTTTATCCCATATTTCGATTAATTCTATTAAAGGATCTTGTTCTATTAATTCTTGTAAATTCGCCGCTGTTTGTATGTCCATTATCTAAAATGTTTCTTTGTTATACTAATTATAACACGGTGTTTTAATGTATGTCAAATAATTACATTAAAAGGTATAGTCCAAACCTAGATGAAAATTTAGGGTTTAAGGTAATTTATGGTGGAAGTGCTAATAGAATTTCTACCGCTCTTCAAATAGATATTAAGGTTGCTGAACAACTTCTTAAAAACTATTTTAATTTATTTCCAGAATTGCAAGTCTATATTGATAATACTAGTTCTTTGGCTAGATATCAAAAATGGGTACAATGTCCTATAACAAATAGACGCTATTTCGTTGGCGAAGGTAATGCTCACGGAATAGAAAATGATGGCGCTACTATGCGTAAAGGTTGTAATACCATTATACAAGGCCTTTCTAGTATTATGACAAAACGCGCCGCACATTATATCGATCAGTTTTTTACTCAGCTTAATACTAAGTATAAACAACATTCTTCTCCAGGCTATATCGTAGGCTTAGTTCATGATGAATGTATTACTTATATCCCTGGACAAGGTGAAGTAGTAAATGTAAGAAAAGATGGGGAAGTTTATATTCCTGAATATAAATTTCAAGATATTTCTTATGAATATGCTGCTGCACAAGAATTAGGAATGAAAAAAGCAATGGATGAATTATTACATAAATTAGTGCCTGATTTTCCTTCTAAAGCAGAATGTAAATTGGGTACTAGTTGGGCCGCTAAATGAAAAAAAATTGTTAACATTACTTCCTTACCCTCCTTTAACTGGAATACTAGTCCGAAGGAGGACATTTTGCTGCTTTAATTGAAAATATGTAATTTATTTAATATTCACTATTTACTATAAAAAAAATAATGTTTAATAATTTGAAAATCGGCATTGTAGTTATTTTAAGTATTTTGATCAGCGGTTCTTCTGCCTCTGCAGAACTTCAATTAACCGAGCCAAATTCTCAAAATACTTGTTCTCCCGATAATATGTGGTTGGGTTTGACAGAATCGAATTATTGTGCTACTTCTTCTAGCCAAATTTACCTGGAAAATACTACCCCCTACGGTATCTACTACGACATGGATACTAGCTATGATCAATATTTGAAAAGTAAGTTCTATATAACCTGGACTATTAATGATGGCACTGGCTATGCTATTGTTGCTTTTGATTATGACTTGATCACTCCTGGTATTCAATTAAAAGAATACACCCTCTATCAAAATAATAGTTATATCTTTAAACGAACTAACAATAATACAACTATAGATATTTTTAACTATTAATTTTTTTAACTATTAATTTTTTTACTTTTTTCATTGACTTTTTTTGACATACTCCCGCCGCTAATCGAAGTACCGATATAGCGGGGGATTCTTATTCGCGGTTCACAGAGAATTACTTGCAGTCTTTAATTACTCATCGACTGTAGAGGTACATCTCTCCCCGCGCTTTCCCTCATTCTCAGAGGCAGATCCTTCTTGCCCAGAAGTACTGTTTTTGTCCCACTCAACACCAAGAATGTTCAATCCCTTGTGCAAGATATTCAAAGCCGCATTCGTATCGCGACAAATTTCAATTTTGCAGTTGGGGCATGAGTGCGTTCTGGTACTAAGAGACTTTTTCACTCGATGACCGCAATTAGAGCAATCTTGAGACGTATAGTTTGGCGATACTGCCACAACTGCTTTATCCCAAATCTTGCCATAGTAGTCCAGCCATTGAGTGTATTGATACCAACCAGCATCGGAAATTGACTTAGCCAAATGATGATTTTTGACCATGTTCGCAATCTTCAAATTTTCATACACCACGACATCGTTAGATATCACTACGTTTCGGGCGGCTTTTATCGCCCAATCTTTTCGCTGGCGTTGAATTTTGAGATGAATTCTTCCTAGTTGTTTTTGCGCCTTGTGGTAGTTGTTTGATTGGGGTTTGGCACCCTTCACAAATTTCTTGCTTAATCGACGTTGAGTTTTCTTGAGTTGCATCTGGGCCTTTCTCAAGAACTGTGGATATATTACAGCATTATCGTTTTGGTCTTTGGTGAAAAACTTCAACCCTAAATCCAATCCGACAACATTGCCTGAATATTCCCCTTGCTCTTTACGATCTGCATCAAAACAGAATTGGGCATAATACCCGTCTGCTCTCCGCACGATCCGCACACGATTAATTTTCAGCCTATGCAAGTCTTCTTGAGTTTCATTGTTGCAAAATATCGATAATGTTCCAATCTCAAAACCATCAGTGAATGCGATCGATTTGCAATCTTTCGATAGTTTCCATCCTGAAACCTTATACTCAACAGAACGACAATGTTTCTTAAACTTTGGAAAACCTTTCTTGCCTACGCCTTGTTTTGTCTTACTTCCATGGTTGGGAGACCCAACTGGAGTGAGCCGCTTTTTGCATCGGGTGTAGAAGCTAGAGATAGCAACCCAAGCACGTTCAGCACTAGCCTGACGAGCAGCGGAGTTAAGCTTTTTAGCAAAGTCAAACTCTTTAGCCAAGTCTTTGCAGATACTGTACAGATCGGCTTTACTCGTACCTTGATTGTCCATCCAATAGCGAACGGCTTTGTTCCGAATGAACTGTGCTGTTCGGATGGCTTTATCAATGGCAGAATATTGCTCTGCTGTACCGTATTTTAGCTTGGCTTCTCTAACTATCATGAAACTATGATAGCATAATTTTATCCAGAAAAACTCAGATAAAACATTGAATAAGCAATGAATTTGTTCGTCTCCTTATGCCTGTCCGACAATCCCGACAATCGGTAGATCTCGGAAGGAGGACAGGCAATCGTCGCCTCACTCGCATTCATCCCGCCACCAAACGGAGTACCGTTCTGATGGGGGCATTCTGCTATTTTAGGTAAATCAAAATAACAAAAAGTCAATTTTTTTAAAACTAATTTTAATCCTTACGAATATATGCTTTCTACTCCTAATCCTAATTTTAATCCTTACGAATATATGCTTTCTATTCGTAATAATAAAATATTATTTCAATATTTAGAATTTTGTAATGTTAAATTTTTAGAAGATAAAGGGTGGTTAATTGAAGGAGAAACTTCGTACGGTTTTTCTCAAATTTATCCTTTATCTAATCATTTAATTCGTATTGTTTTGCCTATAGAAGTTCCTCTTTTTATAAGCCCCGATTTTTTGATTAATATTATTATGAGTGTTCAGCCTGGTCTTGAAGGTATTCTTTCTCTTAGTTCTTTGAACCCTGATGATCTTTATCTTGAATATTCTATGCATGTTGTTAGTGAATGTAATACTTCACTAACAAGTGCCTTAATGAAGTTTCTACAAGAAAAACAAGCTATTATTAAAATTTTTAATACTGTAACTGAAGACTTTAGTAAGGTTGAGAAAAAAAAAGAATCATCAGAACAATGAGGGTTCTGATGAAGAAAATTTAGATGGTCTTTGGGGCGAAATGAATAAAATTGATAAGTCTGAAGGAATAGATGAATCAGAACGTTAACTTTCTGTTAATATAGCTTTTTTTTCTGAAATTAAATATTGTACCTGATCTTTTCCCCAGCATATACTTGGAACTTGCGAAGTGATGAACCATTTGTTTCCATTTATATTTGTCATTAATTCTTTGATTAATTGTTCCAAAGTGAATACATTGATTTGTATTTTCACTCCATTTAATTCTTTAATTGCAATATTCATGTAATTGGCGAATTCAATAGCTTCTTGTGTGACAACAGGACCGCAAATGTTAAAATTGAAAGCTTTGACTTTGATCCCTAAAGATTCTGCTTTATTAATGTAACTCCTTAAATAATTTTTGCTTTCTTTGCCCGTTGGCATATAATTACTATACATTTGATTTTTTTCTAATCCGTAAGGACGTATTATAGTGTCCTGGTCAGGATTAAAAAGGAAGATCTCTTTCATAATCATAGTAGGATTTACCGTACTTTTTGATGATTTGAGCTCTAGTAAGTTGGCTATCAAGGAACGCTTGCCTGGAAGCAACTTGCTTTGGCGCTGCTTTCCACTCAACAAATTCCTGTTCAGAACTAAATTGAGGGATGTTGATAGATCCGCACGTTTGTTTTGCGATAAAACTTGCTCTGGTTCCAATAGTGAAAATGGATGTGAGTGGTCCACAAAACTCAATAAGCTCTGTATATAATTGTTGATCAAACTCTCTTTGTCCACTCTCAAGTAATAAGTTTTTCCATCTATTAATGTTTTTTGAAATGTCAACATAACTTTCTTTTCCTTTGTTTAAATCGGGGTGGTATTTTTTAAAAAGGCTTTTATAATTTTCTGAAACTTTTAAGTTATTACAAAATATTCCTTCTGTTTCTTTTGTTATTCCTTTCTTCGAATAAAATGAATTTCTTCCTTTGCTTCTTCTTATATATAATACTTTTGCCCAAATTTCAATTACTTCAATTGTTTGGTCTTTTTCTATTATCAAGCTTAAGTTTTGACAAGTTTCTAAATTCATTCTATTCTCTTTTTCCTTTTTTAAAGTATAACATACCATAACTTAGTATGTCAAATGTAATTGATTATTAATAATAAAGAATATAAATAATATTATGAAAGTTAGAATAGAAAATATAGCTGATTATAAAAAAATCATTAATGCTATTTGCTCGATTCCTAGTATAAGAAAACAACTTAATAGTGTGGAACAATGTATTGAGTTAAAAACAAATAAAGCGGAAGGGACTCTCGAAATTACTACTGTTGATTTGACTAGTCATTCTGTTAAATTGAAACTTTTAGTTGATATTGTTGAAGAAGGTCGCCAAATTGTTCTCTCTAATAAATTAAAAGCAATGACTGCTAAGCTTAATCCTAAATATGGCTTGGAAATCTCTAGTAATAATAATCTTTTACATTATGAAATGAAACCTTTTGGCTCTATTGTTGATAATCAATATTTTAGTCAAGATAGTCTTCTTTCTGATAAATTATTTGATCCTCTTTCTTATGTCGATATTTGTCCCTCTCTTTCTTATTTCTTGGACTTGATTCCTATTGCTTGTGCTAATTCTTATAATGATAGAGAAATATTTGTTACTACTAATTCTTCTACTATCTTTATGTATGTTCAATTTACTGAAACTAGCTATATTCGCTATAAATCTATTACTTCTACTAATAGTACTGGCCATTTTAAAGGCGCTATTAGACCCGCTCTTCTTCGTATTATTCCTCTCCTCGGCGATCAGGTAATGCTTTCTTTTAGCTCTTCTCTTAACTCTCTTAAGTTTTATTCTAATGAAGGCGAAATGTGTTTTATAGTTGATAATTCTCCTAATAATATTGTTCTTAAAGTTGATACTATTATTTCTCAACCTTGTAATTCCTTTATTCAAGTCGAATATGAAGATATTACTGAAAGTATTAAATGGCAAAGTTATGATTCTACTGAAACTAATATTATTAACTTTGAAGTTGATCTCGAACTCTCCCAATTTCATATTAAAATTGATAGTAGTAAAAGTAATATTATTATTCCTTCTTCTTTGAAAGTTTCTACTCAAGGTATTTTTGAGAAAATTAATCTTTCTGTTGGCCATATTATTAAAGCTCTTCGCGCTATGGGTGGCCCTAAACATAAAATTCTTCCTCTTGATACTGTTCAAATTAATATTAAAAAAATTGATGTTAAAAACTCAACTCCTATTAAAGTTATTCATTTGTGTTCTCATAAACAAGATGACGTCTCTAGTGATGTTATTATTTATGAGGCTAATTGTTAATTTTAAGTAATTTTATGTTATAATATTTCTAAGATTAATATCTATATTGTCCTGATTAGGAGTATAGATATTAATCTTAGCCTTTACTTGTTACCTTAAAATTAAATATCTGTCTAGAAGACTCGACTTTAATCATCAGAAGGGATAGGCACCCATCACCTAGTCCAGAGCCCCTTAGATTTTACTTTTTTTAAAAGTTTTGTTTAAATGGTTGTGCAGTAGGAAAGCATAGATAGTTTTACTGTGACTATCCGAATTATTAAAATACAGTTAAAGGCGCACTTAATACTACTTTAAAAGCAATTAGATCTATTTCTGATTGCTTTTATTTTTTAATTAAAATAATTAAAATAATAAAAATAATAAAAAATCATGGAACAATTTAACAATCAAAGTATAAAAAGTCTCAAAGTTAAATTAGAGAAAATTAAAACTTTGTTGCCTTCTGCTAGGTTTTTTGTTAACAAAAATGGCTATAAGTTTTTAACTCAAACCCAAAATCCAGCCTTGTTTAAATTGTTGAAAAATGCTTGTTTCTTTAAACTACATGCCTCAAACAAGAAAAAACAAATTGTGGGCATGCATCAAGTAGTTCTATATGTCTGGAAAGGTTGGAAAAAACTCTATTTTGGTCATAAGATTTTGAAAGGTTCTGTGGAAGTTCATCACTTAAATCACAATCCTTCTGATAATCATATTTCCAATCTTTGGTATACTACCCCCACAAATAACAAAGTTATCGCTGATATTACTTCTGTTTGCTGTTCTACTAGTGCCTACTACCATAACGCAGAAGTTAAATTTGATATTGATCGCGTTAATTTGTTTGGCGTTGGGAACTTTTGTGAACTTCTCATCAGATCTATTAAGGCCACTAGTCAAAACTTTGGGGCCGATTTGTTTAAAGAATTGTTGCTTAATCTTCCTTTTCAACAATCCAAACTTATTTTTAATATGTCTCTTAAATTTTTGTGATTCTTTTACAACTATGATAAATAAAATAATTTTTACTAAAACAATTTCTAGCCATAATAGTCAGTTAGAATTTTGTCTGCCTACTGGCTATAAAGTCTATTCTCCTTTTTCTCTTACTTTATCTCCAAATTTAATTACTACTTTAGATTTAGGCGTTCTTCTTTATAGTGAATCCCCTATTACTTTGTTATATACTCTTTTACCTCTTTTACCTCTTTGTTCTATTGTCGATTCTTGTCAAGTTGTTGCCCCTAAACAATCTACTTCTTTGTCTCTCTCTTTGCTATCTACACAACCTCTTACTCTTGACCCTCTTTTTCCTATTGCTAATTTAGTTGTCTTACAAACTTCTTTTATTGATTTGTTTGAAGTAAATTCCTCTGTTTTTAAACAATATGTCTGATTCTATTATTTATGCTTAAAGGTCACTTGCCTTCTTCTCCTCCTTCTAAAAGAGTTTATAGACTATTACCAGATTTTGATTCTAATTGTAATAATTGTGCTCTTTCTTGTGGCTCCGCAATCGGTGGTCATACTTTTGGCGGCCTTTCTAATGTTAATTTAATTATTATTGCTCCTTTTCCTTCTCGAGAAGAACTTAAAAAGGGTTTTAGTTTTGCTCCTAATCTTAAAACAGAATCTATAGATAAGCCTAATGCCGGCCGCTTTTTTCAATATTCTACTATCTTTCATTTTGATTGGGATGTTCATTTTCCACAAACTTTAAAACCTTTCTATGATAAAATTGCTTTTACTAATATACTTAAATGCAGTCCTTTTGATTCTAGAGGCGATAAAGTTGATATTAAAGATCACTATATTCGCTCTTGTAAAATAAAATGGCTCGAAAAAGAAATAAATGTTATTTCTAAATATAATCCTACTTGCCCTATTTTACTTTGTGGCACTGAAGCTGCTAAATTATTACATCCCAATCAAAAACTCTATTCTAGTCGTCGTACCGTCTTTACTTATAATTCTACTCACCCTACTTTAATTACTTTTAATCCTCTCGACATCTCTCGCTATACTGCTATGGACATTTCTTCTAGTAGCCTAAATCTAAAAGGTAAACTCTCTGTTCAATCTACTAAACCTATTAAACCTGTTATTGTGGGCTCTCCTACTTGGCATTGGAATCAAGATATGATCTTAATTAAAAAATTGGTTGTTACAAATTATAATAATGTAATGGGTTTAAAAGAAACTTTATGACTAACTCTATTAATGACTATCGTCCCTCTACTTGGGATGAATATCTAGAACAAGATGGCGCCGCTAATTATTTGAAATCTGTTATTAAAACTAATAAACATCCTAGTGGCTTGATTATTAGTGGCGGTAGTGGCTCAGGTAAAACTACTATTGCTCAACTCTATGTTAAAGCTACTCTTTGTGAACAACGTTTAGAACACGATTTTCAACCTTGTAATCACTGTTCTTCTTGTTCTAAAACCATACATAAAAATCAACATCCTAATATTACTTATTATTCTATTACAGAAGCTTCAGTGTTTAAGGAAGCTGTTTCTGATTTAATTAGTCTTACTAAATCTACTACAGTTTTAACTCATGATAATGTTAGACATGATAATAATCGTAGATTTATTATTATTGATGAAGTTCAATCTGCTTCTCGTCAATCTATTAGCCCCTTTCTTGATTCCTTAGAATTTGCTCTTGATAATGTTACCGTTATTTTGATTTCTATGGATTTAGATAAAATGGATTCTATCGTTAGAGAGGCTATCGAAAGTCGCTGTATTGAACTTTCTTTATCTCCTATTTCTTCTTCTTCTATTAGTTCTAAACTTCAATTTTTTTATTCGGATCTTCATCCTTCTTGTGCTGATTTAATCGCCTATTTGTCTAACGGTAATGTTAGAAAAGCTTGGCAAACTTTACAGTATTTTATTACTAAATCTGAAGGCTCTCTTTCTCTCTTAACTCCTTCTCATATTTCTTCTGAAAAATTAGGCGGCTTGAATCTTGAATCTTGTCACTCTTTACTTCTTAGTCTTCAATCTAACTCTTGGGATAATACCTCTTCTTTTTTTAAAACTATTTTAACTAATGAAGAAGTTGCTATTTCTTATTTTTTATCCTTTTTGGTTTCTCAAAATTTGAATCTCGAAGGTATTCACTTTCTTAGTTCTTTGTCTTTTTGGCTTCAATCTTCTTATAAAATTCCTGTTGTTTCTATTTTTAAACTTTATCAAGGTAAATGTTTATTATCTCTTTCATCTCAATCTCAATCTCAATCTCAATCTCAATCTTTAAATCAATCTCAATCTCAATCTCCACCTCAAAGTTTAAATGTAGTAAAAGTTAGTAAACTAGTTACTTCTCAATTAGAAAAATTGGTTGGAAAACCTTTAACTTCAAAGCCAATTAAAATGGCTAATTTTTCTTTTACTACTTGGTCGGAATATCTAAAGTATTATGTTAATAATTAGTAATTCTCCTTTTAATCTTGTAAAATATCATATTCTTAATACTAATGTAGAACAAAAATTACTCTCTTTTTCTACTACTAATTCTCTACTACATATTTCTAATACTCTCCTTAATAGTGTTTCTTATGATTCTTTAGGAGAACTTAATATGACTATTTATATTGTTAATTATGAAGGAGAAGAAATATTAAAAAAAGAGTATAGGCAAAATAAGAATAATAAAACGTATTTAATAATTAAAAATACTAAGGTATATAAACGATTTTTAGAGTTAGAAGGGGTAACAGAATTTTCTTTATGTCCTCTGCAATATCAACATGAAATTTTATGTGTGTCTTCTATTTTAGATATAGATGCTTGGCCTTATTTTTGGTCAGAATATTGTATAAAAAAATTTAACTCTAATCCTACTAAATGGAAAAATGAAGTTCGTTATTTATTTTTTCTTTATCAAGAACGAGGTAATAAAAAATTTTCTATTCCAGATTTGGATTTTCTATATAATAAAACAAGCGATGCTTCTAAAACTTATTTATTAAATATGTATGCCACTGATTCTAAAAAGTATTTATTACATATAAACACAACTGATTTGTTTCTACTTTTTATACGAGGCCCTCATAATAATTCTCAGGTTTTTAAAAGTCTCGAAACTTATGCTCCTCAATTACTTTTATATTACATGATTTTTAAAGATGCGTTCTATAAAGGAAAAATAAGAATACAAGAAGCTGTATTTATTTTTGATTATGTAGTACATAATTATTCAAACTTAACTGTTTCTACTGTTCGTAATTTATTTAATCTAAATTAATCAAATAAGGAAATTTAAAATGTCGGATTTAATTAAAACAAATAATAATGATTTATTGTTATTGGCGGAAGAATTAAATATTAACTTGGATAGTTCTTCTGATTTTTATTCAGGAGGTGGTAGTAAAAAATCTACTTCTTATTCTCGTCCTAAAAAAATTAGAAGTGTTTTTGATACACATAAATCTGATGGTGTTATTAAATGGACTTCTTTACATAATGATGGTAATCCCTCTATTAGAGAAAGTGAATATCTATTTCTACCTCCTAAAGAAGAAGGTGGTGAGCCTATTGAATTAGGTAATGTAATTGAACTTCGTGGCGCTGTAATGCTCTATCAACAACGTGATGAATTAAGATATTTTGATGGTGAAAAAACAAATGTTCTTTGTTCTGTTCTTGGCTATACAGAGAAAGGTCAATTAATTAAAGCTCTTCCTACTGTTCCTTATGGTATGAAGTATGCTTTTGAAAAGGATATGTCTACTAATAAATGGTCTGTTAATAATACTAAACCTAATCCTTCTGTGGAAAAATTGGGCTTAGTCGGTTATAGAGGCGAAAAAACTACTAGTTGTTCTGATTGTATTAAATGTGGCTTCTCTACTGAAGTTATTCCCGGTATTGGTGACGGTGGTTCTGATAAACGTATTTCTTGCGACCCTCGTGGCAAACTTTATCTCGCTGTTTTTGAAGTCCTTGTTCGTAAAAATGTTAAAACAACTGATGCTAATGGCAAATCTTCTTATGTTATGTCTAATGTTAGCTATCCTGTTTCTTCTCTTTTAGATCTTAATGGCAACAATATTGGCGAATTTGTTTTTATGGAAGTTCCTTTAAGTAAAACTAATATTCAAGGTCGCTCTATTAAATCCTCTAATGGTAAAAGAGATCCTGATCTTTCTGTCGTTGGTTTTGAATCTTATTGTCGCGACTTACATTTCCAATTTAAAAATTCTCGTGATCCCCTCCGTAATCCTGTATTTCACTATCTTTCTTTGACTTATCGCAAAAGCCCTGGCCCTTCTCCTCTCTTTCAAGCTCATTTTGGAAGTCTCGGCGCAGTTTTTATTCCTGAGTATTCTCGTGCTTTTAAATCTTGGTCCGTTGAAGTTCCTTCTCCTACTATTGAATCTTTAACTCTTGAACCTTCTACTTCTATTCAAGTCGATGGTACTATTAATGTCCCTTCCTCTCCTTCTCCTTCTCCTTCTCCTTCTATTCGTACTATCTCTCAGCCTTCTGATTATGATCTCGATAGTATGCCTTTTTAATTAAATATATTATTCTTCCTTAACTTCTCTCTCTCTCCCTCTTTAATTTATTTTTTTTAAATTAACTAGTTAATATGTTTTAGGTAAAATAAAAATTGTGTTAAAATATATTAACTGGTATTTAAAAAGATTAAATATGTCATATGAAAATAAAATATTCACCTACATATTCTATATTGAAAGAATGTCCCCGAGAGTATGTAGAGTATTTATCTAAAGAATTAGTACACTTTATTGATGAAGCTACTCTATCTCTTTTTAGTCCTAATTGTTTGACTCTTGCCGCTACTAAAAAATATCTCTTTAAAGCTACTAAAAATAATAATAATACTTGGGATGTTTTTTTGTACTCAGGTTTTATTTCTAGACTCTTAACAGATATTTGGGACGATAATACCGTTATTTCACGCTCTGATTTGGAAATTGTTTCTACTATTCCTAAATATATTCCTCACTCTCTCTCTCTTAGCTCTATCTTACGTCCTCACCAAAAACAAATTGTAACCTCTTGTTTACAATTTAAACGCGGCATTGTAAAATCTCCTACTAGTTCTGGGAAAAGTTTCTGTATCGGCGAATTAGTTAAAATATTTACTCAAGATCATTTGAAAGTATTAATTACAGTTCCTACTATTAATTTGTTATATCAAATGACTCACGATATTAATGACTATTTTTCTCTCTCTCATTCTCCTTTAATTAATATCGGTATTGTCGGCGATGGACATTATATCTTTAATGATGTCACTGTCGGTATTCCTAATTCTTTATCTAATTTATCTAAATCAAAATCTTATTTAAATTCTGTCGATGTTTTGTTGACTGATGAATGTCATTTAACTTGTAATCCTACTTTTCAATCTTTAATTGAACACTTAACTAATCGCCGCATTTCTTTGGCTTTTTCTGCTACTCCCGACATTGTTGGCCCTCACTCTCTCTTTTTAGAAGCCTTTTTTGGTTCTCGTATTTGTACTATCTCTGAACTGGATTTAATACAACAAAATATTATAATGCAACCTAAATTTTATTTCTATACTTCTCCTAAAGGGTTTTTACCTACTTCTTTGCAAAAAAATGCCGCTAATATTAGTACTCTTTCTGACTCTCATAGATATAAAATTTTACCTCTTGTTTATAATAATTTAATTATAAATAATTCAGGTCGTAATCATATTATTGTTACTAAAGCAATTGAAGAAGTTAATAAGAAACAAGGTCCTATTATTATTATTGTTAATAAAGTTAAAGGCGATGGCAATCATGCTGATATTATTTCTTCTCTCTTATCACAACATGGTTTGAATTTTCCTATTATTAGTGGCTATCTTTCTAAGAAAAAAAGAGAACTTATTATTCAAGATTTAAAGGATAGTAAAATAAATGGCGTTATTGCTGGTCCTAAAGTTCTTACTGCAGGTATCAATATTCCTAGTCTTTCTAGTATTATTTTGGCCGCCGCAGGTAAATCTAGTAATGATTTTATACAACGCGTCGGCCGTTTATTACGTAAGAAAGACGGCAAACAATTTCCTACTGTTATTGATTTTATAGATACTCAGTTTTGGTTTAAAAATCAATCCCAAAATAGAATTCAAATTGCTACTACTATATATGGTAAAGAAAATATTAACCTTTTATGAAATTAACTTCTTTTTTTAATCGCAGTTTGGGTACTTGGGAAAGTCATCGTACTTATCTTTATCCTACTTCCGGCACTATCAAAAGTTTCATTACTACCTTTACTTGGACTAATCCTTTTGTTAACTATTATGACGTTGTTTGGTCTTCCATTAACGGCAAAGGTTCTTTTAATTGTACTTTTAACGACGATACTCAAATACAACGGGGCTCTGGCTACTTTACCTCTCATCCTACTACTTCCCGCATTCTTTCTATTTCACACAAAGTATTGCATACACTTACAATCTATAATAATGTCATTTTTGATGAAAAAATTGTATTTTTAAACGATTCTTTTAAAACAAGGCGGACTTTTGGGTACAAACAAAACAAAGATTTAAGTCAAGGTGATTTAATATTGTCGGGTTCTTATCAGGAAAAAAAACTTTAAAATAATGAAAACAGTCTATTTGGCAGGCAGTATTAACGGATTAATTTTTAAGGAAGCTACTCAGTGGCGAGAAACTCTTGGGACTTCATTAACAAAATACGGATATAATGTTTTGTCACCTACTCGCTATTTAAATTCACTTGAATATCTTTCTACCGAAATTTTAAATGATGCGAACTTAACCACCAATCCTTTGTATATTCTACGACGTGATCGCTGGGACATTAAACACTCAGATATCATCATTGCAAAGGTAGATACTTTGGGGCATCTTCCTATGATAGGCACTCTACTGGAATTGGGCATGGCCCTAGAACTTGGAAAACGAGTAATTTTGGTGGGACTCCCTCCAAAATTCTATCACCATCCTTTTTTTCTTAATTTTGAAAAATGTTCTAACCTTGATTCTATTTTTTCTCACCTTCATCTTAAACATGTGTTATAATATCTGAATGACTAAATTATTCACTCAATGTTCTTTAAGAGTCTATAAATTGCAAAATGAATATTTGCAAGATTTGTTATTGGGTGAAAATGAAAAAACAAAAATGTGGTTCATTCATTTGTTAAATTGTCATTTAAATAATTTGGCTGTAAACAAAGATGATAATTGGCTAGGCGTGCCTATTCCTTGGTCTTTTAAACAAAAGTTTTTTCAAGGCGCCAATGTTAATTCTTTAATCGCCAAAGGTTTAATTACAAAATCAGGATATAATCAATATCGTCATTTTTGTACAGCTTTTAAAGTTGCACCTATTGTGATTGAAACTTTAGATGATTTGGCAATTAAAGAATTGTTGGTTAAAAGTGGTTTAAAAAAACGTACTTATTCTGTTTTGGAAAATGTTTCGTTGAGTGCAAAATCTTTAATTAAAAAAAATAGATTTAAATTCAAAGATCAGAAAGAATGTCCTTTTAATGCTTTTGGTATTATAGCGGGATTACGAAATATTCATACCGAGTTTAAACAACAAACAAATTTAAAAAAAAGAAAAAGTTTAAAATTAAAGTTGGCGCACAATATACGGTGTTTTCAAGCAATGTTGGCGCGTACTACTTCAAGAGATTTTTCAAGTGGTATATTTAAGTATATTCCTGAGTATATTGAACCTGTACAGGGTTGTAGATTGTATGAGGTTGGCGGCGGCTATTTGAATCTATCAAAAGAATTAAGGTCTTACTCGATGTCAGGAGCTGAGACTATTAATGTTGACGCAGTTAAATGTCATATTACTATTGCACATCAACATTTAACAAAAATGTTTGACTCTAGTGGGCTAGAAGGAATTCTTAATAATGAAATTAATATTCCTGAATTAACAAAAGGAAGTTTAAAAATTGCATTTTTAAGTGTTTTGAACGGTGCGCGTATTCCTAGAACTCTTAACAAAGTGGCGTCTAAAAATAGATTTACTTTGCAAAAGTTAATTTTGAATGATGAAATTGCAGGTAAGTTGAACTTCCTTGGTCAATTGAAAGTATTAATAGTGCTAGGTACTGCACTTAAAAAGTTTACAAAGAAATTAAGCAAATGGATGCAAACTTGTAAATCATTTTCCAAAATGGCCAAAACATCTGAGAATCTTCAAAGATATGAAAGAGAATATTTGAAAGATTTGCATAATGAATCTGTATCGTATCAACACGATGGCGGTATTCTATTAAGTTCAGCTTTAATTAAATTAAAACAATTGTCTAATATATTACAAATTGAATTAAAACCTATGTCTAAAGTTGAAGCAAGAGTTTCATATAATAATGTTTTGTTACTTAATCAAGCACTAGGTGTTGATAACAAAACAGTAGTTAATATTGATCAATTTGGATTCGCCACAATTTCAGGTTCTGCTTTTCCTATTAACGAACAACCTAACGAAGAATTATCGCAACAATTAATATTTCACAAAATTAATAATGTTTCAGTTATTAAATGTGAAGTTGCAAAGGCATATGCTGACTTAATTAATATAACCATTAAGGCTATAAAAGACGAATACGCTGGCTTAAAAGTTAATAATAAAACTACTCAATTGGAGAGCAAGAATTAAGTTGACATAGGATAGGTATGTCTGAAGGGAATTGATTACAAAAAAATTTATATTGTTATTTGATGAAAATTATATTACTTAATGGGCCACCTAGTAGTGGCAAAGATTTTGCAGCAACTTATATAGTTAAAACTTTTAAAAATACTAGACAAGTAAAATTTGCAGGCATCCTTAAAGAAAAGACTCATGCCTTATATGGATTTATTAATCGTCCTTATAATTATTATGAAGAAGTAAAAGATCTTCCTAATTGTGACTTTTATGGAATTACACCACGTCAAGCATATATAAATGTATCTGAATTATATTTTAAACCAACTCATGGAAAAAATATATTTGGTAAAATCTTAGCAGAAGAATTAAAAGAGTATAACAATAAATTAATTGTTATTTCTGATAGTGGATTCACAGAAGAAGCTGAAGTGTTAATAAAAGAATACGGAGCTCATAATATAATTCTAGTAAAAATTGAAAGAGAAGGGCATACATTTAACGGGGATAGTAGAAGCTATTTAGATTTAGGGCCTGATATATGTACTACTGTAATACAAAATGATGGTTCGCAATTATTTACAGATGCTATATATGACCTTGTGTTTACTATTTTAAATGACTAAGCCTACGTCACCTAGACAACAATTACTAGCTAATGCCTTAATTAAAGCAAAAAAGCCCCGTAAAATTAAAACACCTAATAAAGGTCAAGAAAAACAATGTGTAGATAATTTTAGACATTTAGGAAAATCAGAAGTTAAAACTCCTTTAGGTTATATTGATCTAGTTACTCAAAAATATATAGTAGAATTCAAAATATATACTAATGCAAAAGAAGCCCTAGGCCAAATTTTGTGTTATTCTTATTTTTTTAATCCTCCTAAAAAATTATTAATTGTTTTGTTTGGCAAAGGCTTAAGTACTTGGAAAGGTTATGATGTGTTTGAAAAGATCTGTTGTTTATATGACGTAGAAGTTTTTAAACTATCCCATAATTTAAAATATACTGAATTGAAAATACGCCTAATGTGAACTATCCACCGTTATAGCGCACTTGCTTGACGGGGGAATTCTCATTTAATTAAAAAAATGAAATCTTTATTAAACAAATTATCTGTAAGTATATACGTACATATGTATTGTGCTTACTTTTGTAGAGAGACTTGGTTAAAATATTGTCTATATTGTGTCTTACAAAACAAAAAACCAAGTATTAAAATTTTAGGTAAATTAATTACCATTAAAAAAATAATAAAAAGCTTATGAAAAACTTAATAAATAAAGTAAAAGAAGGGTATTTTTACTTTTTACATTATCCTGAACAAACACTAATTATTGTGCAGATATATGTATTAAATCCTTTTTATTCTTTTATTGAAAAAGTAGTAAGAGTATGTTTTGAATTAATTAGAAAATTTATTTTAATTTTAATTTTAATGTTTTAATTACTTTTTACCGTTAATTTTAACTTAAAATGTAAAATGTAAAATGTAAAAATAGAAGTAAATAGAAATAGATGAGCACAAATATATCGCTTATTAATGTTAAGAAGTATTATAAAAAAGAACCGCATCAAATTGAGGCAGTAGAGTATCTGGGTAATTTATTATTAAAGACTCCTGCGGCTACAAAATTAAAGTTAATAAAAAGTTCTGATTGGATTGAGGCTACAGAGGCAGATCTAAGTTGGTTAGAATTACAATTAAGTAAACCAACGCTTGATAAGTTTATTGCGTTATGGCGGACTAATTTATTTCAACAAAATACACAAAAAGCAGAAGATTTATCTATTAAGTATTTTAGTCAAAGAGATAATGTTCAATCTTGGGCAATTTCTTGTAGTTCTTCTAGCCACTCAATGTATGTAGATTTTATATTAAGAAAAAATAATAAAGGGCAGTTAGTAAATGACAATGAATTTGTTACTAGGGTATATTCTAATAAATATGGAAAATATGCTAATAACAATTCTGCTTCATGGGATATAGTACATAATGTTTGTAAGTCTTTTGGAGTTAAATGTAAGTATTCCAATGCAGGTAAAAAAGCACTTTTAGAAGAATTAGATAAAACTAAAATTACTTGTGTTAATATTTACCACAAAGGTTTAACAAAAAGTTTTAGAGCTGGGGGGCATATTATTGTAATTGTTGATTATGATAAAACTAAAGGATTCTTAATCTATGATCCTTGGGGAACTAAGCCTTCTACTAATTATAGTGATAAACATAAAGGAATATATTGGATGCCTGAAATTGAATTTGATTGGCGTTGGCAAGGAATATTTACACAATTTAATTCACTAGTTTAAATTTTCGAATTAATTTAATATTTAGAGGGGGGAGCCCCTTTTTTTTTATAACATGAAATCTCAAGAAAAAATTTATGTATTTTTGTATTCTTCTGTACTAAAAAGATTTGATACAGAATTAATTTTAAGTAAAGAAAATTTATCAAAATTAGAATTAAGGGCTAGGATAAATACACATAAAGATCTTAATTTATATTGTGTTAGTTTAACACCCGCGCAAGCTTTAAGGTTTAATCAGTCTTTGAATTTTACTAATTTAATACTGGATACCAAAACACATAACAATTTATTTGACAATTTAAATAAAATTCAATTAGGATTTTAAATTCTTTAAAAAATGAATGAACTTACTATTACACTTGTATTAAAAGGAGAATCCTCCTATTTTATCAACTTTGTTAAAACTCAAAGTGGTATGGAATATACAGAATTATTTGCTAAAATGATTGACTTATATAAACAAATTTATTTGAATGAACATGAGCTTGCTTGGGTGCACGGCGATACTATTGTTAAAAAACTTTCAGTAGATAATTTGAAAAGGACTTCTTTATAATGGAAACTAGATTAAACGCTTTATTTGGTTCAGCAGGAACTGGAAAATTACTAACAAATGAAACATTAGTGTTAACGCCTGAAGGATATATTAAGAATAAAGAATTAACAATTAATAGTGAAGTAATATGTGAGGATGGAAATCCCACTAAAATTTTAAATATATGGGAAGGAAAAGACTTAAATATATATAAAGTAGTATTTAATGACGACACGTTTATAGAAGCTTGTGAAGATCATTTATGGAAAGTACAAACAACAAACTTAAAATCATTAAAGAGAAATAAGTATAAAGTGCTTTCTACAAAAGAAATGTTAAAAGATTTTAAAAGTGATAATAAAATAAAAAGCTATAAATATTCTATTCCTTTATGTAGTCCTATTAATATAAACGCACAACTGTTAACATTACATCCTTATATATTAGGATATATGTTAGGAAATGGAAATTTTCAGGAACAAATAACAGTTAGTTGTCCTTTAAAAGATGCAATAGAAATTAAACTTATTTTTGATAACTTATTACCTTTAAATATTAAAACTACATTATTACAAACACCTTTAAATAAGTCTTCAGGTACATTTACGCTATCTAGTGAAATAAAACAATATCTTTCAGATTTAGGTTTATTGTGGTTTTATAATTCCTGTAAATTTATTCCTAATAACTATTTATATTCGTCAATTTCAGATAGATTAAAAATATTAAAAGGATTAATGGATAGTAGGGGAGATATTAATTTAAGCCCTTCTAAAGTTAAAAAAATGACATTTAATACTACATCTAATAAATTAGCAAATGATGTAATGTTTTTAGTTAGATCGTTAGGGGGTATAGCTAAATTAGAACAATATATAGGTAATGAAAATTTTCCAACAGAATACAATGTTTCTATTAGAATTAATTTAAATATATTTTCATTACAACGAAAAAGTGACTTATTTATAGAAGGAAAAATAGGAGATATTTTAAATAAAAAAATAGTTGACATAATTTATGTAGGAAAAAAAGATGGCAGATGTATACAGGTAGAAAATCCTTTACACACATATGTAGTGGAAAACTTTGTAGTCACACATAATAGTTATTATATAAACTCAAAAATACAAGAAGATCCTAAATTTGCGTTAAGAACTGCTACCACAGGGATAGCTGCTTTAAATTTAGGATCTATTAGAGATGCTACAGAAGCTACCACTATTAATTCAGCGTTAGGATATTTTAATGCAGAAAGTTTATTAAGAGCGTTTTGTACAAAAACAATAGATAAATCATTAAGTAAGATTGCTAAGAAATATAATAATATAGTAATTGATGAAATTTCCTTAATAAGCGCCAGCGTATTAGATTTAATTGTTTTATCTTTAGATAGATTTAATAAAGACTATAATAAAGATTTAGGATTATTAATTAGTGGAGATTTAGCCCAATTAGCCCCAGTAGAAGGGGCCCCTATTTTTAGAGCTAAATGTTGGCAAAGATTTGAAATAAAGTATTTAACAGAAGTTAAAAGACAAGATAATAAAGAGTTTATAGAAGCTTTAAGTTGTATAAGAAAAGGAAAAATTCATGAATGTTTAGATTGGCTTAAAAATAATATTAGTTTTGTGCCAGAAGTAGATAGTTATTTTAGAGGTACTACTTTTTTTTCAACAAATAATGAAGTAGAAATGCATAATAAAATTTGTCTTGAAAGACTACGAGGAGAAAGTAGGTGTTATTATGCAACTTTAACAGGTGTGCCCCATCCTACTTGGAATAATTTTCCTTTAAAGCTAGAAGTTAAAAAAGGTTCATTAGTTCAATTATTATATAATAATTTAAAAGAAGGGTTTGCTAACGGGGATACTGCCATAGTTACTGATTTATGGAAAAATACTTTATATCTTTCATTACTTAGAAAAAATAAAGAAATATTTTTAAAACCTCAAGAATTACTTCATTTTGATTTTAGTAAAAATCGTTTTGCAAACAAACAAGAAGCCATAGGAAAGTTAACTGTTATGAGAGCTAGATTAGCTAGCGCGGCTACTATACACAGAGTTCAAGGACTTACCTTAGATAAAGTTCAATTATGTATTAACGGCGAGGGACAAAGATTCTTATCTAAACAAAGTGGCATGATTTATACTGCTTTGAGTAGAGTTAAAACTCCCGAAGGACTTGTTATCGTAGGAACTCCTGAAGATTTAATTAAATGTTGTTTTATAGATCCTTCGTATTTAAAATGGATACAATAAAAATATGGATTCCTTATTTTTAAATAGAATTGAATTAGCAAGAGAAAGTAATAGCTGGATGGAGTTAAATATTGGATTTAATAAAAATAAAGGTACAGTAGATTGTCCGTTTTGTTTTTCTAAAAATAAAGGGTACTTATATGAATATTACTTTAAATGTTTTAGTTCTAAATGTAATGTTAAAGGAGATAAACTTTCTATTTATCAAAAAATAAAACAGTGTTCTTTTTACGAAGCGCTGTTGTTTTTAGAAAATATAGGTAATATTGATATTGAAGTTCAGCAAGAATTTTATACTACACGTACAGAATTTCTTTCTTCTGTACTTAGTGCGTATAATAATGAATTAAATAAAGATTCTAAAGCACAAGATTATTTATTTAGTAGAGGATTTACCCCTGACTTTATTAAACAAGAAGAAATAGGATATGCTCCTACTAATAATGTATTAAAAGATTATTCTATAAATATAAATGCTCTTAGACGCCATAACCTTGCTAATACTACAGGTGAGTTTCTTTTTAATCGTATAATCTTTCCTGTTTATAATTTACAAGGACATTTAGTACATTTGACTGGTCGTTTTTTTCCAGGAGAATGTACTGAGTATAAATACTTAGATACTAAAGCAATACCGATAATTAATTCATGCAAGGATTATTTATTATTTGAAAAACATATACAGTTATATAAAAATAATAAAAAAGTTTTATTTTTAGTAGAAGGGGTAGGGGATGCGTATATATTAAAACAAAGTGGATGCAATGTAGTGGGATTAATGGGCTTAGCTAAAATACTTAAACAAAGTAATAAAATTCAAGATTTTAATACAATTATTGCTGTGTTTGATAATGATAGGTTTGAGGTAGATCATCCCCATTTTCCAGGTCAATTTAAATCGTGGAGAATTGTACTAGAACAACTAGTAAGTCTACAATTGTATTTAGGTAAAGAAGTGCTGATCAAAACAGTCATGGTCCCAGAAGGCTTATCTTTTAATAACAATTTAGTTAAGGATATTAATGATTTTTATCTTTATTTAGAATGTAATTCTTCCAACTTAATAAGAGAACTAAATAGTCTATCTAAAGATATTGTTGAACACTATATAGAACTACATAAAGGAGATATGACTTATCATAAAACGGCAGCCAAACTTATTAATGCAACTAATAGAGGCTTTATTCACTTAGAAAAATTTATTCCTGCGGATCTAACCCCATTACAATATGTTTTAAAAATACTCGGAGACTAATGAAATTAAATTTATATACGTTTAAAGGACCTTCTAGTGCGTTAATAGGACCTTGGATTACTGTAGGGTTTTTACATAATTTTTACAAATTAAATAAAGAAATTATTCCTTCTGTGTTATTAGATCCCGCTCCTTTTAATTTTAATGAAATTCCTTCTAATTTAAGCGAATATGATTATCTTTTAAAAACTAGATTTAGTATGATTTCTATACCTGCAACTACTATAAATAGTAAAGGTTCTTATTCTATTTTGGAAGCAGAATCTAAAATAATGAGTTATTACAAATCAGTATCCCTTACAAAACATCGACCGTTAAAGATTAATAAAATAACCATTCCAGAAACATGGGATGAAAAATTAACAGTATTATGTGCGTGTTTTTATCGTAAACAATATTTAATAAGAAGATCTAATCATTATATACATAAAGTAAATTATATAGAACTAGAAAAAAATATTAATGCGCATAAAGATTTAATATGTACTTTTAAATTTTTACCTTCTAATTATATATTAAGTAATTGTATTTCTTTATGTAAAAATATTGAACCTAAACCTGCTTGGTTTTTGAGAGAATTAATTGATTTAAATAATATACTTAAAAATAAAAATTCATGAATTTAGTAAACTTATTAATAAAAGATATAGTTCAATTTGCAGCAGACCATAATTTAGATTTAAACTTTATAATTAAATTAATTGATTATCGTTTAGCTTCTCATGCAGTAAATTTAGAAGATGACTATGAACTAAACACTTATGTTAATAACATTAGAATAGTTAACGCTTTATTTATAATGTTAGGGTTAGGAACACAATTTAGTGAGAAAGAAAAACTTGCTTATGATAATGAAGCAGTAATTCAATTTTTAGATATGCCTTTCAGACTTACTAACTATAAAAGTTTTAAATTAGAGTTATATGAGACTTATTTTAAAGATGACATTGTATTATTTGAAGAGTTTATTAGTTTAGGTAAATGATCATGAGAAACATTAAGCAATTAGACTCTCTTATTGCTAATGATAACTCTATTTTAATTAAGCAACTTCATATAGTTAGTAATGAAAAAGATGTTCTACATGTTGAAAGAAAACAACAACAAAGAGCAATTACTACTAATATGATGTTGCTTACTTTAAACTATGGGACTAAAAAATATAGTTATCAAGACATAAGATATACATTATTAGATCGTAATTTATTAAATACATCTTATGAAAAATATTCCAATAAATTACGAGGATTAACTATTATAGGTAATTGGATAGATCAAGAATTTTATTTAATTACTTGTTATTGGGATTTTTTAATTAAATCTCGTAAAAGATATTAAACTATAATATTAATATAGTTTTTTTTATATCGTATGAATATTATAGGTATTGACCCTGGATTGAATGGCGGGATTTGTGTTCTTAATCCAACAGGAATAGTGGATATAATAAAAATGCCGTTATGCACTAGACCCCATCGAAAAGGAAATTATATAGATTTAAAAATTGTGTATGAGTTTATAACAAAATATACTTCCAATAATGTAGAAATTGTAGAAGGTATTTATATAGAAAGACAGTTTATTTTAAGAAGTCAAGGAATGTCTAGTGGTAGTAAAACAATGTATCAATTTGGATTATTACACGGATTATGTTTTGCGCAGTGTGATAATTTACAAGAAATTAATGCACAAGATTGGCAGACTTCTATTTTTAAAAAAGTAAATCCTGATGATATAAATCCTTATAATTATAAAAAAACTAAATTACCTGCTATTGCCTATGTAGAACAAACATACGGTAATAGTTATTTATTTACTAGTAAAAGACAAACTAAACCTAGTGATGGATTAGCAGATGCTATTTGTATAGCTGCCTACGGTCTTAGTTTGAAAAAATCGCACTAAAAATAACTTAATTAACACCAATGAAATCTAATAAAATAACTGAAACATCTCAGTATACTTCGCAGAATGATTATAGAACATTTTCAGTTAGTAAAATTAAAACATATAAAGAGTGTTCTCAAATGTTTAAATTAAAGTATGTAGATAAATTAGATGTATATAATCAAAGTACTGCTACTTTAACAGGAACATTAATGCATGCTACTCTTGAATATTTATATGGAGTAGAAGATCCTGAAGTTAACAATGCCCAAGATGCTTTTTTTAAAATACTTTCTACTGAATTTGGTAAAATAGGTATTGTTTCTATTGAAAGTATATTAGGAGAATTATTAGAATATCATGAAGATATTTCTAATTTATATTTAAGAGCTTCGTTTCGTTATAGAGGAGTAGACGCTATTCGCACAGGAAAAGGAGAAGTACCTAAAGTTCCTGAACAAACAGGAATTTGGAAATCTGAAGTTAAAAGATTACGATTAGCAGATAGAAAAGAACTAATTGATTACACTATTCAAAGTGGTAAAAATGGACTAGAATTAGTTTCCATTACTGATGTGTTTTCTAAATCATTTAAACTAGCTTCTAAGTACAGCACTCCTGAAGAATTTAAAGATATTTTACATTTAGAATTGCCCCTTAGTAATTGGGATAAAAAAACTAACACTTTAATAAATCCAGTTCCTTTTCCTGATTGCACACATCCAAATATATATTTAAATGGATTTATTGATAATATTTCTAAAGTGCAAGTAAATGGTCAATTAGTTACTGCTGTAATAGACTATAAAACATCTAAAGAAACTTTTAATAAAAGTATTGTACAACATAATCAACAATTACTGTTATATGCCGCAGGAGCAGAATATGTTTTACAACAACCTATTGAATATATTGGTATTTTATCTTTGTTAAAAAATGATTTAGTCTTAGTTCCTGTGGATAAAGAATTACAGACAGAAGTAATAAAAGGTTTTAATACTGTTATCAACAATATTATTAATAATAACTTTGTTAAACATTATCCTGATTCTAGATATTCTGCTTGTTTAAATAGCTTTAATGCTCCTTGTCCTTTTCTTAAAAATTGTTGGCCCCAATCCTACGAATTTTCTACTCGACATTCTTTTTCTGATGATTTTCTTGTCTCATTTTAAATATTTTATTTGACATTTTGCCTATTTATTGTTAATATACACATGTATTAAATTTAGCGTATATATATATATATATTAACAATATGGCAAGAAGTCATCCAGGATTAAGGTTATTAACTATTTATTTAAGGGTTGAATTTCCTTGGAAAAAAGAATATAGATGTTGTACAGAAGAAATTGATCAAGTATTTAGTTACGAACAAGTAAAAGAAGCGTTAATAAAATTAAAAACAACAGATCCTACTTTGCATAGATTACTTACGTATAGATATATGACAAATAGAAGTAGGTCTGATATTGCGCAATCATTGTTTCTGGATAGTAGTACATTAAAAAGACAATGGGATAAAGCAATGTATATCTTACAAAATTGGCTAATGCACGGTACTTCGTATAATAATGAAATTCCTTTAATTGAAAAATTAGATGGAGTAGATATTATATATCAAGATACTTATAACGAAAATGATTGAAGTAAAACTAAAACCATATCTACTAGATTTTCAATTAAAATTAAAAGAAGCTATTGTTAATACGGGCGTTTTTGGAATAAAAGAATTTTCAGATTTAGAAGAAAGTTTTGCTCTTATTATAGGTAGTTTGCAAGAAAATGAAGATTACTATATAAAAATAGAAGAACATAAAATAGATAGATTTGGTTTATCAGAACATGCAGTTAAATTTGCTAATTCAGGAGTTTCATTAAAAGATACCGCGCAAAGTTTAAGTATTATTAGTGGGCAAGGTATTACCATAGATGAATTGAAATATTGGTATGATAATTATTCTAATATTATGCATACTAGGAAAGTTAAAAATTATGGAAATATTTTTAATGTTCAAGAACGAATGCAAATTATTTTTGAACAATTACAAGATCATTTAGAAGAAATTAGAAGCACTAATAAAGAAGAGTTCTTTAAAGGTAAAACTACTAGAGAACAAGTAATACTAGAAGTATTAAAAGATATTAGAACTTTGACACGAGATGCTAAAGAAATACTTAAAACTGTAAATCAACAGCAAAAATTAGACGAGTTTAAATATTTAGTAATTGATACTATTAGAACTATTGATCCAAATACTGCTCAAGTAATCATACAAAAATTAGAACAAGATAAAGCACTATTTAATGCTTTATTGCCCCCCACTTAATTTTCATTTTTATAAGCATTATAAGAATTCACTTGTGTTTGTACATCAGGTGAATTTGCTTTATTAGCCCCCATAACTTCTGCTTGTGCTAATAAAATAGGGTTCATGGGGTCTTGTTCTTTATTAAAATTAATTACTGCCATTTTATTATTAATTACTACTTTAGTTTTATATACATGATTTTTAGTAATGGGGGCTAATAAAGTACCCCCTGGATTAATAGTTTGAGCCTTGGCTTTATCTCCTGCTTTTAAATCAGAATTACTTGTTTTAGATTTATGTGTTGTTACACTTGCAGCAGTTACTTGTACATGAGGTTTTCCATATGTGTCTAAATCATTATATACTTGTTCTATTTTTGCTAATTGTTGTTGAGTTACTGCACTTGTTCTAGAATTACCTGTTTTAAGCGCAGCAGTAGGGCCTCCTGCATCTTTAGCACTTTTTAATAATTGAGCCCTAGCCTTTTCTTGTATCTTAACTTTTTCAGCTCTTTGTAATGCTTCTTGTGATTTAATTACATTACTATTATCTGCATGTGCTAGTATTTGCTCCCAACTATAACGCCCAATTACTGCATCAGAATAAGCTTCCGCTCTAATACGTAATTCATTTTGAATTACTTCATCAATAATAGGTCGGGGGCCTCCTATAGAACTCTCTGCTGCATTTTGTTTCCAAGCAGAACCAGTATTATATTCTTCTCCTTGACCCAATACATCCCCAAATAATAAAGCAACAGTATCTCTGCCTCCTGGGTTTTCTGCAGCAGACAATAATTGCATCCAATTACTATTAACAATATCTCCAACATACCCTAACAAGAAAGGACTATCTTTAAAATTATGTTTAAATCTTTCTTGATTTCTTATGGCTCTGTAGGGATCTGTTAATCCTATAGATTGACCTATAATAGGAATTTTCATAAATTCTTTAGTAGCATATGACATACCACTAGTCATCTGTTTGCCCCCAAATATTGCGGCAACCCCTACTGCTAACCCCACCCCTACCGTAGATAAAGCCAATACAGGTAAACTTATTGATAAACCAAAAGCAGCAAGTCCTGTTCCAACTATACTTCCTAAAACAAAGCCTCCAGAAAAACCTCCAGTAAAAAAAGCCGCTTCTTTCCCAATTCCAATTTTATTTCCTAAATTATATGCCCCTATTACAGGAGCGCTCGCAACTTTACCTAAGAAATCTCCTGCAGTAAACCCTAAGTCAGCAAATCCTTTATTTAGTCTATTTTCTATATTACTAGAAGAACCTTTTTTGGCTAATTTATCCAACCCTGGTCCAATAATACTTTTCCACGCTGCCCCTCCTATTAACCCTCCTGTTACTAACCCTAAAGCACTCTTCACTATATTACTAGGTTTAGTTAAAAAATTTCTTACTTTTTCGTTACCAAATATTCCTAACAATTTATTACTTGCTAGTCCCAGTCCTACCCCTATTAACGAAGCTAGTAACGATCTTCCTAACTCTTTACTAGCCATTTCTTTATCTAAATCTGTCGCGTACGGATTACTTTGTATTTCTGCTACTCTTAAATAAGAACCTAGTACATCTGCACCACTTAGTACATCAAAAAAAGTACAGCCGGCAACTATTAAACCTTTACCTCCTGCAGCTAAATTATCCCAAAAACCTACATTACCTAAAGGCCGCGTATAATGTAAAGTTTCCCATACATCGTCTGTAAAAGTATCTATAGGATTTCCTTTAACTGAATTATCTCTAACAATACTTTTATTTGATTTTCTTTGAGAACCTTTTGTTGCTTCGCTTATAGTTGCTTGTTGATCTAGTAAAGTAGTAGCTTGTATTATTCCTGCACCTTTTACAACAGCTCCAATAGAGCTACTAGGGTCAACCATTTTTGTTTTTATAGCCATAAGAGCTTTTCGGTTTGCTTCTGCAATTTGAGCAGTATCGTCTATTAAAGTTGAACCCTTACCCTTAAAAGCAATTTTAGAATATTCTTGTTCTACAATTTCTTGTACTTCTTTTTGAAACTTTAATTTGGCTTCTTGATATTTTTGTATGTATACTTGTTTTCTTGATTCTAAAGAAGTAGCAGGGCCAAATTCATCGGCATTAGATATTCCACTTGTATGAAAATCAGGATCTAATAGTTCTGCTACTAACATTTCTTCACCATTTACCATTACTGTTTGTAATAAATGATGATTTACTTTATTCATATCATTTAAATCAAACAATCTATCTAAACCTTGTTTGAATTTGTCTTGAAAATTAGTTACAGCAGATCCTATAAATTCAGATTTACTTATTATTGTGTGTGTTGTAGTGAATATATCATAAACACTTTCTATAATATTACCAGTACTATTTTTATTAAACCATTTTTGTACTTCTCTATGGTCTAATAAAGAAGAAGCAATACTTTTACGAGTTCTTCCTATTGTTTTATTACTTTCATCTAAAGTGTCTTCTACATATGTAAATAGATTTCTTAAGTGCTCTCCTTTAGTTTCTAAAGTGTTAATAAAAATATTACTATCTTTTACATCTAATGCTTCAAAGTAAGGATTAATTTCAAAACGAACATGAAGTGCTTTGCCCTCTTGACCAATATTTAATAAACCTATTACAGAATTAGACCCAGGAACTATTGAACTTCCTTTAGCGATATGTCCATCTACATTCCAATTATATTTTTGTCCCTGAGCTATATGTTCTTTTAATTCTTTTATTATTTTTTTAGTATCGTTAGGATATGCCTTCATTTTGGGCCCTATTGTATTTTCGACACGTCCAAAAATATCTAATAATTCACTTGTACTTTGATTAAAAGTTTTATTTTCTGTTATAGTCGCTATACTATTAACAATTACGGCAGACACCCCTATTACAGTAAAACTTATTCCAGCTATTTTCATCCACTCTGGAATTATAGCAAAAATGCCAGAACTAGAAAGTGGCATAATTACTTTATCGAAATATTGATCATATAGTTCTATTCTACTTTGTTTAAACATTTCTGCTTGAACAGATAAATCTTGTGTTTGATACCATAACTGAGAAATATCTGTAGACATGAATTGAGCATTACCTCTTTGAGGCGGTTGCTTACCACTACCAGTAAAAAATATTACATTAGTTATTGCTGATTTAGTAAAAAAGTTTTCAAAAATACCTTCTTCCATTAATTTAGCAAATTCATTTAATACACTTTTTTCACTACGGGCTAATTTGTTTAAAAATTTATTAACATTTGAAGGATTTTTTCTAACTTTAAGTTTTTCATAGTTTTCCCAGAACATATTAGTATAAAGACTATCTGTTGGTTGCCACGCAATATGTGCAAGTGCTTCTTGACGTAAAGATAATATCATATTTGCTAAACTATCTCCTGCTAAGGCGGCAGAAGTGTCTCTAGAATATTGTCTAGCATTTTTCATTGCATCCATCATACTAGTTGCATTTCTAATATTAACTGTTGCTACATCCCAAGTATCTGGATTATTTTTATCAAAAGTAGCTAACCCTTTATCAATAATGCCACTAAGTCTACCTCGTCCTCCTGTATATTGTGAAAAAATAAATTTAGACGCCATTGAATAAGTAGCTGTAGAAATATCTTGCCCAGGCCCTTGTAATTGAAAATAAGAAGAAGATGTTAATCCTTTATCATCATTGCGTAATGTTCTTCCCCCAAAATCAAAAGTAGCTAAATAAGCATTAGGATTGTCTACAATTAACATTTCTGATAAATCTTTTACTCCTTTTTGTAAATCAGCAATTCCTTTTGCATTTGTTCTTAATTTTTGTCCTGTACTCTTAATCATCTTTCCATCAAGACTACTGACTACAGTATTTAAATCCGCAATATCTCTCCCAGTTATTATACGTAAAGCATCTGCACCTATGCTTATAAACCCTTCTAAACCGACAATACTTCCATCTTGTCTACGCTGTCCTATTTTACCTACTTGATTAGCTTTGTTATATAGTCTATCTAAATAACTATCTTTTCCTATTTCTCCCCCTTGATTACCTACCGTAGTTATTCCTAACTTTACTAAGTACCCTACAACTAAAAAGGCAGTTGCTCTTTTACTAAAAGAAGTTAAAGAAGAAATACGCTGAAACCCTTTATCTAAATTATTTAATTTAGATATTCCCTTTCCATTAACTTGAGTTAATTTTTCATCTATATTTGTTAAGAATTTTTTATAAGTAGATTCTTCTTCTGTTGCGAAAGGAAGTCCTTTTGCTTTTTGATTTTGTAAAGCAATAAACTCTTGTAATTCTTCTTTTCCTAAAGCATGTCTTAATTTTAAAACATCTTCTACTTTTTCTAAATGAGTTGGTAATTTTGCCGCAGGATTACCCCGAACTCCCTCTAAGTACTCTTCATAGTCTTTAAATTCATTATTAAGATTTAATAAACTTTTAAGTAATGTTGTTGATTCTTTATCTGAGGCCCACCTACTCACAGAAAATAGTATATTAGTTCCTTGTACTTTTATTTTATTTAGTACACCTGTAGTTTTAATTCCTTGTATATTTGCTAGTTCTTTTTGAGCAAAATTAATTAATGTTTGTCTTTGATTTCTATTAGGAGATATAGTTATAGAAGCAATTCCAGTAGTACCTAAACCTAAAATTCCTGCTACTCCTGCATGATGTAAAAAGTTACCTTTAGTATTTAAATTATAATCATCATAAGCATTTCCTTTATTATCATATACAATATGACGATCCATCATTTGAGCTATACCAAACTCACTGCTTGTTTTGGCATAATTATAAATAGTTGCTGCAAAAAATATTCCGCCTAATTTATTTTTACTTAATAAAGCACTATTTTTAAATACAAATTTTGTAATTTTATTATTTAAAACAATGGAAACATACTTATTATTTGACATATTAGACCCAACTTTTGTCATGGTTCTTTCTATATCTTCTGCCATAGAAGCAGCATGAGTATTTTTACTTTTTAAAAATTCAATTACAGTTGTGGAAGGATTTCTACTAAAACTTTTTATTAAAGGAATACTACTACGAATATTTAAATTTAGTATACCTCCTGCAGAACCTCCTATCGCAAGATAAATAGCTTTTCTTCTTTCTTCTTGATCTTCTATTTTTAATAACGTTTCTTGACTTTCGTTAGCAGCTATACTTGACTTTAATTTAAAATGTTTAACTACATCACTAGTAAGACTTCCTGCAACTCCTCCCAGAAACGCTCCTATTGCTAAATATTTAATTTGATCTGCATATCTTAATTTTCCTCCTTCTTTAATTTCTCCCCATAATCCTTTAGCTCCATCTACATTGTCTAAAGTATTTAATTTTGCAGTCTCTCCTGGACTCATTACACTTAGTTCCGCAGTACTAAATTCTCTTAGCATATCTGCTGCTTGAGTGGCTCTAGGTACAGAATTTTTAAATAATTCATAAGCCATTTGAGCATCAGTTCCCTGTAATGTAGAAAAAATGCTTACACTAGTTCTAATGAAAAATGAAGTTATTTTTTCTGAAGCATTCATTACAAATCTACTTGCAGAAAATAAATCTCCAGCGGCTTGATTAAAATTAGCAGAAGCTGCATTAAACATTTGTGCTCCTGTTAAATTATAAACTTGTTTACTCATCCACCCCGCAGTATTATACACAATACCTACTCCTGCTGTGGCTGCTGCCGCCCAAACCCCTACTTTGATAGCAAAGTTTGGTACAGCCATTAAATTATTTTCAGAATTATATGTAAATCCAAAAAATCCTTCTCCAGGCGTATACGCAATAGGTAATTCTACAGATAAAGATGTTCCCAATATTGCTCCCGATTGAATACCTAAACTATATTTTCTAATAGTTCTTTCACTATCAGGTCCCGTTCTTTCCTTAACTTCTCCTCTTCTACCTTCTATTTTTTCTGCTACAAAAAATTGTAATATAGGTAATGGCGATTGTTTTGCTATTACTTGCGTTTCTCCTACACTAGCTATATTTGTTGCTAACGTTTTAGTTCCTCCAAATTGAGCCGCATACGCAGACATTCCTACACTAAATGTATTATCATTATTTTCTTTTTCTAATACCGCACTTGAATAACTAGATAATTGCGCTACTAATTTAGTACTTTCAGGATCTAATTCTTTTCCTCCTCTTCCTATTTTAGTTACTCTTATTCCTGCCCAATTTAAAGCGCTCATAACAGATGCAGCAACTATACCTACTCCTAATCCTAATCCAGCACTAGATTTAAATATACCTGCACCTATCCCTAACCCAACACCTGCTATTAAAGGATCTAGTGAACCTTTTTGTTTTACATCAGGATCTAATGCAGAGTTTACCATCCAAAAAGCTCCACCAATAAAAGCACCCGCTATAGCTCCTGTAACTGCTTTAGTTTTAAATATGTTTTTACCAGCATCTAAAATTTGACCCCTTGCTTTTGCTACTTCTTTTCCTTGCTTTACAGTCTTAGCTACATAACTATTATCCGCCCACGCCCCTAATAACAATCCTCCCAAACCTAACCCTGCCACCATTCCAAAATATATCTTATCGTCTGGGGATTCTGACATAGCTGTTAACGTAGATACTGCTACTTCTCTTAACGCATTTGTAGCTAATAACGCAATAGCACCAAACATAAACGCTCTAGTTGGAACATTTTCTGCATATTTTTGTAATATTCTTTCTGTTTTAAATCCTTCATTAGTTCTTGTTAATATTGTTTCTGTAATAAAATGAATGTTGTCTGTATTTGATACTGTTTTTCTAACTTTAATTATCGAATCATGACCCGGGGCCATATTAGTAATAATACTTTTATCTACTGATCTACCTACTTTATCTACAATTTCTATTGCTTCTCTTTGTGCCATTTTTTGCACAGTTTCTATATCAAAAGTATATGGTAGATAATTTTCAGTAGTCATTCTTTTAGCTACAGAATATCCTAAGCCATATGTACCTGCTATTAATGCAGAATCTGTAACAAAATTTACTGCTGTTTGACTAACACCAATCCCAGCATTATTTAAAGCCACTGTTAAAACTTCTGTAGGGATAAATCTATTAGCTTCAAATTTAACTGCTAGGTCTTCATCTTCTCCAAAAAGTGCAAAGCCTACTTGAGTAGCTATAGATGTTCCTTTAGTACTTTGCATCATATTATTTAACGCTAAACCCATAAATACAGCAACAGCAAAATAACTCTTAGTGTCTTGTAATAGTCCTTCTGCTCTAACATTGCCACTAAATCTTTTTGAATTACGCATTAACTGGCCAGTAACATCTCGAATACCCGCACTATCTATTGCTCTATTCATACTTTCTAAAGATATTCCATCTTTTTTAACAGCATGACTATAATCTAAAACTTTATCTAATAAGTCAACACTTTCATCTACATTTCCTACTACCATATCTAAAGAAGCTTTAGACGGATCTAAAGTATTAGCTTTATGTGCAAATCTAAAACCTTCCATTTTAGCCTTTTCAGCAGCCTTAAGTACTAGAACTTCTTGCTTTCTAAATTGTTTAGTAAATTCTACTATTTTTATAGTATCTTTAGGTTCTGGGGCCCATAAAGATTTTATATTTGTCCATACTTGACCCAGTATTCTATCTACACTCTCTAATCTAGCTTTTACTTTATTAGAAATATTCTGGTCAAATAACACTCTTTTACCATGTACGTCTACGTCATTTGTTACTACTTCAAATTGTTTAAATACTGCACTAATAGATGTTTGTCCTGTCAATACTCTTTCAGTATAATCTGCAGCATCTCTAAAACTAAATAGTTGTCCTACTGATATAAACTCATCTGCATATTCTGCAGATCCATTAAATAAACCCCATTTTAATGGATTTAAAGGTATCATTTCTAATATATCTTGCAACGCTGCCGCAATATTAGTTTTATATCTACTTCCTGTGCCTGTTGTAGTAATTTCTAATTGATCTGCATGTACTCCTAATTGTCTACTAAGTCCTTGCTTAGCAATTCTTAATTGTTCTTTTCTTTCAAATAAAATATCAACTTTATTTTTTTGTATTTGCGGCACTAATTTTAAAGCTTCTTTTTTACCTCCATTTCTAAACATGATATTGTGCGCAACTTCTGCAGAAAGTGCCGCTCCATTTTTATCAGTTAAAATCTTAAATAATTCTTCATTATTTTGAATTAAATGAGTGTTGATTTTATTTGTGGAACTTTTATACACACTAGATAAAGTAGAAAAATCAGAAACAGGCACTAACGCACTTCTTTTAATATGTATTTCTTTTTTGTTACTTTTAGCTGCCGCTATTTTAATATCTTCACTAATGTTCTCTACTTGTATACTCTCAATTCCTCTGAAAGAAAAACTTTCGTTTGCTTTGAATTTTAAATCTAAATCTACAGGTTTCGATATTGTTTTAATTAATTTGTCTACTGCTAAATTAAATTGATCATAACTATTTATTCTTCTAGCCCCTGTAGGTGAATTGGGCTCTTGCATAGATCCAGAAACACTAGCATTGAAAGGATTAATTACATCCATTAAGAAAGGTTTAAATATTCCTTTCATTATTGTCTCTGCTCTTCCCCTTTGTATCATTAATTGCACTTTATATCCAGATTTTTCTCCTCCGTTATGAGCAAAAAATGCGGGTGTTTCAGGTGTATCTTTTAATATTTTTTGTTCAAATACTGCTGACGCTAATCCTCCTTCTTTATGCGTATACGATGCTAAATTAGACCCAAAATAATATTCCGCCGCTATTCTCCCTATCGGTATTTTTGGTATTGGTAATATTCCTCCATTTCTTGCAGTATTACTTAGTAATACACTTTGTAAAGTATTATCTATATAAGATTTACTGATATTAGCACTTAACATTTCTAAAGGTTGTGTGACTGCTACGTACATTCCTAAAGATTGGGCCATTGCTAATGCAAAAGAGGTAGTGTCTTCAAACATAGTTTGAAACATTCCTGATTTATCTTCCATTACGTTTCTTCTTAATCCTGACTTATAATCTTGCCCTAGTAACGCCGCGTCAGGGTTCATGTTTGCGTAATATAAATAACTTTCATCTAATATTTTTCCAGCAATACCTGCAATGGAAGGTAATGCTCCTATTTCATCTTTGTATAATCTGCCCCAACCTTTAGGGATAAATACACTTCTATTAAGCCAATTACCAACTCCTCCTGCAGATAAGCCTGTGTCGTAAGCTTGGGCCGCAAATCTTTCCCAACTACTAAGTGGTTCATTCCCTAAAAGAGTATTATTGTACTCCATTAATGATTCTGCTAATCCTTTATAAGGTACTACATTAGCTAACGAATCATATCCGGCTTGTTTCATTAAGGTAGATTCAATACTTGCTCCATAATGCGCAGAAGCACCTAAAGAGGCAGAAAGCGTAAAATAAGTATCTTCATCTGATAATATAAACGCATATTCATTATTAGCTAATCCTTGTTTTTTAAATTCTTGTGACTTAATTTCAGTCTCTAGTCTTTTTTTGAATCCATGTATCTTAGGATCTACTTTACCTTTTCTAAAATCAGTTGGATTTATAAAATCTTCTTTAGCAAAAATTCCAATCTTTTGTTGATATGCTTCTATCATAGAATTATATCTATTGTATGCTGCATCAGAACCATCAAAATGCTCAGAAGAAGGTAATTCTGTAAAGGCTAATCCTTCCCTAACTAGACGATCACTTAATAATTCTCCTTTTTCATTAGCTATAGAAACTACTTTTCTTCCATATACATCTTGACTTTCTATAGTTAAGTTAATATTTTGAGCACTTTTAATAAATTTATCTGCAACTGCTCTAGCTTCGTTTCCTTGATCTTGAGTATTATAATCTACTTTAGATCTTTTATGATCACTACGTACATCTTTTAATTTTTTTTCATGTGCTCTTTTGGCTTCCCATTTTTCTCTGTTAGTTTTGGCGTGAACTTTATCATACACAGATAATTCTGGAGAGTCCGCCCCTTCTAATCTAACTTTTCCTTTATTTTTTATATAAAACGTATCCGCATCTATTGAGGAAAATTCAGCGGGATCTATTTCAAAAGAAGTATCTTTTGCGTATATACTTTGACTTATTTCAGCCGCATCCCCTCTTTTACTATTTAATAATAATAATCCTGCTACTGCTGCTGTTCCTATTAAACCAGTTTTTCCTACTTTAGAATTAGTTATTGTTTTAAGAACATTTAGGGCAGGCGCTGGGTTTTTTATTAATTGATTTAACCCTACTCCTCCCCCTATTGTAGTAGCAACTCCTATACTTCCTAAAGCACCTATAGTTACTAAACGTGCTTGTTCTTCTTCTAATCCTTGACGTTGTAATATTTTTTTAGCTTCTCCTGGTACTCTAGATACTCTAGATAGTAACGACGTTGTATTACTATTACTATTACTATTACTAAAAGATAAGTTAGAAAATATATCCTTAGGTATACTTGCTGTCTTAGATATAATTGTTTTTATATTACTCATAGAAGTATTTATTGCTTCTTGATTATAATTTAGTACATTAATATCTTTTTTCGTGGCTTTAAGATTATTAAAATCTACTAGTTTACTATCTTCAAATTGTTTAGTACTAGGGCCAAATGTTTCTATAGACTTAAAACTAGGACCAAACACTTCAGGTGAATTATTGCTTATATTTTGCATATTTATGAAAATTAAAAATCAATGTTGTGAAAATACAGGGGTTTGGGTGGAGTATGAAACTAGTCTTTCTATCTTTGTAGAAAAAGATTTAAAATCCCATTGAGCTTTTTTAAGAACAATTTTCTTGAATTAGCAATTCTGTATTACTGAAAGGAAGTATATAATTGACTGTAGATAAAGTAGGCCCGTCTACTAAATCTCCATCTACAGTTTGTATATCTCTAACTAAAGTAGAAGAAATTAATGCTTTGCTAAAATTCCACAATAAACTTTCATCATTAAAATTAAAAGTTTCTGTGATTATTTGTTCAGTAAATTCTGTATAACTATTTAAAGGAAAACAAAATATATCTGAAAAATTACTATCTGTTATTACGTCTGTAACTACATTTCCAACAATAGATCGTAAAGAAGGAACTTGTTTATTTACTAGACGGGAATAATTTAAAGAAGACGTTTCTGTATAGTAATTTGAAGCATAAATGTAATTATAATTATAATTATAATTATAATTATAGTTATAGTTAGCAGTGTAATTATAATCTAAATAAGGAACATGCCAATATTCTGTTTTAAGTTTTTTAATAGAAATTGAAGCTGATAGATTAATATTAGGAATCCATTCATAATAATCTACTTTATAGCTACTATTAATTCCATAAGAAAGAGAAGGTTCTAATACAACTCTGATTTGATTTTTAAGTAAGGAATTAATACTTTTATGTATAGGAATTTTAATAGTAAATCTATCTTGGTCGGCCGGGCTATAAATTTTAATAAAATAACGAGGCGCTAAAATATAAGGCTGGTCTGCAATAGTAATATTTGAAGGATCTGTGTATAAATCAATTGGATCTTCTTTATTTAAATCAAATTCATTAGACCTTAAATAACTAGTATTTAACTTAAAATCTATGTATATAGGAACTTTCATAGTATAAACATGCACAATATATTTATTATTATGCATGTTTATACCTATATTTTAATCTAAATACGCCTGGCTCTAGTATTATAAAGTCTATCTATGGCAGTGCCTAATTTTAAGCGTTCTTTACTAGTTTTACTATTTGTTACATTAATATGGGCAAGAGGCGTTAATCCTACAGAAGGAATATTTTCTGCACTTAATCCTATATTTAAAGTTAATCCAGTTTGGATCATATGTTGATGACATTGATATACCGCATTAACAATAGCATCCGCTAAATCTTTACCCGCAGTTGGATGTATTATTTGTCTATTAGGCCGTAATACTAATTCAGATAATTCTGTGATTGCATTGTTAGACCATAAACTATCCTTAGGTAATACTATATAATTATGCGCTAATAAATCTCTAAATAAAGTGAAATAAATAAATTGATTTTCTCGACTACACGAAGCTGTTTGAGCATCAATTCCTTGAGCATTTAATTTTTGTATAAGAGATTGACTATTGTGGTTTATAAATTCTGAACAATAAGTATGATCTCCTGAAACCTCCATATGCATAATTGTAGACATAGTTTTTTTGATAGAAATAATTCTATCGTTAAAATTATCTACTGTATTAGTATTTAATAACAAAATAGCTTTTTCTAATTCATTGCTTTTTAAGTAGCCCCTAAATCCTACTGCATTTTTAAAATGTATTAAATCATAGTCTGAAATAACTACTTTGTAATAAATAATATTATCTTCAAAATAAGGTTTTTTATAATATTTGTTACGAGTAGACTTAATACCTAAATATAATAATAATTGTTGTAATTGAATACTGAGTTTTTTAGAAACAGTAGTTAACTCTATAAATAATCTTGCTGATTTTTTTAAAGTGGCTTCTTGTATGTATATAGTTCCTTTTCCTTCAAACAATCCAGAAATTAATAATCCAATTTCTTTTTTTGTAGCAGTAAATATATAGTTGGGAATTTTTTTATTAAAATCTTCTGTTTGTAAATCTAAATCTTTAGTTAGTTTGCAATAATACTTTTTATTAGTTACAGATACTTCTTTCAAAATTGGATTATTAGGATTACTAGAGACTCTAGAATAAACATGAGGTTGTGTTCTTATTAGTTGCTTAATACTAAATTTATAATCATTTATAACGTCTTCTTCTAGATTAGAAAATCTTATATTATCTTTAAAATCTCCCCAATGTCCTTTAGCTATTAAATAACCTAAAACTAACGCTTCATGTTCTTGATATAAACTAGGTTGTTTATTAACAGTAGTTACTACCGGAATATTTAATCTTAACTTATCCCCAATATTTAAATTTTGTAATTCTTGAAAAATATTGTCTGTTGTTAATAAAGGATGGTTATATGTTCCTTCAATCACATACCCTTTTTCTGTAGTTATTTTTAATGTAGGTATATTCTCTTTTTTTTCTAAATTAACTATTTTATTAACACCTTTATTAGATATTACTTCTTGATGTAATTGCAAAGTATTAAGTGGTTTAAAGCCGTTTTTAGTTAAAATTAAAGAATCTTCTTGTAAACAATTCCACTGATCAAAAGTTACTTTACCGACACGTCTTTTAGAAATAATTTCTTTTAGTTTATCTTCTATATCAATAAAAGAAACTATTCTTTTTAAACCTTTATTGTCGGTATGAGGTTCCCATTTTAGTAACGCATCTATTTGTATTTTCCATGTATCTTCTACCAATACTGTGCGAGCAATTGCTAAAGCTGCACTATCTTTTTTTAAAGCAGGATCTACATGTATAAAACTAACAGAATCTTCTGGTGTATTGGGAGTTATTCTTAAAATATCTACACCTGCATAATACTTATATCCTGTGTTAGTCTTAGTATCTATTTGAGAAGGAATTGCATCAATAATACTAACGCAGGTAGCTGCTTTATCTAGATTTTCTATATCAATAAAAGTATTAAATTTAGTAAAACGTATACCTTCATATTCTCTACGAGCTTTAATAAAATCGTTAGTATAATCAGAAACAATAACGGGAGTAACTCCTTTTTTTAAATTTAAATTAACTTGAAAAGTAGTAAGTTTAAAAGCAAGAGTATTTGGATCTCTCTGGGCTCTATTATATAAAATCTCTATAGGATCATTAGGTTCCCAAGCAGAAGATATAGCCACTTTTTTAAAATGATGCCCAAAAGTAGAACCCCCCGCACCAATATTTTCCCAAATTTCAAAAGCTTTATTTTTACCTTCTTCTCCTATTGTCTCAAATCTAGCAACTTCATCTAGTAACATACATTTAAGTGTATACCCTACCAACGATTTACTATTAGTATGTTTTGCAAAGATAGATACATTCTTGCTATAACATCTAATTTCTTCAGATAATATTTCTATTTCGCCTTTATTTTGTAACGCAGTAAAATATCTAGAATTATTTGCGTAACCTCTAATAGCAGCAAATATTGTTTCTTTTACTTGAGCTTGTGATTGAGCCATTACTAATATAGCAATAGGAGATCCACTTAAAATTCCATACTGTTTATGAGGGTTATCTAAAATTATTAAGTCATAAAATTCTTTTAAAGCAATAATAGATGCCATTGTAGAATTATGTGAAATAATACCATTTCCTATTACATGAGTATCTGCTACTTCTAACGCAATAGTTTGTTCAATTGCATATGGCGTGATTTCACCTATATATTCCCAATTAATTTCATTAGTACACCAATCATATAATTGCAGTGTTAACGTATTATTTTCTTCATGATACTTTTGTAGTATATTTTTGTGACCTCTTTTGCTAGGTTCATTTGTTCCTTTGCAACTATGCGGTATCCCCCTAGGTAATACATTTTCTTTTGTTGATCCATTACTAACTAAACTTTTGTTCTTTTTACATAATTTCTTTCTTATGAATTCTTCCCCTTTAAATATGTCATACCCAAACGTGGCTAGTAGTACGTGTATACTCTCTGTATTATATATCCAAAATTGCTTTTTGAATTTATCTTGAGGAACACAATCAGTAGTGATTCCAAATTTTAAAAATTGACGGGCAATTAGTCCTACAAATTTTTCTAATCTAATCTTTATACATAACGTTTGATTGTATCCATCATTCTCTCTGAATGCAGTTTCATCCATAAGCATTCTTCCATATTTTAAAATATAAAATAATAAAGTATGCAAACTTTCTTTATCTAAACTTCCTAATAATTCTGTACTAAGACTGTCAATTACGTTTTTTAAATAAGAACGTAGTGTCTCTTTAAATTTATCCTTCTTTATAATACCTATATTAAAATACTTAACAATTTTAGGTATAAAATCTTTTTTACCTTGAGGATTTGCTTCCAGAGAATACGCAGTTAACGCAATTGCTATTATTTCTAAATAGTCTTTGTCTAATTTGTGGGTCCCAAATAAAGGTAGATGCGTAGATGTTGCAATTAAGTCTCCTTTTTTTAGATCTTTTAATTGTTTCCAATATGGAACAGGTTTATTTTTTCCTCCCCATGTAAGAAAAGGATGATTCTCATTTACTATTTCTACTTTTCCTGTTTCTGTTCTTACTAAATATGTTTGCTCTACTGCATTTAACTCACTTTTAATATCATACGTCAAAAAACTTTTAACTATATTTTTACTAAAATCATAAGTATAAATACCTACTTTTTGTTTTTTAGAAAGTAATTCATGTAATTCACCATAAGTAATATCACCTTTAGTAGTAGCAATAATTGCGGAAGAAGAATTACAATTATGAGTAATAATATTATTACTTATTAAAAATAAACCACCTTCAACAGTGATGCACTTAACAGGTAAGGTAGGTATTAAAATTGCAGATGTAATAAATCTTTTGTTATTGTCAGTTGTACAAGGTGTATATCTTTTTATCTTTCTTGGTACAGATATAGGAAAAATATCAGATCTTAAGCTTATTTCTTCATAGATTTTTGAAGATGTTTTAGTATTATTTGTAATATAACTGCTTGGATATTTAGCTCTAGTTGCATAAGCCCCTAAAGATACGGCAAGTTTAAACACGCTTTCTGTTAAATTAAAATTGGTATTTATAAAAGTCGTTTTACCTTTTTTAGATACTGTTCCGTCAGTATCCATTAATCCTTTTAATAAATGAATGCGTTGTGCTAAAGAAGAATAAAGATATTTAGTAGGAATATGTTTATTTTTTAATAAATTTAATTGCTGTAATTCTTTATTTAATCTTTCAGAATAAAATTTATATGTATAATCATTACTAGATTCCCCTGTAACGTAGTAACCTAGTTTATTAAATTTATTCATTATAAAATAAATATCTTCTTTACTAGCTGTAATTTCCCCTTTGCGAGAAGTTCCATTTCCTAACCAAACTCCTAGTACCCAAGGATGTATTAATAAAGATTGTTTTGAGTATTTTAAAGGTTTTGCTAATTCAATACTATGATTAGGTTCTAATGTCCCGTCTTTTCTTTTTATAAATAAACTATTAACTATTTCTTTAGTTGTTTTTATTGTAGAATTACCTATTTTTTTAGAAGCGTTGTCCTTAGTTTTCCATAGATGACCCTCATCACATTTCACCTTAGAACCATCATCAAACGTTAATTCATATATATTATGATTATGAAATATTTCAGTTTCCTCTAATACTTTAACAGGAGTTCCCTTAACCCCAAATACATAATCTCCTTTTTTAATATTTCTAAATTTTTTAGTTCCTTCAGGAGTCTCAATTAGCGTATTTAAATCAAGTGCTTTACTTGCGCGTCTACCAGCTTCTAAAACTAAAGAAATATATTTTCTATCATGAACCCAAGTAGAACGTTCTTCTTTTACCCAATCAACTAAAATATCTTGTTCTTGTTGAGTTAAAGGTTCTTTATAAAATGATTTTAATATTGCTTTTTGTGTTGGAAAAAGTTGAAAGTCAGGATCATTATTAAAAATAATTCTGTTAGCAAATTCAATTATAGACATGTTGCCTTGTGATTGTAGATTTGCCGCCGTCATTTCATTAATAAAATCGTTAAAAAAATGTTCGTTAGGATTGTTATTAGATTTATTCATAAATAGTTAAGACGTTAATGTAATTACATCATCTAATGGTTTATTACTATATTGTACTACTGTATTAAACATTCTATTTAGTAACGTAACATCAATATTACTTCCTACAAAAATAGGAGAACTTGCATCTTTTATAAAAACTATATTGCTGTCTGGATAAGTTATTTTTGTTTGCGTTAAAGTTACAAACTCTTCTATTAATAAATAACAAGAATTAGTTACATTAAATGTAAACATATCATTATTTTTAATAATTTGAAGATTTTCTGGTCTATTATATATAAAATTAGAAGATGTATTTAAAGTACTATCTGTTTTAAATATAGGGATAGATCTTCCTGTATTATTAATAATTGATAAATTACTAATAGTATTTTCTTCCAATATTCTAAAATCTTGATTTGATACTGTTGAATTTTTAGAATGAAGATTTATTAATAAAAATTTAATATTAGGCTGCCCTAGGTAATTTTTATATTTCAAAAAGTAACCACTAGTATTTACAGAATTTAAAATTAAGTTTTTATCTAATCTGCTTTCTCCAAAAACTCCTAAATGTGATCTAACTGTATATAATAAATCACCGTTTAAATTAAATACTTGATAAGGTTCTTCAATATTTATAGACTTATTGGAATTTATACCTAATCTTAAGTCTATAAATAAATTCCAAGGAGAAAGAAGTAAAATATCATTTTCATATTTTAAAATTAAATTTAAAAAATTAAATAACTCTACTTTTTGAGAAGGAGTTAATGATTTAAAAGTTTCATTTCTACTTATTTTTAAAGATTCTTTAACGTAACTAATAAAGGTTTCTACTCCTCCATATGTAGTTAGAATCCAAGGAACTCTTCTTTTTAATTCTTTAATTAATTGTAATTTAATCATATGACTTGGGTCGCATTAACTAACTTAAAAGTATAGTTAAAAGTGCTTCCTTCTAATAATGTATATGGCGTAAAAGGGGCTAATACATTATTTACTGGCTCGATGAAAATAATTGTTCCTACTATGTCTCCTCTATTATTTCCATTACTAGTAGAAGCTCCTGTTATGTTGGCCCCTCTTAATACTACAATATGAGTAAAAGGATCAAAATTATCTCCAAAAGCAGTAAACGATGCGTTTAAAGTAGTTTCTGTTTGATTAGAAGAAATTACTTGAGTAACAATTGTATTATTTGGAATAAGATGCCGTTTATATCCTTTTAAGCTTACATTGCCAATTTCTTCATTAATTAAATTAGACGTAGCATAATTTCTTCGAGCTTCTAATTGGGCGGCATTAGGAGTGTCTGTTATTCCTAAATTAATATTAGATATTAAGGCAATAATTAAATTACTACCTAAATAATCTACAAGTAATTTCTCTTTAATCGCATATGTATATGTTGGTATCATGTTAAGTTAATATTATTTTATTATTTGAACTTGTTTGATTAATACTAATATAGCTTGTATTAAATGTTAGGTTAAACTTAAACCCTATATCAGTATTATTTAATTGTAATTTAACAAAATCTAATGATAGATTTGTAGGAGCTGAGGTTAGTAAAATTTTACCAACTTGTTGGCTCGTTTCTATAATATTATATTCATACCATTTTTTAATAGAAGAAAAATCTTTTGTTGTAACCTTACCCGTGAATTGTAATTCTTCTATTATTCCTAAATATAATTCTGCTTTCGACGGCGGATTATATTTCTGAGAAAATAAACTATTTTCATTTTGTAGTGCATACGTACTTATTACATAACTATCATTGTGAAAATATAACGGTCTCATATTTGAGTAATATGTCACTGTTTCATCATCACAATACGTACTTGTATCTATATATTCATACAACATATCTCCTGTTGGCCCTAAAAAACTATATCCTGTGAATCTAAATAAAGATGCCAGTGGATGTTTATTTTTTTCATTACTCGTCTTATAATAATGAATATTTGGCCGCGAATACGGTATCAGTATTTGATAACTAATTGTTTGTATTAATATATTACTTGCTTGCTTTATATCATAATATTGATATGTCGGCAATATATTAGGATATATATTAATTAAGTCATTATACTTACTAAGCGGAATATAAAAGAATTTCCATTCTTCAAATGTAGTATTACTTGTTATTCCTGTATCTATTAATTCATAGTAATAATTGTCTTTTACATCTTTGTATAACGAAGTAGGTCTATATACTACATTTGTAAATTTTATATTAGGCCATTGTTTTAATTTATTTAATTCGTCTAAACTATTAAGCCTAGATGATAAATAAATTAATCTATAATCTTTTTGGTATAAAGGATTTTTATTTCGTTGTTGAAAAATTAAATCTAAATAATTATTTATCATCCTAATTATAAACCGTTAAATTGGTAATCTGTAATTAAATATACGGAAGACGTTGTCGTATAAGCTTTACAAGAAATAGTATGTATATTTGGATTTAAAGCTTGTTCTCCTTTTGAAGTAATTACTTTAATAGGAGGTTTGAGAATTTCTATTTGTGCAGATATATTTATATAATCTAAATTAATAGCACTTGCTGTTAAACTTCCTGGTTTTATACGAATATAATCTTGTAATGAAATATTCTCTAATCCTACTATACGTAAGGAAGATTCTCTAACAGATTGATAAAATTGTTCTACTCGAAAATGAAGGTTTTTTCGATTTTCAGTTTCTTGATTAGCTAAAATTTGTAAATATTTTATAAATTCTGTATTTACAAAAGCATAAGAAGTGGCAATTTTTGCAATCTTTATTTTTTGCTCTTCTTCAGTGAAAGAAACAAGAGGATTTGTATCTAGTACTGTTGATGTTTTTGAAGACACTGTAAAAGTCATTCCTGTTTCTTCTTTTATAGGCACTTCATTTGTATCAACGTCTTCTTGTTGAATAGAATTTTGATCTAAAAAAGGTGTCTTTGACTTTGTTTCATTAGTAACAGTATCTATATCTGTACCTTCTTTTTTTACTGATTCAGTTGTGCAAAATTCTTTTTTAGGAGTAACTAAACTTAAATATTCATTTAAAAGAAAATCAATACCCTCTTGTGAATCAGAGGCTTCCCTATAATGTATTAGAGAAAATATGCTTTTTAAATTTCCTAAAGGATTTTTATCTTTTATGTTTCCTTTACTATCTGTTCTATAAAATAATTTATTATTTTTATTATATCTAGCAAACCCCCCTTTACCCTTAATAGGTATTTTATTAGTCGCCCATGTAAATCCTTTTATTTCTGTTTGACCTTTTATTTCAACAGTAGCTGTAATTATAATATCTATTAAGTAATTAAATGTAGTTGTTTTTTTATGTGCCCCAAAAGATTTAGAGGTAAGTGTAAGCTGATCATATTGAGTTCCTATTATATTAAGTGTATTTAATAAAGAAGTAGGATATGTTCCTTTATTTAATGAATCATCTGCTATAAAGTATTCATAACTTAACCCACTATTCATATCTACTACTAAAGCTAGTCCTGCCTTTTCTTTTTTATAATTAAATGTTACAGGATTTGTAAAACATGCATCTAATTCTGCTCTAGTTAATTCTTCTTGAACTACTACACTTTCAAATAACTCAGTTGCTTCTTCTATTATATTTGTTAAGTTAATACATTCCGTTCCTATTAACCCAGAATTAGTTATTTCTAAATCAATAATAAACCAACATCTATCCCTTCTTACGTAATATAAATCTAATCGTTTAATTAAACCATTAAATTTAGGATTACCTGTTTCAGGATCTCTAAAAGGACCTGGAGAGCCGCCCCCGCCTTCTAAAGCACCTGAACTTTTTCTTAGATTTAATTCTATTTCAACTTCGCGACCTGAAAGAACTATTTCATTATAAAAATCTTGTGCACCTTTAAAAGCGTCTTCGGATAAAACAGCTACATTAGAAGAAGTAGTGCTTTTGTAAGTAGAAGGAATAGGTAATCCACTACTATCAGTACCAACTTTATCAAAATTGGGGTTAGAAGTATTGCCTGTGGATTGTTCTAAATTAGTTCCTGTTTTAAGACTGGAAGTTAATTCTTTTCCATCTAATAATAATCCAGCACTTATATCATCAGAATAAGCAGAAGAAATATCAACTCCATCATTGCCACTAAACATACCTACTAAAGTACATTTAATACTATCAATACCTATTGGTTGGTAAATTGGAGCAAACCCAGGTATTTTATGTTTTACAATATTATTCTCAATTCTAAATTGAATACCAGGCATAGCCCCAGGAACATCCGTTCCGCCACTAACAGGTAAGTTTGATTTTATAGCGGGTAATAATTGAAAATAAAAATTTCTTTTTTGCTGAATAGTATTATTTAATAATTGTGGATTATTTTCTATAAGAAAATCTTCTTTTGTTGCTGTTTTAATATTTCCTTTTTCTTGATCTTCTGTTAAGGTACTATTACCCCTAATAACTTGTTGTTCTTGTTCATATACTTGCCCTGTAATACTTTTAACATATGAAAATCTAATTCCCCAAGGATCTTTTTCTTCAACAGACACTGTATTAAAAGTATTAGGATCATCTGTATTTTGAGTTAACCCTGCATTAGATAATATAGCTCTCTTTAAAATATCTTCAGAAACATTAAGTAGTGTATCTAATTTAACAATTAAATCTCGAATAAGATCTATAGCTTTATTACATATAGGCAATATATCTAATAAATCTTGCGGTAAAGTAAATAAAGCTATTTCTGTAGTACTAAAAGGCCCATAAGCTAATTCTCCTTTATAAATAATGCTATCAGTTTTATTAATTTCTGAATTAGTAATAGTTATAATTTCTTTAATTATTTGAACTCCAATAGAATGTTCTTCTAATAATAATTTAGTTACATCTATTAGGGTTTGTTGAAACTTAGCTACATTTGCTGCCGCTAATTGGGTTTTAGTTTCAGTTAGTTGAGGTTTTAATATATTAGCAATAGACACTGCGTATGTTGTAAATAATTCAAAATAATTCTTTGTTTTAGGGCCTGATGTTACTAGGTTATTTTTTTTAATTATTTCAGAGGTATTATTATATACATTAGACATAGGAGGTGCTTGTATAAATACAAAAATATTATTATTAGAAGCCCCTACACCTCCATCATTTAAATTTTTCCAAGGCCCTATTTGTATACCTTCATGTGTTTCTCCTAACTTTTTAACTTTAGATTGCCCCTCTTTATATATTTGCAACAAAGCATCCGCAGCAGTGGTTGCATTTTCTAACTGAACTTTTACTTCTTCAATTTTAGAAGTATTCTTTTCTATATTTTCTTGAGTTTTGGGGTTTTCCGTAATGGTCATTAGATTTGACTTATTAAATAACTAATTAAATATTCTAAACTTAAACTTTTATTAATACTATGTAATTTTTTAAAATCTTTTCCTAAGTTATTTAATAAATTAAAAGGCATATTAATTATTGTATTATTTAAATCATAATAAGGAACTTTTAAATTAGTTAACGCTTCGTTTGGCAATATTTTGATAGCTGTAATTGTTGAATAATTAAAAGACAAAAGAAACCTTAATTCTTCATCAGTAAATATAGATATATCTATGTTTTGAAAAAAAGCAGCTAGTGTTATAAAAGAACTTTCGTCTATGTATAAAGACGTCACTCTTGTTTTTAATTCTTTTTGTTTTTTTAAAGCATTATCAGAATTAAAAATAAGTTGAGTAGTTTTTTCAGGTCTTTGTGTTAATTTCTCTATTACTGAATTCATCAAGACGCTTGTTGACATTAATTAACTCCTCTATTAAATTATTTACTTTTTTTTCTAATTGTTTAACTCTATCATTAATATTATTACTGGTATGATTTCCATTAATAAGAATTCCATTTTGATAGTAAGTATTTGTAGGTAAATTTGTCATATTATTATTAACTAGTTATTGATACTATATTTTTAAAAAAAGGATATATCCCCTCTAAATTATCCATCTCTATTTCTATCTTATATCTTAAATTAGTTCGTTGCCTAATTTCTGAATTTATAGAAGTGAACGGTAAATTAATTTCTTTGAAACTATACTTATGTAAAGGTAAATTTTCATTTATTAACTCTAAAGTAGGATTTAATAATTCTTGCCAAGATACCCCTTTATTAGAACTAAAATAAAATTTATAAACAGCCGCGTTTGGTTTATAAACATCTACAGAAAATGAAAGGTTTGTATAAGGACTTTCGTATTCTTGATTACGTGATATCCACTTAGCTTCCTTTTTTGTATTTATTAGGTTAATACTAAGATTATCTAAATTAAGAATAGGATGCGTTACATTTGTTCCCTTCATATCTATTCTTATTTTTGTAGACGTTAATGGTTCTTTAAAAAAGAACGCCCCGTTTTTTACTACTTGATAATTATTTAAATTATCTAATACGTATACATTTACATATGTCTCTGTATCATTAGTAATAGAAATATTTAAATCTAACATATCAAACGGTTCTCCTTCTACCGTATCTACATTTATAATCGTAGAAGATAAAAACCCTACAGGATTGTGTAGTATTAAATCACACGCAATATTGTCTATTGACGTCGATTTAAACCATCCTTCTTCAAAATGCATTACTTCTAATTTTAACGGATCACTAAAAAAGTTTCTTCCATCTTGTATTCTCCCATTTGATGCTTGCGTTGTTCCAATTTTTACTCCTCCTATTCCCGTATTAAATACTATTCCATATTTACCTCTAGCTAAAATAACTGGTTTATTTAATTTTATTATAGAAGAGGGTAAAATAGAAGTTTCTGAAGTTAAAAGTTTCACTTCATTGAAAGAAATAGTACCATACCCTAAGCATTCCACAGGGATATTTAAAGAGTTTACTCTACATATTTGAACATTAAGTAGATCTCCTTCCTGAATAGAAGGATAATCTAATATAGTGCACTCAATAGCATTAACTTGAATGGGCGAAACTATTTGAATAATTTGACTTAATCCTGAATTAATAACATTAAATCTTTCATTAATATTTTTTACAAAAACTCCTGTATTTTCTCTATCTACTCTTTCTTTTTCTGGATCTACTACCTGTATTTGAGCCGCTCCTTCTACATTTCCATAAGATAAAGAAACAATAAATACGTCTGTGTTTTTTATAAAAGGCAAAGCAAACGTAAACTTAACATTACCACTTAAATTAGCTTTGATTGTTCCATTAATAGATCCTCCTGTTCCTTTTAATATATTTAAATTATTAATAACAATATTATTAATAAGAATTTTTATATTATCTTGAAGGGAAGGAAACCCTTTGCCTTCTACTGTAACAACTCTTGTGTATGTATTATTATTAAAAGGCGTTTGTATAGTAGGCGCTACTTCTAATCCTGTTAAAAATTTAATATCAGGGTGCGCGTAATTTACAAAAGTAGATGTATCTGATTTGTAAATTATTGAAGGAGACGTTGTTACAAGTATTGTATTAACAAAAGCAGGAATTAAACTACTCTGTGTGATATTAGAAGGACTTTTAAATAATTTAGTTTCAGTACCTTGTATGGTTGCAAAATAAGGAACTAATTCATTATTTTCATTCAAAGTGGTTTCTATTAAAATATTGCTCCCACTTTGATCAATATTAAAATTTCTATTATCTTTTACAGAAGAAGTAAAAGGTAACGAGATTGCTTGTATTGCAGGTAAAATTGAAGCATTATACTCAGGGAAAAATATATCACTATTATCTAGATTATTAAAGCTATCTATGAATATTCCGTTTAATTCTTCATTAATAGAGTTTGAAGTTAAATTAAGTAAATTGGCTTTTAAAATAAGTTCAGTTAATTCTTTATTATTAGCTTCATTAGATCTATCCATATTAAGAATTTCATTAATAGAAGGCAATCTAGTCGGGGCCTCTATTAATGAATAGTCTAATATTAAATTATCTCGGTTATATAATAGTAAATAACATAGCGCAATAGAATTTGCAGGAGTTTCTAATAAATTATTTTCACTATTAGGTGCTTCGTTATAACTAAAAATTCCTTTATCTGTTAAATAAAATAAATATTGTTTATTTAATCCTAAACTACTAGTATTTATTTCTTCCGGGTCTAAACTATAATATGTATTATAATTTGTCTTTATCCTGATGCCATTAATATACGCTATCCCTGGGCTAATACATAATGTATTAGTTTTGCTATTTATAAAACAATTTAAACCTTCTGCTACAAAATCTCCCGTAGTTTCATATATTCTTAATTCAATTAATTTTTTTATATAAGTAGATAAATTCTTTTCATTATATAATTTTGTTAATTCTTCATTTCTATAGTAAAGAATATCTGGCGCTCCATCGCTTAAATCATTATTATTACTTACAAATGAAATAGTTTTCGGTTTAATTAAAGCAATAGGATAAAATCCTCCCACATACGGATTATTTTTAGGCGAAATAATAATAGTACTTTCTATATTTAATCTTCCGCTTCCTTCACTTCCAAACGCTGCTCCTCCTGTATGACTATTTCTTAATTCAGGTTCATCTTTAAATGTATTAAAAGTAAAAACAACTCCTATTTCTGTAGTATTTATTCTATCAATAGTAAACTTAATAGATTTTGTATCAATAAAATAACCATATTGTTCTTTTATTTCTAAATAAACTTGTCCTTCTGTTAATAAACATTCGTAAGTAGTTTCAGTAACCTTAATTATTATTACCTGACACCCTTTGATAATTGTATAAAAATTATATAAAAAACTAAATGCTTTTTGTATTTGATTATTTATTACATCTTGAACTTCTTCAATTTCCGTTGTTTGCAGTTTTTTGTCACCTTTAAATAAAATCTTATTCCAATTTTTATTATACTTAAATCTAGATAACGAATTGTTAATGTTATAGGTAGTTATACTCATTATTCCACATATGTTTGTATATTTTTAACTAGAGGACTTATGCCTGTATTAGTAGAGGTTAAATCTAACCTATAACGAAACTTAACTCTTTCATCTAAATTAATATAAATATAAGAAGTTTCTTCTAAATAGTAGGTAGACCTGTATATTTGTAAAACACTATCTAAGACTATAGTAGAATTATTATTAAGAGTTAATTTTTTCCATTCTACTCCTTGAAAAGTAAACCCATCATTTGGACTATAAAAAACTTCAATGTCAGTATCTGAAGGTTTAATGTAGTCTATAATAATTGTTATTTTTTTATAAGGTTGAGGATATTCTACTTGATTAGAAATAACTACACTATTTAAATTTGTATTATACATAGTGCAACTAGATCCTTTCAATAATAGAAAAGGGCTCAGGTTTTTAAAGTTAGATAATAATACTGCTTTAATTTCTATACCTGCTGCATCTACATTTAAACATAGTACACTATTTGGTTTAAATGAAATCCATTCTGTTGAATTAACTATTTTATAAAAGTAATTAATTTCTGTTCCTAGAGGAATAATATCTAAAGTATTGTAACAAAAGAAATTAATGCCGCCGACAGTAGTAAATAGACCTAAATTTATTTCAGAAGAAGGTTGAAAATCAGCGCGATAAATTTCCATAGTTAAATCTTCTTTAGTTTCTATAGATAAAGAAGATCCGTCTTGAGAAGTGAAAAGTTCTCCATCAATAAATAATTGTTCTCCTATAATACTATTAGTATTAATGTCTATATCATCTGCAATAGCAGAATAAACTGAGTAATTAGCGTTAAAAGTTGCTCCTAAATAATTTTCTAACCCTATTCCGTATTTATAATTACGTTTAATATATTGGGGAGTATTAAAATTAAAGTAAGTGTATACTCCTTCAGTAGATAAACTAATATTAGTTATATTGTAAGACGAAGGAGATGCCGCAATTCCTCTTACTTGTTTTAAAGGAATTTGTTGATTAGTGTCTAGTAATAAAATATTTAGTTCGTTATAGGGCCCTGTGGGTGCTTCCGCAACCTTGATTCCTACTTTTGTAATAAAATAATCTTCATTAGGTACAAACGTTTGTGTTAACGTACTGTATTTAGGTGGAAAAGCTTTTTCTATAGTAGGCGTAAAACTAATAGTATTATCTACTACTTCTATGTTTAAATTAGGATCAATACCTAGTAAATTTAAATCTTCACTAGCATTATCTAAAGGAATTAAAGCGGAAAATTCAGCAGAGCTAGTTGTAATAGGAAAAGTATTCCAAGCCTTAAGCGGTGTTAATACTAATTGATTCACAAGCGGATTATAAAAATGTATATTTGTTTTACAATACCCCTCTCCTTCTTTTTTAATTTCAATAGTATGCGTTCCTGTGTTTAATTCTTCAGGTAGTATAATTGCTAACTCAGCAGTACCATCAGGTTTAATAGTAAATCCATCTTGAGCATCTGCAAACGTTCCAGTTCCAATAGAACTCATAGTTCCATTTCTTAATGTATAGTTATACCATTTATAACCATCTACATACACTTTAAAACCTTTAATATTTGCTGGCAAGTCTTCCGCTTTTAATTCTATTTGAATTGCTTTAACTTTATAATTATTAAAAGCTCTAGCCACAAAATTATTATTATCCGTATTACTTACTGATATAGGTAATCTTGATATAAACGATTGAATAATTTTACTCCCATACGGCCCTAATATATTTCTTACATTCGTTATTATATTTTTAACTAATTCTGAATTATTATTGACCGCTGAAAAAAAATTACCACTTCTTGTTATAGGATCACATGGCGATATTTTCATACTTGAGCTTAATATAGTCGATTTGAACATAGTCGACGCAGGAAACGGTTCTGTACTTTCTTCGGTTAGAAATACATATTTATAATTTGAATATAAACGTCCTCTTTTTTGAATGGAATTAGATATGGCGTTTATTTCTCTTATTTTTGTAGCCCTAGGTTGATTAAAAAACTTTACTTCAGTGAAAGGCAAAATTGCATAATGAGGTGTTCCTATTTCATTATTAATAATAGTGCTTGTTGTGTTTGTTAAACTATAATTTGTTTCACTTTCTTTTCTAGAAAAACCACACATAAATCCTTGTACTCCTGGCACAATAGAAGCTGTAGTTTGTTTAACATCAATTTTATCTAGATTGATAATTGGATCTGTATATACTCCTATAGGATTACTACCTGAAGCAAGTGCGTTAGTTAAAGCATAAATATCCGCTTTTAGTATTTGATTATTAAAAGTATTTTGTTTGATTCTTTCTGCTAAATTGTATAAATCAGATACTGTTTGTCTTTTACAATCTAATTGATTTATATTTATATCTATACTACTTAATATAAAACTAGAAAGTCCTAATTTATTATTAGGGATCGCCGGCACTATAGGATTTTTAGCAGGCGCCGATAATAAATAACTTAATATTCCGTCTTTATCTAACGTAATTATTCCCGCTTTAGATAACGAATAAGAATAATCTACATTAAACGTATTATTGACTGCTGGCGTTCTTCCTATAAACTCTATACTATCTGTACTATTATTTAAAATAAAATCTGTATCTTCAATTAGCGGTTCTGTGTATATAAAAGAAACTTGATACGCAGTTCCATTTGCTGGTATCGCTGTTGCATTCGGTCTCCATCCTATTCCTGACTGCGTTGCATAATAATTAGCACTACTGAATATATTAGTAATACCTCCTACTGTTTGACTTACTAAATTAATCCCTATTACACTATCTTCATTTAATAAATCAACACTATCGTTTTCATCTCTCGTTATAGTAGTAGTAGTCTCTAAATTTGCTACTAATCTATTGATTCTTTGAACAGGTCTAAATCCTAATTGATACGTTGATGTAGATATAGGCTCAGATAATGATTGTGACGCTGTACTTACTCCAATATTAGATAGATTACTTACAACACTATCATTACTTTTTAAATATAATTTAGACTTCACATCTATTACAATACTTGGTGCTTCTAATGTAAAATTAGTTGCACTAAATAATAAACTTGTGTTTGTTGGACTTGTAGTTAATATGTACTTTGATAATATACTTTTTATTATTTCTTCTGTTACTATTTCTCCATTAGCATCTTCTGTTAATTCTGGTGTACCGCTAACACTATTATTAAATAGTTTATATGAGATATTAGAATTCAATAAAGTAGGAGCATTAATTGAGTTAATTAAATTTTCAATAATAAAAGTAAGAGAAGACGCGTTATTAATTTTATAGAAAACAGAAATATTAAAGTTATTAGTGGGAAGGATTGGATTAATATTTGCATTAACTTGCAGATTTTTAAAATCAATTTCTACACTTACATATTGTTGATTATTTTGCTCTGTAGTAATACCTGATTTTAAACTAAATTCTCGTAAACTTTGAGAAACTAACCCTCTAAAAGTAAAAGTTGTGGCTTCTACTGAGGTAGAAGGTAACGATTGAGGTATAAATAATCTAGTAGGCGAATTTAAACAAACTCTATATCCTTCTATATATGCAATACCAGGGCCTACACTTAAAATTTGTTGATCTGTTAATAAACTTTCTGAATTATTTAAAGTAGAAGCAGCGGCTTCTAACGCTTTTTGAGAAGTCGCTAATTCATTGGAGTATCTACTAAATTCTGATTGAGCTTTGGATAATTGTGTCTGGAGAGAACTCAGTATTGTACTATTTTGCGCAGTAGGATTAATGGAAGATTGAATCTGTGCTTCTTGTACTTGTGTATTTAATGTATTTACTAAACCTTGAAAAGCAACTAGGTTAGCTAGCGAACTTTGTTTATTATTTTCTGCGGCATCTACTGCAGATTTAAGAGAATTGTATTTCGTTATATTAGAAGAAGATCTTTTATCCAATCCAATACTACTCGTATCTAATCCTTCTACACAAAAATTGCCGCTTCTTTCATAAATAAACTGCGACATTACTTTTTCTATTTCATAAAAAGCATTTAATTCTTTCTGTAAAACTACTCCATTAATTACCTGACCTATTGCATAAGAATTTTCAATGATTTCACTAGTAGTATTAAATCCTATACTAGTGCTCCATATTAATCTTGCTGCTCCAGGTGTACCTAATACAAATCCACCTTTAATAGGATCTCTTAAACTATCATCTTCGTTTTCAGTAATGATATTTTCATTCACAATTACCACTACATTATAAATATCATTAGTAGGAATACTTAAAGTTGCTTGATTAACATTTACAATAATTCCTTCAATATATAATTGCCCATTACTAATAGAAATAGTTATAGTATCAAATGTACGTGATACTGTGGATATCCTTAATCCTTGTATAATACTTCCATTTTTAAATAAAGTATCAAACCCTTGTTTAATATTATCTTGAATAATAGATTGAATTTCTGTTAATTCTGCCGCTTGAATAGGTCTACCTGATATTGGTAGCACTTTTTTCCATTCTTTATTTCTAGTATATCTGTCAGGATAATTGGGATTATTTCTATAGTTATTTAAGGACATAATTACACATTTATAATATATTCAAACTTATGGGTTTTATTTAATTGTCGAAATACAGGGGTGTTATATGTTAAATGATGTAATAACCCGCCTTTTACTTGATCAGGAGTATATAAAGTTAAATTACTAGGAACATTTTCTTTTAAAAATAACTTAGTATATAACGCAGAACTTCTCCAACTACTTTGTGTGTATTCTGTATCTTTTATTTCAGTTTGAACATATACAAATTCTGGATTTTTAATAATTTCTCCTTGTTGATTTTTTAATTCTTCTAATGTAAAAAATCTAAAGTTTTTTTGCGCAGTACTTTCTTGCACTAATACATTAGAAGACAGTACTTCTGTGTTTATATCAAAATCAGAACAATGAGTTTGAGTAGTGGCAGGAGCAATAATACTAGTACCTCCTACCCCTATTTCAATTCGTTTATATAAAATAGGTTCTACTATTTCTTTTTGATTCTCTAGCGGGAACGGCGGATTTGTATCTGTGATATTTAATCCATATGAGGTTTCCCATGGGGTGGATTTTCCTATTGCTACAAAGAATTCAGAAGAACTTTCTAAAAAGTTTATTATTCTGGCTACCCTACCAGTATTGACTTCTATTGTATTAAATATACTAGTCATGTACTATATCTATTTAGTTTCTTTTAGTATATATTAAAACGTGCCTCCATCAATAAAATTAGTCGTAATTAACGCAGTTCCTGTTGCATTAGTTTTAATTAAATAATCCGCACTGCCTATTCCTGTTAAGTCAGATCCTGTACCTCCATATTGAGCCCCTACTATCGTTCCTTGCCACGTACCTGTTGCTATTGTTCCTAATGTTGTTATTGATGTTTGACCTACATACGTAGCCGCAATATCTATCGTAGGTGCTCCTGCAACTCCATCTCCATTCGTAACTGTTACTCTGTCAGTTGTTCCTGTTAATGTTCTTGTACTAAACGTTCCTGTTCCTGTTCTACTTAATAATCCTGTTGTTGTTAACGCAGATATAGCAGTTAAATCACTATCTAAACCTTGTGCATCCGTTATACCATATCCTGCTAATGTAGTAGGAGTAGCTACTGCCGTTACTCTTCCATACACATCTATTGTGAATCCAATATATGTGTTTGCACTAACTCCTGTACTCGCTAAATCTATATTATTTGCATTAACTACAATCCGTGAAGAAGATGCTGTTCCTATATTTAATACATTTCCTGTATACGCTAACCCCCCTCCATCTACAATAGCTCCTACCCCATTAAATTGTGTATAGGTTAATGCAGTAGTTTCTAATACAATAGGATTATTTGTAATTAAAATCCAACCACTATCCCCCGCAATAGTCCCTTCTTCTACAAACATATATTGCCCTGCAGTAACTTGAGCACTAGTTGTTGCATCGCTACTTCTTATTAATGGCGTAGTATTAGTGTCGTAAACATAAATACCATTTTCACTAGGAACTGTTTGATTAGTTAGTAATATTCTGTCTCCAAGAACAGGTACTACTCCATCAAAGTTAGCGGCAGTATTTCCAGGGGCAGCAACTACAATGTTAGCAGTTGTTTTCATCCTAACAGATTCTTTACTATCTAATCCTTGTACTAACCCGTCAACATACCCTTTATTAGCAGCATCTGTAGCTGCCGTTGGAGTGGCTAAGTTAGTTAATTTATTATTACCCCAATTAATATTTCCTGTAGGAGTTAAAAAATTAGATAATGATAAACCTTTAACCCAGGCAGTATTTGCAATAGATGTGTCGTTATCATTACCCGCAGGAGTCGGTACTTGAGGATCTCCAGTAAATATAGGTGAATTAATAGTAGCAAAAGTTCCACTACCTCCTATTGGAATAGGTGAAGCCCCTACTCCTCCTACTCCTCCTATGTATAACGTACTACCTAAATAAGAATACGCTAATTCTCCTATATCCAATATTGTACTGGGAGACGCAGTAGCTGAAGAGCGCTTAATTTGAATTTTAACTGACATAAAAAATTAAAGTTAAAGTTAAAGTTAATAATGTAATCTAATTAAAGTTTAATGAATAGAAAAAGAGTTAAATAAGCAAATATTTTAAAAAGTACCTCCGTCAATATCTACATTTGTATTTACTGTTTCAGTTTCAAACATATCAGTAGTTGAGTTGTATATTAAACTTTCTCCATTTATTGGTAAATCATTTTTATTAATTCTAATATCTCGGGTAACACTATATTCCCATTTACCAATAGTATCCACTCCATACTCTACTGCAAGTTTACCTCTAGCAAAAGAAGAATTATTTTTTATTCCAACTACATGAAGATCTAATGTACTTTGGGCATCATTAGCAGTATATGTTTTGGTTACTAAAGCCGGGCACTTAGTTCCAGTATGATCATTAAATAATACTGTCCACCCTATTTCAACACTAGTTAACATTAAGCAATTCTCATTCCTTGAAAAGAAACGTCTCCTGTTATATATACGTGGCCACTACTAGTATTCCATTGACTAAAAGAAGGTAAATGACTAAATCCAGTAGCAAGAAATGGCACTGTTCCCCTAAAATTTAATGTAGGTGCAACCCCTATTCCTCTAGTAGATCCAAATAGATTTCCTATAATATTTACTGCACCTTCTCCTTCTAAATAATAGTAAGGTGCAATAATAGGTAAATTACTTCTTTCGTCATTATTTCCAATATTTCCAAAATAAGCTGTATTAGTGTTAGTAGTTGTGACAGCTAAATTTCCTACAGCTAAACTTCTAGCCCCAGAATTTATATTTTGAATAGTGTGTAAAGGAATTGCTGAAGCAATACTAATACTCGCAGTTCCTGCAAAATGAGACCCAAGAGAAGAATCATTGTCACTTGCTCTATTACAATAATCATATCCAGATAATTTGGTAGAACTTATAGTTCTAGGGTATACACTGTCATTATTTAATACAGTAAATGCTTTTCCAATATACGCGTAAGCATATGTCGCATTTTGAATCACTTCAGTAGATACTCTCTCTAAATTATCTAAGTAACCTAAATGAATTATTTCAGCAGTACCTACGAAAGGAAAATTAGCTATGGCTACTGCATAATTATTTGCTGCAATAAATATAGTATTTTCTTTCCCTGTAGTGAACTCAATATAATGACTACTTGTGTTTGTATGATTTTGTATATAAAACCCTAATCTTCCTTGTGTTGTATTATTAAAGTTATCTGTAAAAATAAAATGAATATTTTGACTTTGTAAATTCCCATAAAAACACTTAAAATAATAAGTATTTCCCGAAGAACCTGTAGAAAGCCATCCTGCTTTTATTAAAATAGAAGAAAGATGATTATACAATTGCAAAGCGGAAGTGTAGGTAACGCCTTGATAAGCATTATTTCCTACAGGAGTCCCTCCATTTGAAAAAATTAAGGGCATTAGGCAATCCTCATTCCTTGAAATCCAATATCTCCTGTTATGTATACTTTATTGCTACTAGTATTCCATTGTGTAAAAGAAGATAAATGACTAAATCCAGTAGCAAGAAATGGAATTAAGCCTCTCATGTTTAATGTAGGTGCAATCCCTGTTCCTAATGTATTACCATACGAAGTAGAACTTCCTCTACCTTCTAAATAATAATAGGGGCCTGCAATAGGTAAATTACTTCTTGTATCATTACCTCCTATATGCCCAAAATAAGCTGTATTAGTGTTAGTAGAGGAAGAAGGAAGATTTCCTGCCGCCATACCTCTAACTCCTGAATTTATATTAAAAGTAGTATGCACAGGATAACTCACACCTGTACTAAGTGGGCTAGCTGTTGCTGAATTAGAATAAGCATCTCCAAGTAGTGTAGGGCCCCCTGAAAATGCTGCAGATACAACTTGACATAAATCATAAGCTGTATTTGAGCCTGAGGGCATTGTAACAGGATAGGTGGTTGTATCCGCCATTGTAAAAGCTTTTCCACAATATATAGCAGTACTGTCATTGCTATATATTAAATTAGGAAATCCAAAATGCCCTACTTCTCCTACTCCACTTGAAGGAAAATTAGCTATAGCTCCTGCGTGAGTATCAGCAGTAATAAAAATAGTATTACTAGCTCCTGTAGAATATTGATAAGTTAAAGCGGAAGTGACTATTGAAGAAATTCCTACTGCTACACTAAGAATTCCTGCTGATGCAGTAAAGTTAGTTCTACAGTTGCCTGCACTAGACGTTCCTTCCATAGTAATATTAGCCCCTGCAATTGATCCTGAAACTAAAGTCCAGCCTGCACTTACTAAAACATCATGAATATGTGTTATTAATTCTATTGCAGTAGTATAAGACAACCCTACATAAGGATTATTGCCCGAGGGTGTTCCGCCATTTCCAAAAACTAAAGTCATAATATTTAAACTCTTTGATTAGTTACGTTTTCTACTATAAAAGTGTTTACAAGAGTATCATCAATAGTGACACTCATTCTACGAGGAATATATAATCTACCGCTAATTACTTTTTCAAAATTAGCAGTAGACGTAGGTATATTTGATCTAAATCCAGTTCCAGTTGAAACAAAGTTATTTGATGCCATTTTTTTACTTAGTATAAATTACTTATCCAAACTCCATCTATATAATGAAAATCTGCCAACATGTAAGTATTAACTCCTGCTCCATTATTAACGCCTATTCCTAAAACAAAAATAGTAGATCCATTTTCTTTAATAGTAATTGTGTTAGTTCCATTTGTACTTCTTACTTTAAAGTACATATTAGAAAGGGGGCTAGTAGGCAAAATTAAATCTATATTAGCTAATGCTTCAATATAAATATATGAAAAATTGTCATTAGTTAATGTAACATTACTAGCTGAACTAAATACGTTATTTAATAAACGATTAGGATGTTTGTCAATAGTAATACTATTAGCGTCACTTGTTACTACTGTGTCAAAACTAGTAAAAAATAAAGTTTTAAATTGTAAGTCTACACCTACTTTATTACTGAAAATTCCTACGCCGCCTCCAGGTCCAATATTAGATGCAGTATTTACTTCTCCACTTCCACCTCCACCTCCCGTACTAGAGATAGTAATACTAGTTGCATCACTAGTAATAGAAGTATTAGTTCCCGCAATTAATGATTTAAATTGTAAATCTACCCCTGTTTTAGACGCAAATAAATTAGTTCCTGTTCCTAAATTAGACGCAGTATTAGCTTCTCCACTACTGTTAAACGTAATAGAAGAACTGTCTGCATTTATAGTAGTATTAGTTCCCGCAATTAATGATTTAAATCTTAAATCTTCACTACTTTTAGATTCAAATATTCCTATCCCTGCTCCTAAATTAGACGCAGTATTAGCTTCTGCTGTTGTAGTAATATTAACTTCAGAAGCAGTAGCCGCTAAACTTAATCTACTTCCTGTTGTTAATGATTTAAATTGTAGATCTATTCCTGTTTTAGACGCAAATAAATTAGTTCCTGTCCCTAAGTTAGAAGCAGTGTTAGCTTCTCCACTACTGTTAATAGTAACTTCATTACTAGTAGTGTTTATAGTAGTATTAGTTCCCGCAATTAATGACTTAAAACTTAAGTCAACCCCTACTTTAGCAGAAAATATTCCTATTCCTGTTCCTAAATTAGATGCCGTATTTATTTCTCCTGCTGCACCTCCTCCTGCTGCACTAATAGTAATACTGTCACTACCACTAGTTAAATTAATATTAGTTCCTGCTACTAGTGATTTAAATCTTAAATCTTCTCCAACTTTATTACTAAAAATTCCAGTCCCTGTCCCTACATTAGTCGCAGTATTTATTTCTGCAGCAGTGGAAATATTAATTTCACTAGACGTGGCTAAAAAATTTATATGATTACTTGAAGTTAATGATTTAAATCTTAAGTCGTCTCCTATTTTAGAAAAAAATAGTCCTAGTCCTGTTCCTAAATTAGAGGCAGTGTTGGCTTCTCCTCCTCCTCCTCCTGTTGAATTAATAGTAATAGTGTTACTGTTACTAGTTAAATCAATATTAGTTCCTGCTACTAGTGATTTAAATTGTAAATCTTCCCCTACTTTATTACTAAAAATTCCGCTTCCTGTGCCTAAATTAGTTGCAGTATTAGCTTCTGCCTCAGTATTAATAGTTAAAGAAGTAGAATTATTACTTACATTAATATTAGTGCCCGCAATTACTGACTTAAAT